TACATTGAATAGGTCTTGCATCTCCTCCTCTGGAACATTCCACACATTCGTACCACAATTGAAAGTTATACCGTATCGGGTTCTATGTGGTGTCGTCTCTGATGTGGATTTCTCAATAACCTTTGCGTACCTGTAATTCGCAATATTCCTTTCAGTACCAATACACGTTCGTATGACTTCCCTCACATCAATCGCTACTAAGTCATCATATACTTCGAATGTCTTACTCATTTTAGTTGCCTCCATTAGATTTATTGTGTAGTACGAATTCTTTGAAAATCTCGAATCGTATATAGCTCTCGTTCTCTTTGTTCATCATACGATAGTAAGTATGGATTTCTTCTTCTGGGAGATTCTTGAACATTTCGAATATATCTTTTCCTATTTCACGAGACGCGTTTTCTAGACTCGCTATCTTGTCTTGTAGCTCATTCTGTGTTTTGATTAATTTACTTAACACAGTAGCTCCTACTTCAACATCCTCTGACTCAAGCTTTTTAGCACCTCTAGGTAACTTTGATACAGGGAATGGTTTGCTTATGTCTCTTGTACATCTAAGCTCCCCGTTTAAGCTTACAAAGTAAAAAGAACCATCCATAACTACTTTACGCTGCAACTGATATATATCCCCTATGTACTCAACAAATATTACTTTCGAACTCATACAAGTTTACCTCCCTATTTATCGTTACCGAATCGTAATAGTCTTTCCCACCATCTTAACTTCTTCTCTTCTGGTTCAACAATTAGCTCAAACGCATATCGTACATCTGTTCCAAAGTGACATGGGATTATCTCAGTTACCTTAACTAGCCTCCATTTATCAGCCCATCCTAGCGCGATTGTATCTCCAACTTTGGGATAATCATTGAACTGCGGGTAACAGAAGAAGACATTATTCTTTTCACGATTTACCCACCCATCGTCAGGATGTGCAGCCTTAACTCCCTGCTCACGTAATGCAGCTACCCATTTCCTTTTATCCTCTTCCATCTTAACGCCAATACTGTTCCAGTTATCAACAAATGTTTTATTGTTACTTTTACAAAGACCATCATTACTTTCATAATCGTACGCCATACCCCTTCACTCCTCTTCAACTATTGATTGTATCTTAGTGATTTCTTCTTCTAGCTTATTCAATTCTTCCTTCTTTTCTGTTAGTTCTCTTTGTAAATTACCTAGCCTGTCAAGTACTAATTCCCATGTATGGATGTCTTTCTTTACGTACTTTTGGAGTTTAATTCCTTCTCCCCACACTTCCATTTCTAATACGTGCAAGGTCTCATCGACAGTAAATGATTTAGCCTTTTCGCTATCATTACCTACATATAAAGTTTCACGATGCTCATTTGCGTGAGAACCACGTTTACCTACTACTAAATACGATTTGTTTCCCATATTCAATCACCTCTTGTTAAGATTTAACTTCCTTTAACTTGTCTTTATCTTATCATCTATTTTACTTTCTGTAAAGTACTTTTTAATAAATTCTTGTAATTTCTTTTCCTTCGTAATCTTTAACGATTAACACGAGTTCTCCCTTAGCTGCACGTCCGTTGTAGAAGGTATTATTAAACTCTTGAAGGAATGCTTGCAGATTATCTCCAAAGCCCTGAGCGAACGTATAAGCCTGTTTCTCGCTAAACCTATTGTAGTTCTGAATTGACTTAATATCTAAGTACACTACAAGCGTCTTATCGTCCATTACAGTCCATCGCGCATTAAGATACTCCATACTATCTTGTGATGTAGCGTCATTCAACAACTTCTCAAAATCCGTAATCTGGTTTAAATCCAATTTAGACACAGATTGATGTATTGTAGGATTATCTACTGGTGACGGTGGCACTAAGTACTTATACCCTACGAACAGTGAAGACGCAACCCCAACAGCGATTAGTACCCTTGTCGTATCAACTTTCCCTTTCCATTTCAGTTTCTCTAGAAGTTTCATTCCAATCATCTCCTATTTATTTTATAAAAAGGAAACCCCGAAGAGCCTCCCTCGTTTTCTTACTATTATACTATCACACTTTTACTAAAAGTAAAACACTTTTTTATTTTTTTACCAATCTCCTTTATATTTATCTAACATCTCATCTGGAATAATAAGCTCATAGCCTTTCGCCTTAGATGCATGCTTGATAAGCCAACCTTCCTCCACTAACTGCCCCATCAGCTCAGTCAATACCTCTGCCTTAATCTCCATAAGCTCTCGCAATCTACCAACCTTTGTTTCTCTTGTACGAGCGATAATCTTCTTCAATTTAACTAATGGCTCATCCTCTGTAGCCTCATCGTCATTATCTGGCTCTTCGTGGTCTGCTACTTCACCAAAGTATTCTTTAATCGTATGGAATACTTCTCCTTCTTTAGATTCATTAGGAGATACAATAGCACTTTGAAACCTTTGGAATTCCTTTGGGTATCCTTCTATTTTCATGACACCATCCCCACGCCCCATAAGCGTGTAGTCAATCCCTTTCCCGAATACCGTACGATAGTTCGTATTACTATTTAAATTGAAACTGATGGCATTCTGTACATTTGTTTTAATACGTCCACTGATAACCTTCGAGTCTGGTCTCTGGGTAGCGATAACTAAATGAATTCCTGCTGCACGAGCTTTCTGCCCTAAGCGAGTCACATACGTCTCTACTGCTGAGTTTACATCGAATAAGTCCGCATACTCATCAATCACACATACGAGATATGGCATCTTCTCTTCTGCAACTTCATTGTACAGTTTGATATTCTTAACTCCCTGCTCCTTGAATACTTTGTATCGGTTATCCATTTCTATTGTTAAACGGCTTAAGGTTTCTCCTGCCTTCTCCATATTTGTAATTACTTTTGCCACATGCGCCATACCCTCATAGTGAGCTAACTCCACCATCTTAGGGTCAATCATAAAGAATTGTAATAGTTCTGGAGGCGTAGAAGCCATTAAACTAACAATCAAAGCATTCAAGAACACTGATTTACCAGAACCAGTTGTACCCGCAATCATGAGATGCACGAGCTTACTAAGGGATAAGTATATCGGTTCATCAATTTCATTCACACCTACAACGAATGGGAGGTCATTATCCAGTGCATATTCTTGAAATCGTTCATCTTCTAATAACTCCCGTAAGCTTATAATAGAAGGTTCTTCGTTCGGAAGGGTAAATTTAACAGTATCAGGTTCGTCTCCTTGTTCTATACTAAGGGAAGGTACACCTAGAGCCGCTTGAATATCGGTCGCCTTGGAGCGCAAATGACTTAAATTCTTATTCTTAGGGATATCACATTGAACAACAGTTAACCGCACACCCGAAGTGATATAACTACTTGTTAGCTGCGCTCGTTTAATAAGTCCTACACGCTTCATAGCTTCTGCTATAGCGGGTACAATATTCTCATCAACTTTCACTTCTTCTCGTGGATATGTAGGCAGCACCTCAACAAGTCCTCCGATATTCTTACTAGGTGTGCCTTTCTTTGCTACAACCTGTTCAGTGTTATCAGGAACAACAGTCAACTCTTTGTGAGGAGCTACTACGTTCCCTCCTAGTAAGGATACGATTTCCACATCACTTAGTACATTGTCTCCATTCATTACAAGCCTTTCCTCATATTCATCTTTTAAGCCCTTTATCTTGCGTTTGTAGAGGCTTAATGAATTATGTGAGTCATATTTACGGAATATCGTTTCTAGCTGCTGTACGAGCGTTGAAGGCTCTTTAGAACGAATCGTAACTCCTAGTTTAAATTTGAACACATTACCGATAATCTTCTGTTCCACTTTCTCACTATATGTTCGAGCCATATCAAAGGATGACAATTTATTAATCGTATGGAGTATCTTATCTTGAAACCTTCTCCCTATTTTCGTTCCAGCAGGATAATCATTACCAGCCAAGTAACTGCGATATCTATCAATAGATGTCATCAACCAATCATCCACATATTTCTTGAACAACCACTGTATTTCTATAACTTCATCATCCCTCACTTGTATCTCCAGCAATTCTTTTAAGAATAAGCCCTTCATACCTCCATACAACGGTAAGAAACTCGGTCTAGATAAATAACCTTCATAAGCATACACGTCGTCTGTACGCCTAGACAGGAGTGTTAAACGATACGGTAAAACATTTGTCTCATCAAAACGAATCTGGGGAGGCGTAACAACTGTAATATTACGCCCACCTTTAAATAGTTCTACCTCTAAACCGAACACACCATCTGTATCTGTCTGTAGGATATGGTTGAGTGCCTTTGGTACATCCTCTACTTGAGAGAAGTAATTCGATATGTTTCTATATCCTCTATTCTTCACGATGCTTCAACTCCTTCATAATGATTACACATTGCACAGCATTCACAGCAGCAGTTGCCAATAACATCGTTGTATTCAGTAAAATCAGTGTTGTGATACCCATAAGAACCTCTCCTTATTTTTTAATTTTCTTAAATAACGTTAGCGGACTTAAAATTGTAGCTTTTGACATCGCAAAGTTCTTAATTAACTTTTTAGATGTCTCTTTCACATTACTCTTCATCACTTCGTCTAATCCCTTTCCGTTATCTAATTTATTTGCAATAATTTTAGGTGGGTTCTGCATACGAGCAAATCCTCCGATTACAACGAGCAACTTAACCACTGTGCCTGTGAAGTCTGCTGGGAATGGGATACCAAAAATGAATAATCCGATTATTAATAGAAACAGAGAATGGTAGACTTGCACGAGAGATAAATGCTTTACGTTACTCCACCATTGATTGAAGAAATGTCTATGTGAATCAAATACCCAACAAGATAATGCGACAGGAGCTACTACGCCTAGTACCAGTAAGTCAAAGAATCTTCTTCCATTTGTCCATAGCATCGGGATTACCGTAGAAATCAGTATCGCATCGAATACTAACAAGGTGATGACATCAATCGTACTAAATGTAGTAGTCAAGGCACTAGCTGTCATAATTTCGCTACCCATGCTTGTGAGTTTACCAGATATGAAATTCAAAACCTTAAAAGCAGATTTGAATAAGAAAGGTGTAATGGAAGTAACACCAGCTACTAAAGACCAACGCTTCATGATTGTTGTAAACTCCATCGGTCTTAACTTCTTATTTGCTCCAGATAACATACGCTTGATACATTCTATAATAGTAAGTACAACTACAATCCCTACAGATACGCCACTGAACCCTAAGCTCATCGTTGTGAACCATTCATTATCGAATAAGAACAAGGGTGTTTTAAGAATAAGCCCAGCACATAAGTCATATATCCAAGATAATAGTTCTGCGGACATCTTTACAATATTGTGTGGTAAATCCTTAATCAGATTCACAAACTCCCCGAACCAATCCATAACTTCTTTTATTGGGTTTGGTGTAGAGGGCATGAACGAATCTTTAATGAACCCAGAGAACATGCTCTTACCTTTGTCAAAGAATGAGTCATTACTAATCGTTTCCGCGTATGCTCTGTCTCCTATAGAAGTGAAGAAGAACGTTGAGATAACTGCTGCTGGTATTGTTCCAATCTTTAGAAGCCTAGACTTAAGAAGTTTAAATTTCTGAATAAGTAACTTGCTACTCGGTATATGATGTAGATACTCGGAACGCTTATCAGTACTTGCGTTATCCCCTTTATAATATCCTGTGTCCACATGTTGGCTTCGTTGCTTTTTCTGAACATTCTCAATGTTCCTGCTATTACTAATAGTACAATGCTCAGTGCGACTGCTATCCCTACCGCTAGGAACGCTACTTGTAGTCCGTACTCCACCATTACGGAAGGACTGAACGGACTTAGTAGAGGTGTGTTCCCTGTCACTCCACTTGCAAAGGCTCTCGTCGAAAGACCTGCGCTTGCTCCTAATATTGACAGTGACATCCTGATTATCTTCTTTGCTTGCTTTATCTTTTTTAACTTCTGCATGCCTGTTGCATTCATTATCTCCTCCTTTATATTTTGATACATAAAAACCGTAGCATCCTCCTGCATCTGAACCTTTTTAAAAGGTGTGTACTCTACCCAAGCATCTTTGTGTTTTGCGTTGTAATTGATAATCATCGTAATCGCTCCCTTATTTGTTTAATCTTGAACGGTTAGCCATACTCTCGAAACGTTCCTCATTCACATCTCTACGATTACGTCGTTCCTTTTCCTTCTTATTACCTACATCCATTTCGAATGAGTGGAGGAACTTAAATACCGTTGACAAAGCCAATCCAGTCGTACAAACTAATGCGATTCCTGCACTAACAGCCGCAATACCCATAATTTTATCGCTCCTTTGTATAAATCATTTTATTTTGGTAATGATAGAACTATCAAACACGAGAGGACGATGATTATATGTCTTGGTTCACAGATTCTTTAGCTCAGTATGAAAGACAGATGCAAAAGGTTAACCATCTGGTGTTGCATGAAATAAACGAGAAGAAAGATGTCGATATTGACATGGAGGAGCTAAATAAAATCCTCGAAGTTCTCCACGATTACGGTATCGTAAACTAGGGAAAATAGCAGGGAATTTAGCGTTTTTCCCGACTCAGTTAGGGAAAATAGCGTTAAATCAACGTTTTGTTTTTCCTTAATCCCCTTGTCGGAATTTAGCGAGAATTTAGAAGTTATCTAGTCTGTCTGCTATGTCTTCATTAGATGCTTCTTTCTTGGTTAATTTGATTTCTTTTAGTGGAGCAGTTGGTAGCGGTTGTTCTGGTATCGTACTTTGTATGACTTTGTGTGATACCGCTACAACTCCTGCACCGCTTCTATATTTGATACCGTCTCTAGCTAGTTCCCGCATGATATGAGCAAAGCTATGATGCTTCAAAAGAGGTTCTATCACTTTCAAGATGTCATCATCTAACTTTTCTCTCAGATAGACAGACTTCCTCATGACTATTACCCCTTTCTGTAGCTATTGCTACCCACTTTAATCATTACGGTATCCTTCTGAGCTCTTGCGCTTTGTCTAATACCGTATTTACGTAATCCTCGTACATTCGAATATCTATCTAAGAAGAGCACTTTAACTCCCATATTACGGTAACGAGCCTCTAAGTACTGTTTCAATAACTCAGAACCTCCACCTGTAAAGATAACTGTATCTACGAATGACCAAGAGTTAATCAGAATTCTGTCAAGTGTGTTCATGATAGTATTCGCATGATTCTCATAAGCTTGATTGATAACTTCTTTGATGCACATACCTTTAATTTCTTGGCTCTGGATGATTAATGGAAGTTTGCCGTTCGGAATAACTGCTCCTAGATGCTGCTCAAGGTACTTACCAATTTGTAGGTAGCTACTATACATCCCTGCGTTTGTATGTGTTGTAAGCTCTGGCTGCTCCTCTAGAGAGTCTAATGTAAGGACATTAAGTGTTCTCGCTCCGATATCTGCTAACACGTTAAATCCTTTCGCGATATCGTGGTCAACAATCTCTCCATTATTATCAAGCATTACATCACATAGGCTTCCAAAAGGCTGCTTTTTTATACATACATCTTCAACCATGATTGTTCTATCGATAAAATTAATACCATCGTAAGATAATTTCACTTCGTGTACTCCGCGAACAATATCTGTTAATTGCTTTCTACGCTCTGGTGTATCGTTCTTGATTGGTAAGTTCATCATCAATGTATAGATAGTCTCATGACTTCCTTTACTTAGAAGAGCTAACACTGTTTTCATAATAATCGAAAAATTCTTATCATTATGTTTGTTCTCTCCTCCAGTCCATTCAATGTCTGGGTCTAGCTTAGATGCGTACCAGCCTACTGTATGGCGTTTACCATCAATCTCACACGCGATGTATTGACCATGATTATCTGTAGCGAAGTCGTTCTCAGGTTTCTTCTTAAAGCTCGTTACGAATGAAGGGACTAAGAATGGATTCCCGTTATTGTCTGCCTTTACATCTCCAAACCCATCATCTACTGCACCTACAGATAACCCGATATTGTTTTTCATTTTAACTCCTCCTTGCTGTTGATTTAATACATTGTATTACTCTTTCCCACATTTGATGTCTGTCTATGATTAAAAAAGTTTAAAAAGTATGACAAATGAACATAAAGAAAGACACGAGACTATATCCCGTGCCTGTTGTACTTACTCCAGCCATGCTGCCATTTCTTTTAATTTTAATTCCGTTTTCTTGTCCTCGGATAACATCTTATCTAATTGAGCCTTCATCTCATTTAATTTCTTCTGCTCAACAAGAACTTGCTTCTCATCGATTTTGATATCTAGGTCACAAATCCATCTAGAAATCGGGAAGCCCCCAATCTCAATATCAAAGAAGTCCTGCATATCTAAATCCTCTGATGCTAACACTAGACTATGTAATCGTAATTTTAAGAACTTTAAGTCTCCTACAGAAAGTGCATTGAAGTTATATGTCGTACCATCCCAAGGGAACATACAATTTGTTTTTGTAGGTACGCGACCTGCTTTAAGGATGCTAAGGTTATGTTCCTTATCCTCAATCTTCTTTTGTAATTTTAAGATAATTTCATCATTCGTTGCCATATTAGTTATCCTCCTTGTTTGTTTCTGGATTATATCCACTTACTTTGTATACTTTTCCTGATTCTAAATACGTTTTAGCATAGTGTGGGTGCATATCCCCTTTGAACTCCTCTTCGAACTCATCTAAAGTTCCGCTCCAGATTTCACTATCGTTCCAGTAGTAATCCTCTGCTGCTTTTGTAACGTAAAACTCATACCCGATAACATCTGCTGCTGTGCGAAGGTACGGAGCTTTATCTCCTCCATACACCTTTCTACGTTTCAATGCGAAAACATAATTATCTCCCCATCTCGGTACATGGAACGTTACTTTAGGATTCCAGTCATCCATCTCAATCAAGTGATTCATACGTTCGAATATCTGCTCATGTGTAATAGGTACGAGCTCTGGAGCACTAAACTTGATAGGTGAATAGTAGAAGCTACTATCTAATAGCTCTTGGTAAGGTGTGAAATCCTCTACAACACCTCTAGGATGTTCCATTAAGAATCGTTTACCTAACGAACCTACCGTAGTGACATAATACGGGAAATCCGAATTATCATAATAAGACTTAGCAGCAAAGAAATGTTTTCTAGCTTTAGAACGTTCTAGCGGTTTGCTGCCGTATTCAAAGAACTTCCCTAAGTAAACGTACTCTCGTTCATCTTTATCTAAGTATGTATAGCCAACCTTTAAGTCCTTTGCTTTTAATGGTTCGTTTTGTGTGATGAATTTTGTATATTCTACAATGTCTGTATAAGCTGGAGAGTCTACAGGTAAGAGTACTAGAGTTTGCCCATCCCATGCGAAGATGAGTTCTCCGATAACACCTTTACCTTTCATGATATCGCAGCAAGCCATAATGTACATCATATTGTCGATTGAGATTTCAAATTCCCATCCGTCAGGATGCCATACACGACAGAATGCTTTACGGTCACTCCAAGATGGGTTACCTCCGCCGCTACGGTTGAATACGAAGCCTTCTGTAGGTAGGTTGTCCATCTCTACAGGCTCGATATCCGTATCACGCCATCCTTCCCAGCTCCTCTCCTTCTTCAACTCCCCTTTATGGTCAAAGTACGTGACATATGCGAGTTTACCAGAGTATGTATCGCTACGGTATTGAAAGCCTACTTTAATTTTATCAGGTAATAGCATTTTAGTTTTCATTAGCTGCCGCCTCCAGTTCTTTGTTCTTATCGCTCAGAAACGCCATACCCTCTTCAAGAGCTCCCATATAGGTTTTCATATCATCGATATAAGCTATTGTAGGGATAACTCTGAAACGGTCTTCTAAATCACTTGTACGAACCTCGACAACTTCTGATTTACCGTTAGAATAAGGGATTGTTAGGATTTTTAATCTAGCACCAAGGTATTCTTGTACAATACCGTGACTAGTATGCCATTTCATACCTTCCCAATCTGCTACTTGTTCCATAATGATAACAGGATTACTTACCATAAATTTAATGCTGTCAAAAACCTGCACAGTAGTTGTTGCATCTTCATTGCTATACTGATACGGTGGTGCTTCCATATTAACTCTCCTCCATTAAAATCAATTTATATGTTGCAATCTTATAGCGCTTCGTATCATCTTTAAATCTTTTGCGTCTATAAGCCTTTGCATCTCCCTTCCTCGTGAAGGTTTTAGATAACCTGATGTTGGGATTGCTCCGATACACAACCGCATATCGGAACTCCTCTAAGTTGTTCATTCTATGTATCTCCTAACTTACTTCTACAACATTATAACCCATAAGTTGTACCTTCTCGATAGGGAATCCTTCATCTAAGTGCATGCAGTATACTTTCTTTCTGATTTCTGGTGATGTAATCGCTAAGGATAAGTTATGCAAAGAGAAGTGTACATTGCCTTCATAGTGAGCTGCACACGTATCTTGGTAAAACTCATCAATGACATCATTGTCCAACATTTCCATAATATAATGAGGGATTCTGTTTGCATCTCCACTATAATAGATGGTTGTACCTAGTCTATCAATCAAGTATCCATAGGTTACTAGCTCGTCCACATGTCGAGTAGGGACAGCCGTTAATCGGATATTACTGTGAGTGAAGCTCATCGTCTCATTATTATCGAATTGATGTAGATGGTAGTAGTCGGTTGTGACTCCCATTAATTGAAGAATCTTACCTAATTTAAGTGTATAAGGTGCATACACATGGATGTCTTTTTCGCCCATCGTACCCATCTTAAAGTAGTTATAGAAAATTAAATCACCTAATGAACCGATATGGTCTGGATGTGTATGTGTGATAATCACTCGCACTCTTTTGAATACATCTAACATCCTAGAAGCTTTTAGCCTATCAAAAATGTTACTGCCGCAATCAATAAGGATTAGCTCCCCTTCATGTACAAAATATGCACTGTTGTTTCCTTCTTCTGTATTAAATGCGCTACCTCTTCCAATAAAACTCAACATGCTCATAATCATTACTCCTTTATTTAGGTGGTATTGTAATGATGTAACACTCATGCTTGTCCATGTTTTCTCTCTACCTATTTACATAATCATTAGCGAACTCTACAGCCGCTACATAGGCATTCTTGAAGCTTTCTAAATTGAATGAACGATACCCGAACTTCTCATCATCGATATGACCTCCACAGTTGTACTCTACATACACACTAATGAAATCTTCACCAACTGCAAGCCAAGCATCATATAGCCCTCCAGTAGAAGCGACATAACACATGTGACCTTCACCTTGCGCTCCACTTCCTACTTTAAATCCTTCTGCAAGTAGAAAATCTGTAATACCTACTCCAATTACTGGTTCTTCTTTACCGTTTAGTCGTGCCTCTATATAACTCATACTCTAACCCCTTTTAAATGTAATATACGCCCACAACATAGCTAACACAGGTACTGCTGCTATAAAACACAATATCCCTAACAACCACTCTGGTATGTAAAATGAGATATTCACGCTGGGAACTCCAAGCTATGGAAATCTGTATCTCCATCGAACAAGAACCATTCAAATCCTTCGTATTCTCCAAACTTATGATTCTCGTATAAAGCGTCTGCTTGCGCCTCATCTTCAACTACTACGAAATACTCATGGACGTCTCCTGACTCATAAGCTTTATACGCATGGAACAGCAGTAACCCGTCGTAATCGATTAAGTTATGTTCAGTCTCCCCGTTATCATCGTATTGTTTGATTTTACTATCTTCCCAAAACTGAGATAGTAACTTATAGCTCACTTCTTTACCTTTAAAGTTATGTACTGCATAACACTTATTACCAAACTCCACTAAACCTTGTAAAAGTAATGACATTTAATTTTCCTCCCTAAATTGTAATTCACTTCTTAAAAGCCATTTACAACCCGCTACCGCGTCTTCTGCGACATCTAGTTGTCCTAGACCTAATTGAATGTTATCTTCATCTAACGCCTCACTAGCACTCTCTAAAGCTATGATAGCTTGTCTTATCTTTTCTTGCATTAATTCCATAAAACTTACTTACCTTCCTTACTATCGCTGATTAGTTTTGTAATCTCAAATACAAGGTTAGAATCTGAATACAATTGTGTTCACCTCCTTCAAGTGACCAACTGATATCCAATCTATGAACATATGGGTAATCTGACACTGAGTCAATATCGATATCGCAAGCTTTAAAGCCTCTCAAGTTATAGTACCTAACCAACTTATTGATATGAGTATTGAAATCAGAATTAGCAAAGTACGGTTTACGGATTTCCGCCATCTTATCCTCGTAATTCATATCCCTAACCTCTGGGAAGAAGTGGTATGTGTCTATTACAATCGTTGACCAAGTTTCCGAAGCTGCGTCAAACATAAGGTCGTCCACTTTACGGACAAGAGCCATAAACGGCTCTCCTAACTTCTGTTCCATCTCTTCAATCTTTCTTTCTTTCGCTCGTTGTACCATACGTCTTAAAAATTCTGGTGACATCTGTTATTCATCCCCTTTGTCTTTATTTCGTTTCTTATTTGCAAAGTGGTTGTATGAAGCTGCACTGATAAGAAAAATCATAACCCAGAACATGAAGTTAACTAATTGAGGAGCTGTAACAACAATGTAGTTACAAATTGATAACGCGCCTATGATAGCAAGCAACGTTACAACAACCTCTTTAACCTTCATCTGTAAAACCTCCTTGTCTTATTAAGTTAACTTCATCTTATCATGTATTTTACATTATGTAAAGGGTTATTTTGAATATTTTCTAAATTTCAATTCCTTTTCTAAGCTTACTCGCCCACGTAGCTATTGTATTCTCTGATACACCTGTTTGACGAGAAATATGTACATATGATAACTTACCTTCTTTTAATAGCTTCTTAGCCTCTTCACGAGCAGCTTTTGTACTTGTATGTCGTGGTGTATCTTTCTTGGTCACGAGTGTATCTTTACCCGTCATAAATGCTCGTAATTTATTTAAAGCTCTCTGTTCTATCTTATACACAGTGTTCTCATGTATCCCTAATTCATCGCATAAATCACTACGCTTTGCATCTTCAAAGTATTTACGAGCGATAATATGCTTTTCATTAGCAGGGAGCTTGTCCACCAACTCTCTTAGGTTGATTCTATCTTCCCAGCTATGTCCATTTAAATCTCCACTAATCGCCTCGCTTACCATAGCAGCGTTACCGCTGTTACTTTTATCAGATGCGATTGTCGTATCCATGCTCAACGCTGCGGATGCTCTTAAGTAGTCCATCGCTTTTGTAGCATCTTCTTCTGAAATATCTAATACACTCGTTATGGTCTCTATAGACTCGTCCATGAGATAGTTCTTCCGTATCCTAATGGATATGTTATAAATATCGTTAGGGACTTTCAAATCCTGTTTGTGTCGTAGCCCTTTTAAAACACGTCCCTTAATGGATTGATACAGATATGTACTGAATTCGTAACCTAACTCTACATTAAATGTTTGGATAGCTTGTACAAACGCTAGAGAGCCTATCTGAAATAAGTCCTCGTTTACGCCTTCTTTGTCGATTGGTGAAACTTGGTGTATGATGTTCCATATCATGTCTTTGTATTGTGCGAATAAATAATCGGAGGCTTCCTCTGAACCTTCCTGAGCTTGTACGATTGAATCGTAATGTTTGATTTTTTCTTTAACTTGTTCCATTTGTTTCTCCTCCTAGTAAGTATCTCTATTAATATATTAACATGACTTTTACTAAAAGTAAAGCATAAAATAAAGAAAAAAGGAGAAGCTTACGCCTCATCCTTAATCTTACGAGTTGTGAATTTTGGTGAACCAAGATTGTAAACTTCTGCCTTCTTGATTGCTTGTACCTCTGATTCGGAGAATGTAGTCTCTTCCATTAAGTTCTTAACTAACTTAGCGGATACACGAACCTCTGAAATCTTCTCAAACAGTTCACGTGGTAATACTTGTTGCAGCATCGCTGTATCGTAATCTGTGTAATCAGAAGTCGAGTTAGAAGCTTTTGCAGTTTGTAGATATACTTCCATATCCTTAAGCCCTGCCAACTTCTTGATACCTTTCTTATCCATATAAGCACGGATTTCCTTTTTAATCTTGTCCGCTACTTTTTTAGCTTCCGATGCTGCTTTATTTGCATCTACAAACTCATCAACCATTTTACGGATTTTATCTTCTTCGTTATCTTCATTTTTAATTACCGTTAGCTCAACAGGTTTAATTTCCTCAAGAGGCGTGATTTTAAGTTCTTCAATGACTGGCTCTGCATTCTTGAATACCTTATGCTGCTCCGTTACATCAAGCCATCCTTCTCCAACAAACGTCTTAACTACTCCATTAAATGTATGTCGCTTACTATATGTAGATGAAGTTCCTTCTGAGTCCGTTAATACAATTCGATTGTCTCGATTCACTTCAACAAATACTACCTCACCAGATACTGCATTCTTTAACATTGCCTTTTGTAATTTTGTTGTTGTCATTTTTTATTCTCTCCTTTTATTTTATTATTAGATAAATAACCCTTGTTCCTCAACCCATTTGTTTGTAAAGTAAAACTTCTCATCAAATCCATAACCTAAAGATTTGTTCATTTCAATCGATTCGTCAATTTCTTTTTCGATTTGACTTAAAGGCTTCCCTGTCAAACGTACACATAACAAGTAAGGGATTGTTCCTCCAAAATCTGTTCGTTTTCTTCCTTCTTCTACTCCATAAATCTCATCTAAAGACTCTCCTAGCTCATGAGCTTTAGCTTGCAACTCTGCCATCGCCTCTGTTACTTTTACATACTCCTCCGTAATTGTTACTGGTACTTTAATTAAATTTGCCTCTTTATTCATTTTACATTCCCCCTCTTAGATTCACCTAACATAATTTTAACAATTCCCTCTGCCGCAATAAGCTTTCTTTCTGTTAATAAGGTACATTCAAACGTTAGAGCTTCTTTATCGTCTTCCGACATATTTGGGTTCGCATTTAGTACCTTCAAAAATATACCTGCTTGCGAATTTAATTCTTTATCAAGTTCTACATACTTATCTAGAAGCTGCGAGATGCTAAATCCTCTAATACTTTCATGAAAATCATGATGTTCCCAACCTGTACGTTGTACTGCCATTATAATTCCCCTCTCTTTGTCTTCACTAACTCTGTTTCGAGTTCTTTTATTTTATCGACAAACCATTGAAGTTCTTGATGACTGACAAGTAAATCTTGAGTGTGTCGTTTTCTGATGACTATCTTGTTGTATTTCCTGTTCGCCTTCTGTGTCTTAGGCAAATCCTTCATGAATATAGTCACTATAGCGCGCCTCTTACTTCACCTAATACCGCTACCTTAGACCAGTCGCCGTATTTCTCGTATTTATCTATAAGGAAATCAATCTCGTCGATAGTTCTATACTCATCAAATTCGATGTGTTCGTAGTCTAAGATAGATAACAACTCTCCTAATACAGAAGTTTTACTCCAATCTCCGTAATCACCATACTTTGTATCCAACTCATCGATTACTTGTCTTACATAATCCATTTGTTTCTCCCCCTTGTTTTATCTTACCTTTATAGTATCACCTATTTTACTTTTTGTCAAACATTATTTTAAGTATTCGATTTGCACTTTATCAATTTCTTTCTTACTTTTATGTACTCGTATGTATAGCGTTCTATCCTGTATGTATGAATCTATTTCGTTAATAGCAGCTTGTCCACTCGTGAATGCTTTAGTTGGAGATACCTGAACCTCTTCTTCATCGTCCTTCTCTGTTTGACGAGTAATTTGTCGCTCATCTAATACATAGTACAGCGTTGGTTTATTGATACCGTATTTGCCCATGATTTCTAGAATAGGAACTTTACGAATGTAGTCATCTACGATATTCTTTTTCTCCCAATCTGTTAACGTGAGCATTCGTGATACGCCTTCGCTGCTGTACTGCGGTAATCGACGTTCTACATTGTTACGTCGTAGAATACGATAAACCCTTCCAGTAGCAATTTTAAACTTTTCTTTAATGTCCTCTACCTTAGCACCATTCTTGTACATCTTAACTACGCCTTGTTCTTGTTCTGGTGTTAAAGGTACTCTAGAGCCTTTAGGCGGCTTCACAATCTTATCGGTCACAACCACCTTTTCTTCCTCAAAATCCGTTAATAGGTTAATAACTTGTCCCATTTAGTTTCCTCCTTTTAGTTATCAGGTTCTCCTTGATAGTTATACAGGTAGCAAAGATATTCTATGATTTTAGGAATATCCTCTCTAGCAATCGGTGCGTTAACATAGTTCATATCGTGATAATTCTGTAACTCAATTAAAAAGTCATCTCCAGCAAGTTTACCATTATAACTGATGTCGATATCGCTATAGTCTGTACCCGTTATGTTTATTTCACGTGCTGCTTTATTAAATACTACTGTCATTATAACTCCTCCTCTCTTTAACTTGTCTTAATCTTATCATGCGTTTTACTTAAAGTCAACACATAAAATAAAAAAAAGAACGAAATTAAATTCGTCCTTTAGATGGTGTGACCACATCCTCTTTATATAGGAAGTTAGGTTCACGTGATAGTTGATATGCGTATGTGTTCGGTGTATTAGGGTCTTTACTTCGGTAGATTCCTATAATGAGAGCTACGTCCTTACCACCCTCCTCTGATACATACTCTACGATATCTCCTATCTTGTATTTATTTGTCTCTAGGAACACGGTATTATCAGTTACTACGTATACGTCTAGTACCGCTAAGTCTAGTAACCCTACATTAAATGTTCTCCAGAATCGTTTCTCATCTTTATCTCTAGCAATATCGTAACTAATCTGTGTAAGTGCGTATCCTCTTACTTCATCACGATTAAGTCTAACGACAACATCTGCTCCTTCAAACTTCTCAAACTCTCGTATAATGATAGTCTTTCCATCTAGAAGAGCTTGTACCCTCTCATCAAGGGTACTCAGTCTCTCGTAGGCTAACTTCTCATAGGAAGTATCTGTAATTGGTATACTCATTTTATCTCTCCTTAAATTCCGAATGCTTGCATAGCTTCTTTGATTTTCTTATCTTCTTCTGTTAAGTCTAAGTTCGCATAGAATTCTTGCTCTGCTGCCTGTAGGTCTGCGAATAGCTGGTCATGTTTGTCTTCTGATACATATTTCATAACCACTTCTGTAAGCGCGGATTCCTTCGCTCTTACCTTAATAGCCATCTCTTTAAGCGCTGATACACTTAAACCGCCTAGAGCATTATTCGTAATCTTCGCTTTAATCTCCATTGCTTTCATTGCTAATGGGATATCTACAATGTCAAACTCTTCTAGACCTCTGAAACCTTTTTGGATAACTTCATCTAAGAACTCGATATCATTGAATACTTTATTTACTGTATCAACTGCTCCGATAGGATTAGCTGCTGCTGTTTGTTGTTCATTAAATAGTTCTACACGTTTCTCAGATATGTATGTAACGTTATCTTTTGCACGTTTATCTAGTAAAGTAATTAATGGAACGCCTAGCTCAATCGCTTCCTCACGTTTCTTCTTATAGTTTGTTAAAGAAGATTTAGAGATTGAGAAGTCTTGCTCCTTACAGAATTCGATAATATATTCATATGTTTTACCTTCGTCAAGCATGTTATCTACCTTTGTACATAACTTCTTATTCTTATAAAGCTGTACTAACACGCTTCCTGCTACTAATTGTTTTTTATCTTTACTCATTTGTTCGTCCTCTTTTCTAATAGTTTTAGTTTTACGTATATCTTGCATAGGGGATTTCTCATTAAAAACATTGATTTAATGGGCTTTTTACCTTCTATGTATAATATAGTAAATGCAACCTACTTTTCCGAATTTTCATGAAAAATGTCCATTTATTCTCTAGGTTGTGTACTTTTTAGAATCGAGGTTATTCTATATTTCTTGTACAAAAACAAACCGTTTAAGATAATCGTAAACAAAAGCGTTTTAACCAAAACAAAAAACCCCACAAGATAGTAGAGCTTTTTGTAATTAAAAAAGTATTTAAAATACCTAAAATCATTAAATTTCGATAAAGATTTCTAATTCATCATCAGAAGCACCGTTGAAAGCGATTCTACGAGTATTATCAGTATCTTGTAAATCTACTGTCGCACTAGCGCAATCAAAGAACCTATTTGCCACAAAAATCTCTGATTCGTCACCTGCTAGATAGATTCCTGATGGAGTACTAAAGATTTTAATCATTTCGTTATTTGTAGAGACTACGCTATGCCCGTACGCATGATGATATACCGCCCCTGTAATGGCTTTACCTAATACGTTATCGTTCTCTAGTAATCGAATAACCTTTAACATCTCTCCACCTAACATATTTGATTCTTCTTTATTCGCAAAATCTGACAAAATTGTTAGCTGACCTTCATATCCGAATAATAGTTTAATCGTTTGTTCAAAGAATGCATCTTCGTCTAATACAATCTTATGTGTTACTGCTGCAAGTGTGTAGACTTTATTTAGAATCTCAATCTCCTCAAAAGTAACACTAGGTTCTTTCATTTTTAAGAATACATCGGCTGTAAACAAGCTATAGTTCTCCGAGATTCGTTCCTCTAAATTAGGTTTATCCCATACTTCTCCATCAGCAATGTATCCCATTACGTCTCCAGCATCGTTAAGAGCTAATACTTCTAGTGTATTTTCAAGTTCTGGGAGGGTGTTATACTCTAGTCGCATAAAGAATCCAATTTCTAAGGAGTCTTCTGTTACTTGTAATCTATCACTCATTACATGAGCACGTGCTAGTGGGTTACTAGAGAAGAAATCATTCGTATAAGTAACACCGATAATCTTTCTTTCCTCGCTTTGAATCAAACTATCTAACTGCGCTAACCCACTATTTACTATTTCTGTAGATTTTTCTGTTGTCATGTGCAATCTCTCCTTTTGATTTCTGTTTAAATGTCGTATTCTTCTTATAGTGTTCAGTCTTTTTCTTATCTTTTAGGACTCTCTCTTGAAATATGTATAGTAAACTACGAGACTTGTAGCTGCGCTGAACACGAATACTCATCTTACCTACCACGCTTGTACCTATTTTAACATAGAACACTTCATCAAGGCAAGTTAAAGTTACAACTTCTCCATTCCTTTTACCTTCTAATTGAATCATCTCTCTGGGAGTGTTCATATGTTTTGATAATAGGTCTAATGCGTATGTTTCTTTTAGCTCTATATCCTTCTCAGTGACGTTATCATACATCTCTACGAAAGATGGTCTAAACTTACCTGTTGTCTTCTTAAGGGCATTAGCATGGGCGTCAGCACCGTTATTATTAAGCCCTGACGTTCCCCTTGCTCCATGTCCTCGTGATACTGAGCGCTTTGTTGTACTATCTTTCATTAATAAACTCCATCCTATTTACATCTTTTATTGTTATCTCAGGATGTCTACGTAATGCCACTAACAAATCTCCCCATTGTCTAGCACACTCGTCACACTCAATAGGGTTGTCTACATTCTGTATAATAAGTGTCATGTCAGGGTATTCTTCCCACATCTGGTTAGCATGGTATCTACATAGTTTTTGGTTTTGGATTAACTTCATTAGTACTCTTCTCCCATTTCGTCTAACTTCTCGGAAAGTCTATTAATCTCCACATGAATCTCATCGATTTCATCAAAGTAAACCTCTATTTTTCGTCTTATCTCCTCAGCAGTCATATTACCAAGCCTCCGATGATGCGATTACGAATGGCTCTTCAAAGATGTGGTCACGTAATACATACCAGAACGGCACTCTAACTACTTTATCTGAATATACTTCTGCTAGTTCGAAATTATACATCTGGATATCACGTAAAGGTACTTCGTCGATACCTAAGCACATTGTATCCGTTAGTGGTACTTCACCTTCATAGTATTCATTAAAGTCTTCAACACCTGCTGTGTCACCTTCATATACTCCTAGAATCTCTTCCATGTAGTATTTTTTAGCAGAACCTTCGCAACGAGCAGCTACCCAATCACAATCGTTAACTTTATACACGTTAACTGGTAGTTTAAGATAACGTTCTTCAATATGGAATCCTAAAGTTTCTAACTGTTTCTTTAACTTCTCTACTTTAATGAAGTTGTACTCGTAGTTATCTAAATCTCCGTATTGTGTTCCAAAAACCTCTACCATTAAGTAATCATCGTTACCTGTACCAGTAACACGAACTTTATCCCCTTTATCTGGTAAATCTACATTTGCCATAATCTTCGCTATTGATTCAACAAATTCACTAGCCATATTATTCCTCTCCTTTAAAATGATAATAGTTTATAATTCATTAACGCTTCAAATACTTTCGTAGGTATAACATCTCTATACTCATGAGCAAAGCGTTTCACTTCTTCTTCCTTACCTAAAACGTATGCCTTGCTCGCTTCTTCTGGAGTATCGAAAGTACCTAACCACTTTTTCGTACCATTAACCCTGACCTGTGCTATAAATTTACCGTGATGACGGACAACACCTACGGGTAAATCTCCTCGTCTACTTTCATTCGTTATTAATAGTTTATTTATCCTAGAAGGTAAAAGTAGACAGGTATCTTTAGAGTATACTTTACTACCCTTACCTAATAAGTCTTTATCTAGCTCTAATCTATCATTTCCCACAAAATACACATTAGTTTTATACCAATTAGCGAAGTTTTGGTAGTTATGCCACTCAGAGTCAACTACACAACTAGTATAAGACTTTTGACGTTCTTTAGTACCGTCATCATAGCATCTCGTGAGCATACCTCTCCAATGTTTGTACACTTCTGGGTTTATGTTATCCCCTTCTCCTATATAACCTACACCTGATACACTTCTATCATACACACTTTTAATCGCACCTCTTTGGAACTGCTGCCATGTACCCGTAGCTACGTAACCATCCTCAAATCTAACCGTCACGTTCTGATAGTCTTTATATTCGATTACAGTCATCTTAGAGCCATAGTTATTAGTACCTACTTGTCCCACCCTATCAGCGGGGTTTATAATCTTACCTATACTGCTCATCTCCTTTAAAGTGGTGATATTGAAGGCTCTTCTCAGGGTGAAGCTTCTTATTTATGTAAATGTTGCACAATAGATGGTTTGCTTTATGTTCTCCTAACCTATCAACGATTGTCTTAGCTATCTGAGGCTTCTTCATCCGTTTACTTACAGATGACTGAACAAGTAAACCATTCATGCCTACAGCACCTCGACTATCTGCCTTTGCTACACTAAGCCCTTTCTCTTCTAACGTACTAACTTGTCTTTTAAATGAACCTGCAATATTTAATAGTTCTTCTCTCCAGAATAAACTCATATAGGCTGTTACTACGCTTTTAGTAGGAGACTTTGTAGCTACTTGATAGACACCTAGAATAGGCTCTCCTTTAAACTCTGTATAGGCAATGATACCTACTCCTGCATGATTATAGTTATGTAAAATATCTTCTACCTTGTCCACATGCCTGTCCTCACAAAGAACATACACATAATCACATACTTTGCTATAAGACTTAAGCTGCTTGTTCAATCGCTTTGTACTATCTCGCTCGGTCTTAATTTCTACGCCTATGATATTACCATCACTAGTAAAGATTAAACAGTCTGCGATTACACTATTTACATCTAAACCTTTTTCAAATAGTACTGCGGATTGTGTATTTTTATCCTTGATGAATACATGTTTCTTCTCAAGGATGAGCTGCTTAATATCCTCTTCGTAAAACTTAATTGTCATTTTACCCCTTCTTCCGTACCGTAGTGCAACCCTTCCGCGAAGTCGAAGTCACTATCAACCTTTCTATCCCAGTCGATTTTGTTAGCTAATTTACGTAGAGCATCTTTATAACCACCAGCTCGTACAGTTGCATGGAACAGTAATCCGTAATTACCTTTATCACTCTTATGAGCAATAGGAATTGGAACATCTGGGTAGATATCATACTCCATGTACGACTCTTCTTTACCGAATAATGTCTGTCGCTCCTTTACCTCTACTTGAAAGATATCTGCGTAGTACTTACCTTCATCCAGAAAGATAAACCCTCTGAATGGATGGTGGTTGTACACCTTTCGTTTCTTTTTAAAATTGAATAAGTCCTTTAAGAATTGCATATCATGTCCTCCTCTAATTCTTTGAAAATAGTTTTTATAGCTACTAGTGATAAGTTATGTCGTTCTGCTACTTCTATCATCCAGTCAAAACTAGGCTGTTCACCAGTTCTTTCTAGATAAGCAATACCGTTTCTTAACTGTGCTTTCAAGATAGCATTCATGTATTATCACCTCCTATTAGTATACTATCATCTATTTTACTTTATGTCAAATGGTTCTACCAAGAAATTATATTTATTTTAGAACATCTTGTACACTTTTCTTTAGTTAGGATTACAGTTGTACTTTTATACGAATCTATTAACTTCCATTTATGAATACCTAATAAACATCTCAGACTCATCGTAATCACTCCAAATTTTTATAGTATCTTGATAAAGGATTGTTTGTGTCATCGTTATCCCCTGTTAAATCGTAGAAGTCACTCTTCTGTTCTTGCTCTTTAATGATAGCTTTGATAATTGATTCTACTGGTACTGAAAAATCTCCGAACCAGTGGATGTCATCAAGAGCTACAAACACCCCTGTATTCTCTCCTCGAACCATAACAAGCTCGCCAGCTTTGGGTTTTAGCTCATCTTTCTCTCGTTCATAGAATCCTGCTCCACGTCTCCCACTTAATGTAGAGTTGCCTAGAACAACAGGAGCTACAAATAACGGCGGTTCTTCAACCCATTTCTCGTTATACTTAGCTCGTACCATTTTATTTGCGATACGACCTAGCAGAGTTGTCGTGCTAAACCTATTTAGATGCTCTTTCACGCGCTTTGCTTTCTTTTTAGGTTGTAACCCCTGCCCCTTAGGATGAGGCGTGTGAACGTCATATACGACCGCGTAAATCACATTATTAGGTTCTTTAACCAATTCGACAATGTAATGGGGCTCACCATCGGCAGATAAGCACCCACGCTTATAGTATGTAATATTTTTGTTTGATAGATTAAAAATATCATTTGTACTTTCTTTAATTTCCATAGTTACCTCCTACATCCATCCGTCATTGTATCTATACAGACACGAATCTGATGTTATCTCCTCCACTATACACATAGAAGCTCCGTGTAAGTCAAGGATTGTTTGCACTTCTTCTGCTGTAGGTTTTCGCATAAGCTCTATGAAATCCTCACCCATTTCTGCTTGCGACGGGCTATCTCCAAATTTAATTTTATATTTCGACTTAATCTCTCGGTCTTCTACTATAGCTTCTTTAATATCAGTTTCCATACCTATCTCCCCTTTCAAATTATACTTTAAGTATAATATAGCATTTATAAAAAGTCAACAAAAAAGAGAAGATTTTACTCTTCTCCGATTTCTTGCAGCAATTCTTGTTTCACTTTTTTCTCTGTGGCTTTAACAATACTGCCCCAGTAACCGTACATTACTAGGTATGCTACAATGTTTCTTAAAATAGTCACTAAGATTACCGCACCGATTGTGACGAACACATTTAGCGATAAGTCTACAACAGTATCTAGTGCTGCGATAACTAAGAATGAGGTAAGTGCTTCAACAATAAACGAAAGCACTACTCCTATCGCACTACGCGTTGTTAGTGGTGTTTCACCCTTCTCTTCAATCTCTTTAACATTATCGATTAGCCCTTTAATATTCCAGAAGTAGATTACTAATAGCTGCGCTAATACAAAGTAAAATAGTAATAGGTAATCATGTGATAAACTCATGAATGTCCTCCTTTAATTTTTATATCTCGTTGTATCGATAGTTACTCTTGTTATCTCTACCTCAGATAACTCAGCAGACTCCATTAAGTCTTCGATAGTTTCTGTAGCCAGTTCTCGCACCAACTTAAGATGGATATCAGCATCATCGACCTTAGAATCGTGAGGCTTTAACCATGCATTGAAATTGATAACTTTGCAATAGTCCTCAGTTACTGCTATAGCGTCAAGACTCTCATCTGCTTTACCTGCTGTCTCTGCATGTAACGAGATGTCAATAAAATCATCTTTCCCAGTAAGGTCAATAAAATCGTCTTTTTCAGTTGGTGGGTCTACAGCTAGTCTATAAGGGTAGTTCTCATTATCAGTATATAGTGAAGGTAATCCCATAGGTGCGGGTTGATAATTCGGATGTTGCGCCATTATAATTTCCTCCTTTAGGAGAGACTATGCAATCTCTCCGTTTTCTCCTAAGATTAATGGTGTTAATTCTTTCGTATGTCGTCCTCTCGTAAGCACGATAGCCATCTGAGCAGGACTTGTAATCGGACAATTCAAGCTGCGGCTATAATCATTCTCTCCTACAGTTGAACCTACTTGCGTATGTAATCGAGAGTAAGACTCTTGTACAATCTCTGTCGAGTGTAAGTGACCAGATAATAGGATTGAAATTTCAATACCATCCTTCATGTACACTGGAATCTTCTCTTTACCTTTAGGCATCTTATCTCCGTGAACACCTACAATACGATGACCTACTACATCAATATCGAATCTATCCATATCTTCGCGGTTGTCGTGTAATGTAACGTTTGGAAGTTGCCCTAAGGTCTCTTGTAGCATGAACAAGTTATCTAGTACGATATACTCTACGTTATTATTATGTAAGTTGTCGTTTTTATTCTGGAAGAATCGCGAGTGATTCCCCGTAATCATACTAAAGTGAACATGTTGTTTCTCTGATAGCTTAAGGAGCATTTCCGTAATCAGTTTTAAAGATTTAGAAATCTGCGCTGCCATATGGAACTCTAAATCGAATGATTGTGTATTACGCATAACTTGGTTCTCAATTAAATCTCCTAAGAACACGACATGGACTTCTTCGAACGTACGCTCGTCCATCTGCTCTAGAGCCCAATCCACAATAGAGTTTACGGATGTAGCTAATCTCTCGAAATTATAGTTACCTGTTCGAGAACCGAAGGTCTCTAGTCCTACGTGCCAATCCGAGAAGGCAATGATTAAAGCTTTACCGTTGCGAACTCCTTGAATCTTCTGCCCCACTTTAAGATACTTAGGTGTTGGTAAATCTTTTAGCTCTTCTGCTAATGACTCTTTCAAGTCCTCCATTAATATCTTAAGAGCCGTACCATCTCTTTGCAGCTTTCTAAACTCGCGTAAGAACTCCATAGAGCCTTGTTTCTCCATGATATAAGGTGTTACCATTGAGAATACATCAGCCTCTTTCACAGCAGTCTCAGGTGTGATAGGCTGTACATCATCTAATGTTAGTTTCCCCTCTAGTGCCATGTGGTATGCTGTTGATAGTAATGTATCACTATTAATCTCTTCTGCTAGGCTCTTAATCTCATCCATCGTAACAGAGTCATAACCGTAGCCTTTGATTAACTTATTAAAGTCTGCTTTAGAAATCTTCTGGTTCTCTCGTTTCAAATAACCCATGACTACTGCTGCCGTACCTGCGTAGCCCTCAATCTTTAATTCATTTGCCAAATTAACGTCTTCCTCTCTCTAGTAGTGTTTTAACCATTTGCGTGATTTAAAGCTTCCATCATACTCTTACTCATTAAGTCGTTGTATTTAATTGGAACAAATAGGTTACCAACTTTCTCTTTACCTGTACGCTCTCCTGTGATACTCTGAATAAAGTCATCAGCACGTACACCTTTAGTACGAATAGAGAACATGTCGTTTCCGTTTGTTGTTCTACCCACACAAGCGACTACAGGGATTCCGTATGAATTCATTTCTAGTAATCTATTTGCTACTTCGTTTACGTGCTGCTCTGCATATGTAGTACGAACCATACACTCTACTCCGCCAATACGACTACGGAATGTAATGGCTTGTTTCAATTTGTCTTCTATGTATTCTTCCATCATCATAAGCTGCCCTGCAATAGCATGCTGCTGCTCTTTCACTACAGAATTTACAGTTTTCCCTTTTAATAGATGCGGTAAGTACTTACCATGAGCGTTATGTAAAGATTTCAAAATCTTCGTAATTTTATTATCGTACCACGTCCAGTTATGATAATCATTTGCAGCCTCTGCTAACGCTTCTGCCTTCTTGGAGTAGTTACCGTTATTCGCGATAGCTGTTAACACATTCGCTGTCTGTAATACTTGAAGTACTGTAGCTGCTGATGCTTTATCTTCTTCTACTAACGATACAACATGCTCATAAGGTAGTGGTTCACCAAATGTTGCAACATGTAATACATTCGTAAAAGGGTTGTCCAACTCAATAGCTAGTTCTGCTGGTAGATTACCGCCCATATAAGCGCATCCCATGATGATAATGTTCTTATAACCTTTAAACTGTTCGACATTACGGAAATCTAAATACTTAACGTATTCGACTTCTACATCGAAACCTGTAATCCCTAGAAAAGGCTCTGCACCATCATCTTTAGGTGTACATAGAATCTCTTCTAACATAGCAACGCCTACAACGTTCTCAAAAGAACCTGTAGTAAACACTTTTACTATCTCTTTTTCCATCAAAAATCCTCCTCATATTCTTTGTAACCTACAATCCCAAGTTCCCCATTCGTATCGACCTCGTATAACTTACCGCTTGTCCATTCTTCGTAAAGAACTTCTATGTATTGTGGCATTAAAGGCTGTACAATTTGCGATGCTACGCTCTCTAAGAAGATACCAATCTCACCTGCATAGTTCTTTAAGCTGCATGCAAATGTCCAGTAACCTGTCTTCTCATTAAAACTATGTTCAAACCCATTATGTATTGTTTTTACGTGTGTGTCATCGTCCCACGAAGCCCAAGACTCAGGCATATAGCATATCGAACCATGCGGTATAAATGTGTTTCTATCCTTGTGAGCAAACGCTGCTAAGAACGGATACTCTGGAACGAAATCCTCCCAATCTTCCATGCCATATTCATGAACCTTCTTAATTAGGTCTCTGTACTCTGGTTTTACATAGACTTTCATACGAAGACCTGTGTAGTTTCCCATGCATTCTCCTCCTTTTATTAAGTATATAAAAATAATAACATATAAAACTAGTAAAGTCAACCAATTTTACATAAAAAAATAGAAGGCTTTTAGACCTTCTATCTTAGTAGTTTATTAGCCTCCTACTGGAGGTGTTGGAGTACCTAAGTCCAGTAACTCTTCTCCACCTAAGCGGAAGTCGTTTACTCCTAGAGAATACTCTGTATTTGCGAATTGTAAGAATGCGATTAAGATTTCTCGGTCTAACGCTTCTGCTTTGATACCTGTAACTGTATCGAAACCTCGACCTTGGTAACCATCACGGTATGTAGGGTGATTGCGTCCGACTGTGTATACAATCTCTGTACCTTTAGCACGGATGATAGGTCGGTCTTTCACTTCTACTAGACCTTTACCACCTTCACCGACCTCTACAGGAACGACATGCTTACCGCCATCAGCAGCAATAACCTTGAATAATACTTTACCTTGTGCTAGATTTACAGTATCTTCACGTGATGGTAAGTACCCTTCTGAGTGAACATAAGTTGCTAAGTAGTCACCCTCATTTAGTGTAATCGTTGCTTGTTTCAAAACTTCTGATAATAATTTAGCCATTATTTAGTCTCCTTATCGTTTGTAATTTGCTCTGCTACATGAGCCTTAATACGGGCTTGCTTTGTGACGTTGTTGTTCTTCCAAGCCATGTGACCTGCTGATACAAGTAACAGGATTGCTGAGAATACTTCATACAGCATGTTTTGGTCTACATCCCAGTTCAATGCATGACCTAACATAGCTGAGATAGCATTCACAATCGCTACTAGGAACACAACAAAGCGCACTAATGTACCTGCGGTAATTGCAGGTGCTTCCTCTGGTACGAATACCGTTTGTTCTTTATGGTTTTGATTATCCATATTATCCACCTCTCATAGTTTTCTGTATATAATATAGCAGTTCGTAGAGGTATTTCTTAATCTTCGTCTGGTGTTAACTCCACAGAGTATATATGAGCGCAGCCATGATACGAATCTATCGCATCCTCTATGACATTCTTCACATCATTTTCGTTCATACTATCTACATCAAACCACACATCCAAAACTACTTTAGCGTTCATCGAGAACCTCCACTCTATTTACTGAGAGGCTGGTATTGGTATACTCATCGGCTACGTCTAGTAACCAATCCTCTACCAGCTCCTCTTTAGTTGATTTGTTTAAATAAAAATCATCAGGGAGATTATCAAATTCGATATCCATTTCTACTATTACCTTCATCGATTTCTCCTTTCCAGAGATTCATGCAATCTAGTACGTAGTAACTCTTTTAAATCCGCAATCTTCTCTTGGATTGTTAGAGCCGCCACACCTTCTTTTGCATATCTACTGTACAGAATCTTTTCTATGTAGTTATCTTTTTGCTCACTGATAAGCAGGTACAGGATATCCCTATCTATCTCGTCCAGATGTACACCGTATAGTACATACTCAAGGACTTCATAGTAGTCTAGTTCAATATCGTGTGCTTCTTCTTCCTCGATTAAGTTCGCTACATCCACATCTTTTCTTGTAACAAATACGCGGTTCTTATCTCGGTAGTTGTTCTTGATAAAGCTGTTCTTTACTCGTAGCTTGAGTTTATTCTTAATGTAGTAAGGGAAATCAACCTCACCATTGATATGATATTCTTTTACCAATCGTACGAAATGCTCTGATATGTAACTCCATAATTCCTTTCGAGTAGCTTCATCGGAGATGTATCCTTTAAACTCGTTATACACGGCTACACGAAGGTTTTTGTATTGGTGAAACAATTGGTCTGTATCACGCGATAGGACGCCTGTAGTGGCTTCTACGTTCTTTAAAAACCTATTCCCATTTAATGTACGTTGTTCTTCTTGTTCTAATTTTCTACCCAATCGGATTCATACCCTTCACTATCGTCTTCACGCCTACCCTTTTACAAAGGATGTCAGAGTAATGGATTGTATAAGGTACTTTCACCTCTTCACCGTCGTAGTAACAAGTAGAATACCCCTTAGCCCATCGGTCGTATGATTCCTCTAAGATAACCATAGACGTTTGAACACTGTACGCATCTTTAATTTCTAGAATGATAGGCTTACCATCCTTAATAATCTTATCGATACGCTCTTTCACGACATTGTAAGATAACGGAGCTGTATCCTCCTCCACTACTGTGCGTACTCTGTAACAGTCTAACGCTTCACTGATGACATCCGCTCTTGTCTGCTTTTGCTGCATCAACAATCCCCCTATATGTAATAAAGGAAGAGGAATTAACCTCTCCCTCCTAATCTAGTAACTCGTCTAACGACTCCGCTTTCTGGATATTTACAATTGACGTATCGTCTTCTGCTACCTCAGCAGGGTCAAATACTTGGTCGAGCCATCCATCTAGTGGTAATGTTTCATTTCGTAACGCTGGGTAAATAGCTCCATCGTATTCAATCTCGATTAAGCGGTTTAATAGCTCTTGACGAACCCTATTACCTTCCTCATCATCGCGCATCCAATCAAGGAAATTTTGCTCTACCTTCTTATGCTCGATACCAGCTAGGTCTTTGTACACATAGCTTTGACCTGACTTGCTTGCAATCTTCTCATCAATAGCCATGTTGATTAAGTTGTACTCGTAGTCCACACCAGTGTCCGCTAATAAGTAAGTTGTGACCTCTTGCATTGGTCGGCAAGTCTTATTCTTATTTGTTTTCACTTTCATGTGATGCCCTAAGTGTTCTTTCTGACCTTTGATAGTCTTTGTGATTGCAGAACTTTTCTTGATTAATAGACGAATAGATGCAGCATGCTCCCAAGCTTTACCCCCTGGCACTTTTACTTGAGCGAACATTGGGTTACCACCGATATCGTCACGTACTTGGTTAATCCCTACGAATAGAGATTTAGTTTGTGAAATTAATGGTGCGACCTTTGTAACGAACTGTGTAATAGCCTTTGCACGAGCTCCTACATTCTGTTCACCGAAGTCTTTCGCTAACTCTACCATAGAAGGGGTTTGTCCAACAGAGTCCCATACGTAGACAACAGGTTTGTCAGGGAACTTAGCTTTAAATAGCTCTAATGTCTTCTCAATCGTCTCGCCTACTTCTTCTACTGTTAACGCTGTACCTTTTGTAATGTCAGGCTGCTTAACGATTACTTTTCTTGTATCGATTCCTAACTGTGCTAGTCGATACTTATCACTTGTACCCTCTACGTCAATCAGAACACAGATACACCCTAAGTGAGTTGCTACGCGCATGATATGATGAGATAATGTGGATTTACCACCTGATGGCACACCTGCTACCTCAATCATACGACCGAACGGTAATCCTCCACCTAAGATTCTATCTAATCGCGGGATAAACATTGGCAGTCTATCTTTGATTTCTGCATAGTCAGAGTCTTGTAATAAGACTAAACCAGAATCAATATCTGTCAATACCGATAAATCAAAATCCACATCGTTTGTTTTAACTGCTTTTACCATATGTATGTATTCCTCCTAATGTTTTCATATCGAACCCCTTAAGGGGAGAGACTAGGTTACTAGTCTCTATTAGATTCCTAACTCTTGGTCGATAAGAGAGTTAATGTCAGCTAAACCATTGCTGTTTGTAGGTAATGATGATAAATCAGGTTCAGTTGTATTAACTCCTCCGTTAACCTCTAAATTAGTCTCGATATTGAAATCAAGAGGGTCTGGCTCAAACTGTGGCGTTTGATTTACGGGTACTGACTGTTGCGCTGGAACTTGGTTCACAGGTTGTTGTGGTGCTTGATATGTAGGTTGTTCTGGTGCTTGTCCAGTTGTCATAGGCGCTACATAAGCTCCTGTAGTCAGTGGTGCTACCTGTTGTTGATTCACTGGCTGTTGGTATTGCGGTTGTTGCTGCGTCATACCTGTCGGCATGTTAATTACAGGCTGCTGTTGTTGCTGTTGTTGATACGGTGGAACGTTATGTAAGTTTTGGCTGTACACAGGTTGTTGTGTTTGCGGTTGTTGCTGCACGAATGGATTACCTTGGTTTGGTACTTGTAACTGTCCTTGAGCTGCGTAAGGATTTCCTACCGCTTGAGTTTGCGGTGCTGCTGGAGCTGCATTTCCGTTACTCGTTTTACCTTCTAAGATATTTACGAATGTTTCAACCCATAAGTACCCATTCTCAAGTCGTTCAGTTGGTACGCAATGTGCATGTAAGTCTTCTAACTGAGTTTCCCAACCTTGTCCTAATGGTGGTAAGAAATCTTGATAGATTGTTACAGGGTATTCCATTTGACCTTTAGCTGGCTTCTTGATTAATACTGGAGAGCCTTGGTTCGGGTCAATGAATGATAACTCACGTTGTCGTGCTAAACGTTTATCACCAAACGCGTTGATGATTGTTTTGTAAGCAGAGTGTGGGATATCGAATAATCGTACAATTAAGTTGCCTTGTTGGTCTCGTTCATGGAAGAAGTTACCTTGTTGGTCTTCGAATACTTGTACAACGTTAGCTGTGTAGTATTGTTTTGGTTTTTGTTGTCCCCCGAAACCTGTAGGAATCATACCTTTTTCAGACCACTCAGCGATTTTATTCTCTAATAGAGAACCTTCGTTCGGATGCCCATCTAACGTGAAGTTAGAGTTAATTTTCTTACCTTTAGATGTTGTTGCAGATAAGAAGATTTTACGGTTATGTACTGCGAATCCACTTACTAAATCAGCGGATGGTAAAATTTGAACGAATACTTCTTTTACATCTTTGTTGAAGAATAGGCGTTTGTGCTTAGACGCTGGATAAACAACTCTAGGATTATCACTACCTCCTTGTGATTCTAATTCCTTACGTTGTTGTTCGATAATTTCAGCAAAATTCATATATTATATTGCCTCCTAATTTTTGTTTGTTTTTATTATGTAGTAATATTAACGAGCTATTAGCTCCTTGTATCGTCGCATTAGCGGCTTGTCCAGTTAACTTGCTGTTTGTGAGTTGATTACGTTTCATTCCTTTCTCGCCTTCGTTAGGCATTGCATGGTTTCCTTTAGTCATCGTTCTCTCCTCCTCTTGTTTAGTACTCTATTAGTATACCATTATTCTAATAGAAAGTCAACGGAATTTTTAAAATATTTTAAAAACTTTTTTATTCCATAGGAACGGTATTATTGAATGGCTTCTTCTTATACCACGATGTTATCTTACACATACCGCGTTCCGACGGAGGAATATACTCTTGTTTGTTATCCTCCATTGTATAGATAGCGTCTTGACCTCCAGAAGAGATGTCTCGCGCTACAACTGCATGTACAATGTGAGGGAACATAACCTCATCAAATCCGTCTAAACCTTTTATGTATACTTTGTCGCCTACTTCTGTATTAGCTGCATTACCTTTAATGAATCGTTCAGATAGCCATTCTAAGTCTAAACCAAACATATATACCCTCCTTTATTTTTTACCACTATCAAAAGTCAGTTTCCATTGGAAGTACCCGATATCAGAGTGTGTTACTTCTAAGAACGTGTGATAACGGTAACGCTCTAAAGCAACTATACCCGTAATGACACCACCTACTAGCACAAGGATTCCGACAATAACTAGAAAGTTAAATAACTTCTGGCTCATACTAACTCAATCTCTCCTTCCAGTGTAAAGATGTATCTACCTTCTGGACTCATAGCCACTAATACTCCTTCTACGTTACCTTCAATAAACCAGAAAGAGTAGTATTTATCTTTAAAGTGTACAGGTTCTAAAACTTCTAAAGAATCACGCAATTCCGCATATGCGGGGCTATTATACAAATCTTTTATATATGAAATCATTTAGTAGCCTCCTACTTGCGGCTGCACTTTATGAGAGTAATCACCGATTTCACTCTTAGAGCCCGCTCCGTGACCGTATGACCAGTCATTAGCTACTTGTTTACCATATGATTGAATCATGTCTTTCCGTTGCTCAAAGGCTTTTACGATACGTTGTACACGACCTATGATGTGGTCATAATGAATGCATCGTTGCCTTTGTGTGATATATTCGTCTTGCTGTTTTATGTATGCATCTACTTGGTCTTTCGTTGGCTTACCATCGTTCTTTTTGATATGTGCTCTTGCATCTCCGTCTAGTCCAGCTACAATCTTCTCTAGTTTTAAATCCTCTAGTTCTTGATAGTATCGTAGCTTCTCTAATAGAGATGACCAATATATGTATTTCGATGGCTGCTCTAGCATTTCCTGCTGGAGAATGCTCTCATTAATCTTTAATTCTTGTTTTAAGTTATACTGCTGATACTGACCGTTCTCATCGATAAGTCGTAACGTATCAAAATCCAAGTTGTCTACCTTAATATCCATCTGCTACCTCCTATTCTACCTCTGGCTCTGTTACCTCTTCTAAATCATACGCAAGGAAATTCCAAAAAGCATCAGCGTCACCTAATACGACGTCATTATCCCCATCGATAAATACAGTTTCGACAGTTAAATTCCAAGGATGGTCTGTACCTAAATGTATTTCTGAGCTATCTGTAGCCCCGCGTTTCCTAGCTTCTTTCAATAAAACTTCTAAGTCATCAAGTCTCATAGGTAAGCCTCCCCCGAAATAAACACCTCACGTATATTAAATTCTTCTGCTGTAGGATATGTATCTTGGATGATAATGCTATCATCGTCTCTATCGAACATCACGACGTCTGCAATCTCCTCGTAGGGAGTTGACGAGTACGAAATGATTCTCGTCTCATCTGTAGCACCTGCCGCACGTATATTCGCAATAAATTCTTCAAACTCTCGTAAATTCATGTTTTCCCTCCTTAATAGAAATAGAGAAGATTTCTCTTCCCTATAATTCTACTATATTTGTTATAGTCTGTCAACTACTTTTTGTAAAACAAGTTTATATTCGTTCTTAGGAAAGTGCTGCAAAGAAGTGTTAAGTCTCTTCTCTAAACTACGAATCATCTCATCGATAGACTCCCATTGACCATTGGCTAAAGTGTAGCTGTCAGCTCCAAGTAACATGTATTGTTTAGAGCCTAAATCTGATAAAGGTATATGTACAATGGTGTATATGTAATTGTCGATACAGATAATATCTCCTATTTCGTACGTTTTTTGTTTATTTACAACCTTACTAACATCAATTCTCAATGTTCATTCCCTCCAATTCTTTGATAACTTCCATGTGGTATGAATCCGTAGGTACAAATGACCAGTTTTCTTCTCCTACAGGAGAGTACATATAACAAAGCAAAGCAAACATATACTTAAACCCATTAACCTCGTACTCAATTCCAGATTCCATTACTTTTGCACCTCCGTAAGTGTTGCGAATTTAGCAATAGTCTCTAGCGTTACCCATGTCATAGTTTTAATACCAGAGTACGGATGAGTATACGATACCTCCATTAGGTAATTGTCGTAATCTATATACGCAACTTCGACTGGTACTGGTGTTTCGTTACCGTCGTCTATAAATGATATATTTTTTAAAGGCATTTCAATATCGTATTTATCATCTAGCATGTTCATGTATCGTACAAGCTGCTGTGTAGCCTGTCTCTCTGCATTTAGATAAAAAGTGATATTATCTCTTAAAGCTTCTGTTCCCGTCATACTAGCGCCTCCTCTTTATCTGTAGTAACTACCCAATCACCTAGTAAACTAGTCGGTGTTGAACCCACTTCTGTGAAAATAAACTCATGATGCGAGTACCAGTTCACTTCTTTTTCTAATATGTAACTCTTACCGTAAAAATTGTACACAACATCTTTATGAAAATCAGCGAACCCTTTACCCGTAATCTCAACCATGTCATCTGAACTAAACACCCTAAAACGGTAGCACTCATCTAAGTCACTATAGAACCTTACAACATGTAACATTATTTGACCTCCTCAATTAGCTTGTCCAAAATTTTATTAATCTCGTAAGTGTCTCTCATGGCTAACCCGAATACAGGTTTTCGTTGCAGCTCATAGTTACCTTCTTTTTTATTCCCGTTCTCATTCGTTGCTGTGATAGTAAACTTCCAATCTTCTTTAAAGTCTCCTACGTAGACAACTGACCAAGATATAGCTCCTTCATTACCAGACATGTCCCACGGTGACATCATGTTTACAATCTCGTCTTCCACAGTACGTTCACGGCACTCACAATCTCGAAACATTTCCATATGTTCTTTCGTCTCCAAGTTATCACAGTGCCCTAGCCACTTACCTTCTTTGGTATAAATATCCCAAGTCATTATAACTCCTCCTCTTATTTTACTTTAAGTAAAGTCTATCACAAAAGTAGAAGGGGCGTCAACCCCTTTCTATTAAAGTTTATAGAAGTTTACTAACCAGTAGCTGCGGTCTACTAAAACTTCATCTCCAGAATCACCAATAAAAATTAAGTAACCATCCTCTAACGCATCGTAATTAGGATATGCGTCATTCATTTCCTTTCGGAACTCCTCTTCTGACATATTAGCCCATTTTGTATGATGTCGTTCTACTGTATGATATGTATGTCCTTTTGTAAATTCACTATCATTATCGCCAATAAAAGACCATTTATGTTTCGACTCTAACATATGTTATTTTACCACCTTTTCTAAAAATTCATCCAGTTCATCTCGAACTCGAATCACATCTTCTACATCTAAGATAACATCGAAAGCATCATTCTCGTCGTTATCGCGAATAGTTAGAGCGACAGTACTATCCATTAAATTACTTTCATCAATCTCGTGGTCAATTCGTAGTGAATCCCCTAAACCTGACTTGCAAAAATATGTACCACCTGTATATTTTTTAAGTTCCATCTCTTCATTACACTCCATTTCCATAATCATTCTTGTTTGCCAAGGCTCGAAGCCCATTTGTTCATCTGTTAATAAGGTATCTTCTATTAATTCTACTTTCCAGCTATCTAAGTCCATCTAGCAACCCGCCTTTATTATCTGCGAATTTTAGAGTGGAGACATCAACTGCCGTGTAACCTCCTATGTCGTACACGTTCTGCACGATATATTCAACTTCATCATATGTATAAACTTCTCCGACATAGAAATACTTCTTGCCGCTGCCGCTATCAATTTGATGTCCTAGCTCGTCCTCGATAAACCAATTCGTGTATTCGAATTCTGTACCTTCGTCCTCTGTGTTGAAGTATATTGTTAAACTTTGTCGATTTCCTGCCAATGGTCTCCATCCTCTCTTAACTCTACTTTTGCGCGAGCTCTTGCTAATAACATTTGTAGATTTTTGATTGCTAGTTCTACTGTAGCCTCATCAGCCGAGATAGTTATTGTTTCTCCTGTTTCTTTGAACGTTGTGAAGTCTACTCTAACGTCCTTACCGTGTGCGATGTAACCCGACATACTCATCATTTCTTTAGTATTATCTACATCTCGGAGTATTCTAGTACCTACACTTTCAACGAACATACTATAGCTCCTCCTTAAGTTTCTTAGCTTTTTGGAGTGCTTCGATTAGTTCATCCACTTTTTCCTCATCTAGAACGATAGATACGACATCCCCATCCTTTTCGTCTTTACTGAATAACTCTACGAGTGCTTCACCATCGACAACCTCGAATAGTGCCACTTCCATCCTAACAGGCTCTGATGTATCTCTAAATGTCGCAACAGTCACCGATTGGTGAAGTTCATCGTATCCTTTTAATTTACTTAAGTCTGCCATACCATTCATATTAATCTCTCCCTTTCATTTGTTACTTTTAGTATAATACTAGTTTTACTTAAAGTCAAGCAGGTCGTAATAATTTCTTTCAATTTTTTCAACTCGCTCTTTATGCCAATATTTGTAGCAGTCTACGCACCTTTTACCTTCCCATTGGATAACCAGATTGTCGTTACCTTCTTTTTTACTGTAAACACCGAAGGAATCAGAAACCTTCGTGTGCATACAGAATAATTGTTTTAGTAAACCCATGTGTACCTCCTATGCGATTTGTCGGTATAAGTCTTTGCTCTTTTCTAACACTTCGAATAACTCTTCCATTTTCTCTTCTGTAATAACCTTAGAACCCTTACAGTTCTTGATATGCTTTTTCTTACCGTAGAATTCACAGTAACCTTTTACAGATTTGAATGTTTTTAAGTCTTCTGGCTTGTAATCTACCATATCGTTGTAAGTTATACCAATCTCTACGTCTGCTGTGATAGGGAAACGACGTCTCTCACCTTCCCAGTCAATCCACAACCAATCGATAGGTAAGTTCTCCATGACTCTCTTACCAATATGAGCCATTAATTCAATCTCATCTGGTGGACAGTCGATTACGATACTATCGTGTACTGTTAATACGATACGAGAGCGTAGGTTCAGTTTCTCAATCATGTTGTTGATGTAGATTAATGAGTTATTCGTTAAGAATGCACCAGAACCTTGAATACGAGTATTTGTAGCCTGACGAAGTGCAGCATTGCGTTTCTGTTTATCTTTTGAGTACACATCTCGTAAGTTACGAGTGAACCCTTGCATACAAGAAATATTACCTTGTTGTAATGCAAGTTCTTTGTTCTCATCGATATACTCTTTAAGTCGTGGTTTCCCTGCGAAGAAGTCATCGAATAGTTTTGTAGCTTGCTCTAATGTCATACCATGCTTACTGTAGTAAGACTGTGGTGTTTCACCGTATGCAAGACCGAACGAAGTAGACTTAGCTGCTGAACGCTCATCATCTGTTACTTCTTCTTGCGGTTTACGGAATACGAATGATGCAGTTTGCTTATGTACGTCCTCGCCGTTAAAGAATGCTCGAATCATATCGACATCGTATGCGTCTAATGCCATTACACGGGACTCTAGGGAGCTATAATCGAGCTGGATTAACGCTCCGCCTTCGAATCTAGTAACGAATGCGCGTTTAATAGGATGCTGATAATCGAATCGGAACACGTCCCCTGTCTTACGAGGTAAGTTCTGTAAGTTAGGAGCTGCTGATGATAGACGACTTGTTTCTGTACCCTCTGAGTTGAATGAACCATGCAGGATATCATGATGGTCTACCATTGTAAGGAACTTGTATGTAAAACTTTGTTTACGCGTTTTAACTAATGAGAACTCTAAGAATAAATCTGCTAGTTCTTTATGTTCTGGGTAATTCGCTGATATGTATTCGAACGCGTGTTTATCTGCCTTATAATGATACCATTCAATCTCATGTTCTTCTAGGTTATTCTCTACCGCAGAGTCTACTAGATACTCACGGTTAAACGGTAGGACAATGCCACCTAGCTTGTACATCGCTTTTTGCTTATCTTCCGATGAGTTAGGATTAAAGAATCTGTCTTCTTCGTTTTTAAGCTTATTACGAAGCTTAAGGATTTCTTTATCACGGTCTTTCGGAGCTTTTAACATCTCCTCTACAGCTAGAGCGTATAAAGCGTCCTTCTCTTCCTCTACTTGCTTAATCAAGTCAAATTCACGAATCAGACCTAGTAATCTGTTCTCTTCTTCCGTATATACTTTAGCTAGATGCTTAACGTACGGAATATCTAGTTTGATTCCTGTTGCTTCAATTTTAGCAAGCACATTAACAAGCTCAGGATAATGCCCCGTATAAAGGGCTTCAATCTTCGCTAGACCTTTGTTTGTACATCGAGCAGCTAACGAATTATAAATACGTAAACACACGTCTACGTCGCCACTAGCGTACGGAGAAAGCATTTCGAATAATGGAATCCATTCGTAATTGAAGTCTTCCCCGTCAATCTCATTTCTAGGAGCTTTAGCTGTACCGAAGTCAGGCATCTTAGGTTTCACATACTTCGTAGTTGCAATGAGCGTTGTAAGGTCTTGTCGGCGCATGTAACGCTCTTTCGTTGAGGATTGATTAACCCTTTCATCGCTTTTTATCTGCTTGTTAAGCTCTCGAAGCTCTGCTTTATATTCTTTTATCTTCGCATTAGCCTCCGCACGGTCTCTATCACATTGAGCTTTCCACTCTTCTTTTAACTTCTTGATACGGATATCATCTTGTTTCTTAGCATCTTCAAGGTACTTCTTCTTGAAGTCCTCTAGAGCTCTATCATACCCACCCATATCGGTAAATTCATATGTTAAATCCGATAATTTTAATGAACCTTTTACGTCTTGGTTAACTAGTAAATAGTACATCGTTTTCGTATCTCGTACATTGTTGAATACGGTGATGTTTCTAGTAAGACGTAGGAATCTCATATCGAACTTACCGTTATGCGCGACCTTTATAATGTTTGGGTCGCCAACAAACTCTTCAATCATTTTATAAATCTCCGCCAAGTACCCCATATGCCATGTGAAGTCTTTATGTTCTAATGGTATGGTTACGCCTTGACCTTCTCTCCAAGATAAGGAGATTACAAGAGGCTTTGCTCCTATCCGTTCTGGATGTAATGTATTAGTCTCTAAATCCCATGCGATTACAGGAGCGTTTTTAACTTCTTTTTGGAATATCTCCCTAACTCGTTCAATTGTTGTAGCATCCTCATAGGTTACCTCTTTTGGTAGGAATGCTACTTCGCCTTCTGTTATGTATTTCTTTAAAATCCCTAAGTCTGCTTCTACTAAGTTTTGAATCTTCGGACTTACTAGCATATACTCCATCGAGTACATCGGAAGAATCCAACACTCATGCGTCTCTTCTGTAAGAGTAGAAGTGATAATCTCTTTTCTAGGTACACCACGTACAGTAGAGATAGAAGCCTTGTTGATAAGGGCTTTACATCCTAAGTTACCTGAGGGAACTACGATGTCTGGTTTGTCCCGAATAATTCTGGCTCGGAACTCGTCGAACTCTGGGTTCAGCTCTTTTGTCTTAGGCTGTGCATATTGCGTCGCTCTGTTGTTTCTTCCTCGTTTTGTTACTCTAGGTACTTTATGGAATGCGTAGTCAATGTAAAATTCGTCCCTCTTTAAGCCAAGCCCTGTTGTTATTAAGGACTTTAGCATACCACCTGCATCGGTAGATAGAAAGACGTTTTTTAACGTTTTATCCTTCTGTATCTTCATGTGGTCTTCTCTGATGAATTCTTGCGCGAACAATATTTTCAACATATCTCCTCCTTCTCCTCAATTATATCATATTTTACTAGAAACTACAACAAAAAGAGAGGGTATCCCCTCTCCTACTTTTCGAAACTAGCAGCTACCTGCGATGGTGTTACTTTCTCTTTATTTACATAAAAATATGATACATCCTGCATATTAATCGTGACGTCTCTAAACACAGCCCAGTGACTAGCACAGTTATTACTTGAAAATTGTTGGAATTCATCTTGAATATTGTCTACTCGGAAGTTTCGCCCATCCTTAAATACAAATACAATGCTCATAGTATTCATATTATTTCGCCTCCTCTTTCTTTCGTACATACCACTTAGCTTCTGATAAAATCTCTTTAATTGTTGGAGATGCTAGCTCATCACCTAACACTTCAAGGATAGATGCAAACGTGTATAAACTATCCTCATATATACTAGTCATAGATAACTTAGGATGAGAAATCATAAGTTGCCCTTCCGATTTTAAAACCCCTTCCCAGTTCGTACGTACATATAAGTTACCACCTTTGATTCTAAATCCGTCAGCTTCTGCAAAAATAGCGTACTCGTTCTCTAGGAATTGAGGGAATACGAGACTCGAACCATTTTCACCTGTATATGCGCGAATATCTAACGATGGAATCCATAGTCTAGTTAATTCGTCATCCAAAATCGTAAACACCGCGTTCGGGTAGTTAATATCATACACCCATGTACCATTTGCCATCTCTTTAATTGTTTCTACACCTTGTAATACTTTTCCTTTAAATTCACTCATTTTAGTTTACCTCCACAAACCATTTTGTTTCTAGCAGCGTTTTCTTACATGCGGCGGATGTATAATTCTCTCCCAGTGCTTTTAATAGGTCATCAAAGTAGAATAAACCGTTTTGTAAAAAACTATAGTGCTTTTTAATAACATCTATCTTTTCACCTTCCCCATACACCAAACCCGAAGTAGACAACATCTCTGTTAGCGGCACTTCTTTTAGTCTAATAGTTCTGCCATCGTACTCCACGAATCTGTCAGAAATCTTAACACGGTCATCTGATACTTCAAATTCTCCCGATAGGAAGTAGTTTAAGTTTACATTAGACTTTTCTATATGCCACTTATTCTGTCGATAAAACGCCTTATATAGAGTGCCATTCAAAATCCTATAATTATACGTGATGTCACCATCAGCATCCTCTTTCACCAACCAGTGGTTGTTCAATTCTTCCAGTACGTGTACTCCGCTATATGTTTTAATCATTTTATTGTGCCTCCATTTCTACGTGGAAACCTTCCATGTCTAAGAAGTCTCCCAATATTTCTAGGTCTTCACTTGCTACTACCATTTCCCAAGCTTCACCTTCATACCCATATTCCATCTCTAATGTATGTACTGCGTCTCTAAATCTCGTGAACTCATACTCACCGAAATTAATTACTATAACCATAGATAATTTCCTCCAGTGCAATTGTAGCATCTAATGTTCTTTCTTTTAACGGCTGCGTAGCGTAACTAATAACCCCATCCTCTGTGTATAACTCTGTATCGATTACATCCTCCAAACTACTTCCTGATAAATCGTATGTATTATATACTACACATAATAAGAACTGCTCTGTTGTAGTATCGTCGTCGTCGTTATCTAATGATGTAAGCATATACGTGTCCCATTCTAATACGCCATCGACATTGTACAATCGATGCTCTACTGCATCCTTCGCGCTTTGAGCATAAATCTCCGTCTCGTTAAACGTAACTTCCACTTCTAACAATTCTCTTTTAATAGCCATATTATTTATCCAACCCCCATGTAAATTTTACAGACTTATAGTACTGACCTAACGATACTTTCTCTCCGTCAAGAGCTTTACCTGACAATGCTGCTAATAAATCGTGCTCATCTTCAATGTTATCGTCACCATACACAGTTATGTGTACTTCACCTTTTTGAGGTAACACAACATCCTCTTCTTTCGGATTTACACGAGTAAATGTTAATTTGTAAAACTCATGTTGCGCTAGTTTTTGAGCTATGTAAATGATATCTCCTTTATGAATGCCTAAATCTCTAGTACTTCTACCTTCCTCATCACCTTCTGTAGTAACTTTCCATATACCTTTACTCTCGAAGTTCATACCTTTTTCTTTTAATCGTTGAACCTCTGCTGCTTGTTTCATTTGTAATAACTGCTGCTCTTGAAACTTAATCTCTGCTTGCATCTCTTCATATGTCATATTAATTCTCCTCCTTAGCTTTCAATATAAATGTCTCTTAATTCCTGTCTATTAAACATAACTTTAGCACCTTCTGGAGTTCTCTCCCATAGTGATGCAGGTGTGAAGTCCCCAGCGTCTACACCAGCTATCATAAATGCAAGTGCAGAACTCGCATCATCAAAATCATGCTTGCAAAGTGCGCCGTACGTAAATGTGTACAATGTAAACATTTAATCATCTCCTAAGCTACAATGTAGTCAAATCCGTCTCTACCAATCACAACGTTCTCGTAATGCTCTTTTAGGATTTCTACTGATTTATCATAGTTTCTATCTAGTTTTTCTTTGTTTTTATAGATGTTTAGGTTTTTACCGATGTACATCCCAATCACTTTTCTGATACCTTTATAATCGATATCTCCAGAGCATCCGATAATCATGAATCCTTCTTGCTCTTCTTCCTTCCAAACCTTTTCAAGTGTTACATAATCATATAGTCTACTTCCTGCATTTCTCATTAGTTATCCCTCCATCCTAATGAATAAGCTCCGTCATTATATTTAGACCAGCAGCCTCTTTTAATAGATTCTAATTTCTTTATTAAATCCGCTTTACTAAGGTCTTCATTTTCCAGAAACTCTTCTATACCCCTAGCAATGTCCTCATATCCTTCTACCATATCTCTAGCGTAAGAGCTCATCTTTACTCACCTCAGCGTCAGATAAATCAATCTTAATGCTTACTTTCACTTCAATTTTTCTTTTGAAGATAACTCTAGCAGCCACCATCATGACTAATTCCCAACCCTCTGCACCTAACTTATTTAGCTCTGACTCATCTTGAAATAGTTTAATAGATGATGGTATTGATTTGTACTCATAGATTTCCATTTTTCTCTCCCCTTTCTTTAACTTGTCTTAATCTTATCATCCGTTTTACTTTAAGTCAACTATTAAAATAAAAAAAGAGAAGAATTATTTCTCCTCTCTAATAAAGATAGGTACAGGTGGGTCAAAATCCCAGTGAGACCGCGTTCCACATACTACACAAGTGTATTTAACTAATCTATCATCCTCAATATATGTAAAGTGGCTCATCGATTCTATTAAACCTATTCCACATTTCGGACAAAACACTTCACAAGTCTGTCGCTTCTTCACCTTAGTCTTAGGCTTTAACTTATCCTTTATCTTCGCTAGTAGCTTCTTGAACATCCTTCTCTTCCTCCTTCACAGGTATACGTATTTGTTCTAATCGAATAAGCGGCTGGAATTTAGGTGTGTAGACAGCCTTTCTTGTCACATATCGGTCATTAAAGTTATCCCAACATTCTTTCTCAGGAAGCTCATGTAAAGATAGTTTATATAACTTCCCATGCTTTACAGTCTCTCCGCGATACATCGCCTCTTCAATAACATCCTCTTGCAGCTTAAGTATCTTCTCTATCTCCTTCTGTGTATATCCACCGTTAATAGCAATCCTTCTCGCCATCTCCGTACGATTAACTAACACTTCACTTAGCATATCACTCATCCTCCATAAGAGATACATGATGCGTATACTTGAACTTCCTGTTATTCGTGTCTACAAGCTCTTTCACGGTTTCTTTATCCTTTTCGGTATCACATACTAACCAGATGTTCATTTTCCATGTAGACAGAGGCTCTTGAAGGTGACAGAAGCACTCATATTTATACTGTGGCTTCATGTAGTATTTTCCCTTCCGTTTCGTGTAGTACTTCTTACGTTCCTTTGTCATTTCTTCTGGTTCTAATGGAGGGAAAGATACTCGAACTTTATCGACATGATATCGTAGCGGGTATAAGGCAAATAAATAGTCATACACGTTGATATCAGGTAATACGATAGGTACGTCTACTACGACACTAGTAGCCATTGATGCTAGATGAACATTCTCTACTACATCACGAGGATATTCTTTCTGAGGTGCATAGATAATCTCTGATGTAGGGACTTTAGCGAGAGCATTAATTACAGGTATCGGAGCTTTCCCTTCACTGTAGTACTGGACGTATCCTCCATGCTTAAATATCTTATTATTCAATGTGTCATTGCCGTACTTCTGTTTGAAAATCATATATCTCTTATCGTCTCTAATAGGAAAGAGTTCTGATTGTTCAGATAATTTATCCATCGCCTGTTCAACTTCCCCCTCATTAAGACGGGTTACTTTAATAGCTGCATTCTCATCTTTCACAAGTGTGAAGTTTGCATTAATGCTTCTATCACTATTATAAATATTACATAATCGTTTTCGTGCCATTTTTTTAACCATTATATACCTCTTTTCTTTATTTATCTCTACTTTAATTATATCATATAGAAAAAAGTAGAGACGAAAAGAGCCTCTACTTAGTGTTCTTTTAAGCCAAGCCACTTAATTTTAGTGATGATAATTTTCTTGGCTTTACTGTATTGAATTCTATGTACAATCTGTTCTAGCATTGTTAAGTTTTTCGCATCTAACGTTACGTTGAATTCCTTAAAATCTTCATCGTAGTAAGTAACAGCATAACTATACATTACATCATACCTCCGACACGTTGTTCAATTAAAACTCCTGTAAACTCCTTCTTAGCCAGTTTAACTAACTTTTCTAGGTTACCGATTGAACATTTACCAACTTCAAGGCTACATACCTCTACGGTCGTTAAATCGAAGGAGATTTCTGCTTCTGCGTTATACTCTGTACAAATCAATGTAAAGATATCAGCATTCACATGTGTTTCATACTTTAGCTTCGCCATTTTTTCTCTCCTTTAACACATTAAGTACTAGCGCTGGTGCTTGAATTGGATGGTCAGCAAGTTCCGTAGACCAAGGGTTCTTATACCCACCTTCATCAATGAACTTTCTAATCTCTAAAAGCTCTAGTAGTTTACGTCGAGAACAAGCATCAATCATAGCTGCTGTCATTCCTATGTATCTATACCAAGTATAGTTATCCATCTCTTGTCTTTGGTCGAGAACGAAGTTAAGAACTTTACGCTGCTCAATTGTATTTAGCTCTTCGAACTTATCGCATACATAATGAAATGTATAAGAGACTCCATATTGAAAGTCAGTACGTAGAGAAGATGGGCAATCTAAGGCGTTTGGGGTCGCCATATCAAAACCTTCTTCCGACTCGTGACAACATTGGTCGAACATGTTCCATAAACAATGCGTATTATTACATTCCATTACATCGTCTCCTTTACTAATTGTCTTACTAGCTCAATTGCGTGAGAGTATGCTGATAACTGTCCTCGGATGAACCCATCGTATTCTTCATTACTTTCTAAGCCCCTCTTCACACTTTTTAACTCCGCTAGTACCTCGATAGGTTCTAGAGTAACCTTTTCCGTATATGAGAAGAAATAACCAGCAGGTCTGCACAAATACTCGAACCTATTAATCTTCTCAAACGACAGTTGGTTATACGCTTCTGCTGGTAACTGTATTCTGATTTCGCTCATATTATCGATAATCCCTATATCGCCTGTACCGAAAACCTTTTTTGCTGCTTCTGTGATGTTATGTAGTGTAAATTTTACCATAGGCTCTAATTCGAATTCTGTCCAAGGTGCACGTTCTTCTAAAGGTATCCGAACTCCGTAAATTTCAGAACTCACTCACTCCACGCCTCCCTTGCTTTCTTCATTCGTTTATTCTCTTCTACTAGCTGCCATCCCCCATCCACGATAAACCATTCATCGGCGAGCTGCTTCCACAGCTCTGCTAACTTCCAGTTATCTTCAAAGATTAGCTCTCCGTCCTCAAAGTTGTGTTCAATGAGGCGGAGTAAATCTTCTTTACGTAGAGCCTTCACTACTCAGCTAATGCCGCAGCTAATTCATCTAGCTCCGCTGGGTTGAATTTAATTGAACGAGCAAGCTCTTTACCTTTTAACTCTTCTGGGTCTTCTACCTCGATTAATAGAGTTGTAGGCACTGATGCTAGTTCATAGAATGCAGCTACATCTGGACGGTCTCCTACGTTTACTACTGTGTGCGGTACATCTAGTTCATCCTTTAAATAATTACCTACAGCGATACACGGAGCGCATCCTGTTTGTTCTACTTTAATTAACTTTTTCATATGTATTATCCTCCGATTTTAAACTTTTCTTGGTCTAAAGTTACATCAAATTTGCTAACTTTGTTCTTGACTGCTAATGCGTATGTAAGCTTGTCCCCATCACGTCTACATTCTAGCTCATAGTTACCTTTACCGTGAATGATATCTAAGGCTTGTTTCAAGTTCATAGAAACTCGTTTAGAACGACGTTTACTAGCTAATTCTTGCAGCATGACCAACATGCGATTATGTACTTCTTCGATAACAGCGTCATCCCAATTCATATCAGCATAGTCTTTAGATAAAATATCATAAACTTCTGATAACATCCCATTAATATGTAACGCTTCATCTCCTGATAATTCTACCAAACTATTTTCCTCCATTTCTGTTATTAGGTCAATACCATCCATGTGTCTAAGTATGTCCTCGTCTAGCCTTTTAGCCATTTCTTCCGCCACAGCATCTCTAACAAGTGATAGCCCGTCCACTTATCTATCTCCCTTCTAAAACATCTCTTACTAGTAGTTCAAATGAGTCGATTTGCTCTTGTTTAGGGTATCCTTCGAATTTAAACATATGAACTGTATTTTGATAAGATAACTTTTCATACATATAGTCGAGTACCCCGCAGAACAACGCGTATTCACTTCTACCACTACCAAATAGTATAATAGTTTTTCCTTTAAGTGTCAAGATAGTTTCTTCAAAATCTTTTAAATATTTAGGAAACTCTGGTTCTGTCTGATAAGTGGGATAGTATGTAGGTAACCCTAATAGAATCACTTCACTATTATCGAACGACTTCTTCACTTCTTCTGGAGTTAAGTCTTTTGTCCATCTATGTATGTACGTAACATCCGTCTCATCTAGGTTATTGAGAATACCAACGGTATTCCCCTTCCTAGAATATACAAACAACGCTGCACTCTTATAAGTCGAAGTCATCGTTACCATCCGTATGTTGGTAGTTGATTACGTTCGTTTGTAAGAAGTCCGCTTTAACTCCAATAGCGTTGTTTCCTGATGATTTACTTCCGTATGTAACAATCCATTTCGCTTTTAGTTCATGGTTATCTGGGTACGGCTCTTGGAAACCTGCGTTGCGGCAGATTAAGTTTGCTAGATACTCGACGTACTCGTGATACTCTGGTACTGATAATGTATCGATATCCTCATACAACCAAGCTGTCCACTCTTTTTCTAGTTGTACCGCCTCACGAATGTACCCCATTACCCAATCCATATTCTCTTTGGTATTTAAGAATGGATTCTCTGTAACTAGTACTTTGATAATCATACCAAAGATTTCAGAGTGTTGATTCTCATCCGCTTTAATAAGATTAATCATACTATTCGACTCAATCATTTTGTTGTCACGTGCTAGAGAATGGAAGTATACGAATCCTCCAGAGAAATATAACCCTTCTAAAATCTGATAAGCTACTAAGCCTTTAAAGATGGTTTGAATTTCCTCTTGTGTCATCTCTAAATCAGACACACCTAACTCGATTTTACGTTTCAGATATTTCACTAGTACGTCTGTCATATTCTCCAAGTCTACTAGGATATGCTTGTTACGTTTTGCTAATAGCGACAGCTCTCGCACCTTAGCAAAGTGTTTTTGTTTTTCCTCAAATCCGATTACAGATGATGTCATATGCTCGTACGATACGTTATGTGTCGTCTCGAATGAGGCTATTAACGTTAAAACAGAGCGTAGAGCGGGGTCAGAGGTTGTCATGAACAATAGGGTTACAACATCACTAGCCATAGAATCAAGCCAGTTCAGCGCCCCAGAAACACGCTCATACGTAATGCGTTCTTCACGGGACATCTCTAATGCGTATTGCTCGATGTCTTTACCCATTCTAACTTCCTCTGGAATCCAATACTCGGCGAATAAAGCTTTCTGGAAATCGAGCCAGATATCTACTAATTGGTCATCCCAGTTGCGGATACCACTAGCTCGTCCTCCGAATAAACGTGTTGCTCTATTAGGATGCATTTCATTGTATAAACGAAATGGCTTTTCTTGTGTTGTTTTATTGAACATATATAGCTTGTCTCCTTTTTAATTGTTTTCTTGGTAACTACGCTTATCCTCCGCGTCTGTTACGTGAACAAAGCTTACAGACTCTGAATAGTAGCCATTAGATGTACCTAACCAGCGCAATGTTACTGTACCTTTAATTGTAGCAATTTTATAGAATGTCCATGTATGCGAACTATCGTCGTACCAGTCATCCTTTTCCGCTTTGGCGTCTAAACTGTCATGGTTCGTTGATTCTTCTGCCATTAAAATCGGGCTATGTAGTAAGTCTTCTAGGTCGCCATTGATATCTTCGATATAAACCGACTCGCAGCAATCCTGCTGATGGTACATCACGTAGATTTCCCCTTCGGTATCATAAAATACCAATTCATCTGCGCGGCTATCATCAATCCTTGTTAATGTCTTCCCTACCAATCCTTCGAACTCGAATGATTCATTGTTCCAATAATACATATTACTCCTCCTCTAAGCAATCTACTATGATTACTCTCATTTTTTTATAACCTTTACTAGCATCCTTGTTTGTCCACATTTTATCTTGCCCTTGATATCTACGGACTACTGTTCCGTTAGACCACACATTATGTACACTTCTCACTACAGCTCCATCAAAATCAATAACAGCTTTAGCAATCTCTTTATCTAATACAGGTAGCTCTTTAGATGACATCATCAATACCCTCCAGTTCGAAATTATATAAAATGTTCTTAAGATTTGTTGCACTCTTCTCATCTACGTATTTATCATTTACAAATACCTTGACTTTAGGAGCTGTTGATGCATAAGAACCATTTAAATCCCACACAAACTTGATAACATCATTTACTTTTATATGCTTGAAAGCTGCTGCACCTGTTCGTTTTGTGATTCTTCTTACAACGAATTCTCCCCATAAAGTAATCGCATCACTCATTAGAGTCACCATACAGGAATGCGTTAATCGCATGCGCCTCTTCTGTATCATAGCAATGCACATTACCCATCAAACTATGAGCGTCACCCAATAAATCCTCCGCCTCACTTAAGCGTTCTTTCGTGTGTTCCAACTCATGAATTAAAGCTAACGTAAGCTTGTCCCCCATTAAGTTTTGCCACTCTTCACCATAACGTAAAGCTTTAAACACACCGTTATCAAAGTCTACTACAATAGTATACTTGCCTTGTTCTAAACTAATCTCTCTCATTTTAGTCCTCCTTAGGATATTTAATATAACCAGCGTCACTGTCAACCATTTCGTTGAAGATAGAATCAATCCACTCTTGGAACACGGTTAACCCCGTCTCGCTATCTTCATAACCATTGTTAACTAAATCTACAAACCCTTGTGCAAACTTACGTTTAAATTTCACCTTAAGCTCTTCGTCATAGTTATTAGGATTATTATCGAAAGCTACTTGAAGTAAATCGATAGGTAACGTAATAACTACATTCTTTCCACTAACTTTAGCGTACTCCATCTCTTCTCCTCCTTATAAATAAAAATAGCGTAAGATATTACTATAAGTACTCACTCTTACAAGTAATATTTTACACTATTCTGTCTTTTTTGTCAATTACTTTTTACTAGATTTATCATCCGCCCAGCTAAGATTTTCCCACACACCGAACTGATAGATTTGAATATAAGAGGTTGTCTCCAACCATCTCCACTCCTTACCGATAAGCTTAGGCAACCAGAGGAACTGTGTTACTTTTCGTTCCCCTGTCCCAATGTTATCAGAATGGTTCTTTAGCTTAAATCTCATGTTAACCTGCACACATAATGCAATCTGCTGGTTTCTCTCTATCCTCTGTATGAGTATAGTAGATTGTTTTTAAACCTTTCTCCCATGCAGCTAAGTCTAATCGAAGCATTTCAGAGCCTTTGATTTTACTAGACACGTGCATGTTATGAGAGATTCCTTGGTCAGTATATAATTGAGCAGCCGCTACGTGATTAATAGACCACATCTCGTCCATCTCAAACCCTGACTTGTAGAACCATTTTGTTTTATTGTTGTAGTTAGGTGGAGCAATAAGAACTTGCACTCCAGCTTTCGCTTCGTTGTACACTACATTATAGAGTGGGTCAATCGAAGGAGAGCCATTTACAACAATACTGTTTGTTGCTGTAGGAGCTGTCGCAGAGTGATACCCGAAACGGATACCCTTAGAAGCCATCTCACGGTATTCATCCCATTCAGAGCCCGTAAACCCTCGTTTATCGAAGAACGCTCCTGTCTGCCAATCAGAGCCCTCAAACAGTGGATATGAACCTTTCTCTACTGCTAACTCGTGAGAAGCAATCAATTTCGCTTTTAGATAGCGCTTATAGAACTCCCCTACGAACTCTGTTGCTTCGTTAGACTCCCAACTAATACCTAAGTCTGTAAGCAATGTAGCCATACCTAGTACGCCCGCACCAACAGCACGATATTTGTTATTTGTCTTAACTGCTTGACCAACTACTAAACGCCCCATTGTGATAACATTATCGAGCATACGCATTTGAATGTTAACTACTCGCTGGAATTCTTCGTCAGATAAGTAGTGTGTACGATGAGCTGCTGTAGAGCTTAAGTTACATGTTACAAGGTCACCGTGTTTTACTTTGTATACTACGAATCCTTCTTCATCTTCACCATCATTGATAACATCATCGTAAGACATGTTCATGATGATTTCCGTACATAAGTTAGAACCGTAAGGCATACCTTCATGTTCGTTCGGATTCAAACGAGCGCTTGTATCTGAGAAGTATAAGTACGGTGTTCCACCAGTTCTACGAGCTATGAAGATTTTCTTGTAGATATCTTTTACACTCAATACTGTTTTAATCTCTAAATCTAATTTCTCAGCTTCACGATACCAGTATGTAAATGCATGGTCGATAGGGTTTGGTGTTTCACCTTTCTTAAGAATCTTCTTGTCGTATTGCTTATTCAAGTCGATACCAAGCTTTTGTTTAACTTCATAAGGGTCAAACACTGTGAATACTCCGCCATCACGTAAACGTCTCATAAATTCATCAGGCAATGTAACTCCTGTTGTAATAGAGTGAGCGCGTTTCTCTTGCGTACCTGTCTTCAATCGTAACTCTAGGAAGTCCATGATATCTGCATGCCACACAGGAAGGTATAATGCTACTCCAGCTTTACGCGTTCCTGTCTGGTCTACATACTCTGCTAGTACTGATAATAGACGAGCAGGGTGTAAAATACCATTGTTTGTAACTTTCACTCCACGGATACGAGAACCACGAGCACGTAAGAATCCTCCGAAGATACCGATACCCGAACCTTCACGAGAGAACTTAGCAATCTGTTTAATAACATCGAAGATACTTTCTAATGTATCGTCCATTGTTAAAATGTGACAAGATGATAATGAGCCATGTGGCGCACCAGCATTTTTAAGTGTCGGTGTTGCTAACCCAACATAGTGTTCTGATAGTACGTAGTAAGCTTCGCGTACGAAGTCCATACGTTTTTCTTTATCTTCTTTATGCATTAAGTATAGCGCTACTGTTAGGAAACGCTCTTGAGGAAGTTCTACTAACTTACCTTTATCATTATGTATTAAGAATGTTTTCTTAAGTGTTTGAAGTCCACTGTGACTGAACATCTTATCTTTTTCCATCTTGATAAGCTTGCCAGCTTCTTCTAGTTCTTCACGAGTATATGCGTCTAATAGAACTTGAGAGTATTTGCCTCGCTCTACCATCGCTACTACGTGTGAAGCGTAGTCTCCATAACCATCCTTATAGTTGAAGCCTCGTAGTTTACTAGCTTCCTTGTACATGGAACGTAAAAATACTGCTGCTGTAAAGTTAAGTAATTCTAGATTGTCTGTTGTAACTCGTGCTTGTGCTTCACGAATTAGATATGTAAATAATGATGATGCGTCTACTTGTTTTTTAGCAGATACAAACGAAAGTACTGTATCCGTAATTTCTTGCAGCTCTTCTGAATTCAATTTCTCTTTGTCTTTTGTCTCATCGATAATACTATCAACGAAGTCCACAAAACGTGTTGCATCAAATTCTTTCTCTTGGACATAAGACTCTCTATTTTTGGTAATAACCGTCATTCAATAAATCCCCTCTTTCTTTTTTCATGATACATAATATAATACTTCGACTAGTTATTTCGAATATCCCACTCTAGGTTGCGATATAAGTCAAACAACCAATATTTGTCTACCGATGTGAATCCTTCAATTGTTGTTAGAAGAGTATCGAACGATTGCTCCTCATCACGGAAGTCTTTATAGGAAACTGTCTGTCTAGACACTGGGAAACTCTTATCTAACACTTCGTAAAACTCATCTGTGTAGGGGATAAGTACATAGATTATATCTCTATTTTTAGAGAACATCAGACAAGGTGACATGCCTAGCGATTTCATACGTCTAGCATCGTCTACTACCTGATTAAACCATTCCTTAATCTTACCTGTACCTTTGAACAAGTTAGCTAATTCCCAACCTTCTTGTTTCTTCGATTCATATACGAAACAGTTCTGACTATTTACAGGGAATGTGATGTCTCCTACCATTCGTGTGTCTGTTCCGAATCGTGTACCTCCTGCACCTGACTGAGGTACTCTATGTACGTTCTCGCCACTCCATTCACCAAGAATCTTAGCGATTTTTAATTCTGCTGATGCGCCTTTCTGTTTAGCGCCACGACCTTGACTAGCCAATCAACGAACTCCTTTCCCGTATACTATAATATTTTTATTGCTGATATGCATATGTTTTCTATAATCTATTTCTTGAATCGATATCCATCCGTCCCATATAGGGCTAATCTCGCATACAGGATATCGTTCACCCTTAACCAATCCTAATTCATCACCAATAACTAACACTTCTAGTATTAATTTGTTATACCTATGCATGGTGAACCTCCTTAAAGGAGAGGAGATTAGTTCTCCTCAGGTTTTTGTTCTTCTGCTTTAGCATCTACTAACTTTAACATCTCTGCTACTTGCTGCGCGTGTTCTGCTGCTGCTTCGTCAATCATTTCTTCTGTAGCACCTAGTTTCTTAAGTACTTTACCTTGGATTTGAACTGTTTTCATAACTTCTGTAAGTTTGTTTTCTAGCTCGTCCAAGATTTGAGTTAAAGAGAATCGAGCGATTAGTGTAGCATCCTCAATAGATGCTGGTTCTTGTGAAAGGCGTCGGATAACTGCTGCATGCTCTTCCGATGTTACGACACCTGAGTGTAAGTATTCAATATATGTTTTCATGTCCTCTAGAGATAATGAACCTTGCATAATCGCGATTTCTTCTTGCAGCGTATCTACCGCTTTTGTTAATTGTGAATTTGTTAATGTTTTACCCATGTGTGTATTAGTCTCCTTTTATTTAAATAGTTCATCTCCGCGCTCATCGAAGGCGTCGTAGATGTTGAGTTTTATATCTTCTGATAGTTTATCTACTATCAATCTAAGTCTAGCTTCGTTAATAGCTTGTGATGTATCAATATGTATAATGATGTCGTTTGTTACGTCAAAGATAGCTTCTGCTACATCGTACAGGTCTACCACTTCACCTTTCGCGCCCTCACGAAGATGCATGAGAGTTTTACCATCATTAGCTAATTTCGCTGCGATAATCGCCTCTATGTAATCAGTAACTTTAGTCTGCATGTGTATCCTCCTCTATGGCATAGTTGTTAAAATCCACATAACTAAATCTACAACCCAACCTACTACTAGCCCTACTAGCAAGAACCCTAAAATTAAAATCCCGCAAACAACTCCCATACCCAACAATAGTATTGGGATTACAGAGAAAGAAATCCATATACCTTTCTTTGCGGACTCTTTCATAATCCACTCCTTGCGGTCTCTATCATAGTTTTCTTTCCAATAGTTGTAGTAGATAACTAGAGATAATAGCACGTAACCAATTACGCATAGTGTAATCATAGGCGACCTGTACCACCATATGAGCTGTCTCCGCGTTTAGTCTCATCTAGCTCGTCCACTTCGTTGTAAATCGCGTGGATTCTTGGTTGATAATGAATTTGAGCGATACGCTCTCCTTTTTCGATGTAGATAGTCCCACGAGGTACTAAGTCTACAAATAGGCGTTGCTGCGATGTTGGTTGTGGAGCTTTTTGGTCTAGCAATGCATCCTTCTCGCGCATTGTTAATTGTTTTCCAGCGTCAAGTTTCTTACGAATTTCTGTAAGTCGAGAGATAGCAAACTCCCCAGCAGCTTTACGTTTCTTCCAAGATTCTAGCTCTTTATTGAAGTCTTCCATAGTGCTAGGTTTGTCATAACCTAATGTCTCGGAATCTTTTTCATAGAATTCACGAGCGTTCTCAAGAACCTCTGATGGAACTTCTGATAATGGGATTCGTTTACCTTTAGAGTCCATAACAAAGTCTACTAACGTAGAATCAATAAAGACGTTGCGTAATAGAATACCTAAGTATCCTCGATATGTACCTTCAATAATACCTGTGCAATTCGATAACATAATCGGTGTATGATATGCAGAACCGCTTCGGGTATTTGCTTTCATTCCGTATCTATCTGAGAAAGCTGTTTTCAATCCCGTAGGAACTAGAACAGAACCAAATGTACTAGGTGGAACTAAGCGTCCTTCTGCTGCACGGATATCATCACAGAAGTCATTACCATGAGCGTTCTCAGGTAAGTAACCGTCACCAATAACGATATCTACTTTTACGCTATCTGGATAACGTTTTAATTCACCTTCGTCTGATTTCTCTCCGATTAACTCAGATAACTCCTTTGGCATGATATTACCAACCGTAAGTGTAAGTGGTTCTTTTGATACTTTCAATTCATCAGTCATTATGTATTTCCTCCTCTTATTTATTTACATCTATAAGTATATCACTTATTTGATAGATTGTCAACGAGTTTTATAGAAATTGTTCGTATATTTTGTCAATTATTTCGTCTAGTTCTTCGCCTGTTACTACATCAGCAGTATTATCCGCTATCTCTCGTAACCTCTCAGCCATTGCTAACCATAATCGTCTGTCCATACTAACCTCCTAGTAAGTTTCTATAATTTTATCGAAATGACCACCTTTATACAGCCACTCAACTAAATCGTCTATACGCACCGTACCTTCCGTAGCGCCTACGTATCTATCTTCATCGTCGTACACTCTAATCTCTATTATTAAATCCCCATCTCTATACTCTGCGAATACCACATCATTTTGTGGATATTCTTCGCACGATAAAGCCATACTTCTTTTAAATAAGTACCCCTCTTTCATACTAACCTCCTAAAGTAAATGTAGTGTTCGCCATATCGTCTCACCCTCTGTATCAGCAGGTATGGCATTGTTAATACGATTCCAAGCTTCTGTATAACCTAGTTCATTCGGGTCTCTATCATCTTCGTTGTACACATAGTAGACCGCTCTGTTAGAATCCACTTCATGGATTTTAGTTGCTACTTTAATAGCTTCTTCCCATCCGTCTCTATCTAGGTAAATGTAAATCGGCGGCTGCTTTGTTTTCGTATCTTTTAATATCTTCTCAATCTGAGATTTAGATACTTGTTTCCCGTACGTTACGACCGCTTCGTTACCTATCGTAATCATATTAAAGAAACCTTCCACAATCACAATCTTATCTTTGTGCCTAGCTCTATTCAAGTTCATAACCACTGTTGCCTTAGAATACTCTGTAGGCTTCGCTGGGGCGTTCAAACTCTTAAGGAATGGTTTAGGTTCTATAGAGCGTGTATTCCAGTATATCGCCTTACCATTGTTGTCAAACGCAAAGAATACTAAATGATTGATTAATCGAAGTTCTTTCCCATTTGTTAATGTCGAAACCCCATCCGTCACGTAACAGATGTTGTGATGTTTAATTTGCTCTAATGTAACTCCACGTCCATGTAAGTATGTAAGGAATGGGAAAGCCTCTGGATTATTGAAGTTCTCTAATAATGACTTGCAATTCGTAGGTGGTCGAGGGCAAGTTAACTTTACACGCTGGTCTTGCTCCTCATGAATAACGTCTCCTTGATTCGCTATAAACAGAAGTACTTGCTCTTCTTCGGTTAAGTGTGCTCCGTACTTAGAGTGAGACATGTTTTCTCCGTTATAATCTCCTACATGATAATCATAAACTTCTAAGATATCTTTTGCTTCTTTGTAGTCTACTCCATATAGTTTCATAACAAATGCAATCGGATATCCAGACTCTCCACATCTTTTACATTGCCATCCACCTTTAGGACTCTCATCTACATAGAATTTATATTTCTCATTACCGCAGAACGGACAATTGAATCGTATCTCGCCACCAGAAGCGGGCTTACTATCTCCTAATTCTTGTTCAAGTAAATCAATAAACATTATCTCACCTCTTATGCGTTAGCTCTGTACATGACACGTAAGTATGTATAAACTTCTCCTAGTAATTTGATTTCTGCTCGTTCTTTTTTATTAGCAAGCTGATATACCTGTTCGTCTGTAAATAGACTTAAACCGATACCATCTTCCACATCAAGACCTGATTTATTACCTTCCTTCTCGATATAACGAGTGGTAAGCTTCTCTCTTAATGCTGTTACAGCAGATAATACTAATTTCGTAGATTCTACGTTATCTCCAATGAAGTTGTAGTTCTTATCGTAATCGATAAATCCTTGTCGTCTACCCCACTTTAATGTCGCTCTGTTGCTTAAGAACACATCGTCTTTGTACGGAACTCCATCTTTAATTGGTAATGGTTTTGCTCGTTTCGCTTTCTTAACTGAGTAGCTGTCGTCCTCGCTCATTGAATCTAATGTTAGATACATGATTTGTTTCGCATCTGAGAACTTGTATTCATAGTTCATGTTCAGTGGATACCAGTAGATGATATTATCTTTAGGTAGAATGATTTCAACCTCTTCTTTAGCCTCCCCGTCATCCACTTTAGCTGTGCTTTCTAGTAGTAATAGAATCTCCTCTTCACTATAATTAATTACCTTCATCCATTTTATCTCCTTTGTTTATTCTTGAAATTCCGTGTTTATCCTTCGTAATTGTAATAACCTTTTCAAATAACGCTTTAAAGTGGCTGCTTTGTGTAATAACAAATACTGTACCAATAACCTTCGCACGTTCTTTTAATAACTCTAATACTGATTCGATACCTACGTCGTCTAGCGCATCGAACACTTCATCGTATACAATAAAGTTTGTATGTGATGCTATTAAATCTTGTAATGCTAGAGAGATAGCCAAGTCCGCGCGCTTGCGTTCGCCGCCTGAATTTAATTTATAATTGTCTCCGCCCACATGGTTCATCAGTTTAACATCGAACTTATCTGAATATGTCTTGTCCTTTTTCAGTGTTCGCGTACTAAACTCAAGCTCCATGTTCTCCCCAGCCAATTGTTTTAGGTACTTGTTACCTTTTTCATTTAATACTGGTGTAATCAGGTCTAATACATGAGACTTAACTCCCTCATTGGAGTATACTTTAACAACGTCCTCGTTCTCTTTCTTATCGAGTTCCAGAGCAACAAGTTCTTTTTTAGCTACTTTAATTTTCTCTTCGATTATTGCACGTTCATCATCACGTTTCTTCGGCTCTGTGACTGTGCTTAACTTTTCAATATTTGATTTCACAATCTCTACATTATGCTTAAGCTTCTGTAGATTATTTTCGTATGTACGTATGTATGATTCTTTATTTTGAATTTCTGTATGTATGCTACTTTGCTTGATAACAACTTTACTTTGCTCTACTTTCTTAGCTTCATAAGCTGCTTTCTTCGTATCACAGTCTGCTATCAACTGGTCTCTTAATTGAGCGAGTTCTCGTAACTCTAACACGATTGGCTCAAGCTGCTTTCTAATACCTTGCTGCTCTGTTATGATATGTGTTGTATCAATCGGGTTACCACACATCGGACACGTATCCGAGCTGTCTAATTGCTTGTAGTTTTTCACAAGCTGGTTCTTCTGATATGTAAGTTCTTTCTCTTTATTAGACATACTGTTCAATTTATCGTACGCTTCTAAATATGCCTCTTCTTCTACAGACACATCGATGTTAGCAATCTCTTCTAAACTTTCTTTCAACTTGATTATCTCGTCTCGATGCTGCTCTACAAAACCGAAGTACTGTGCAGGATAATCATTCTGTTGCTTGATGACTTCTCCTAGATTTACTCGTTCTGCTGCAAGTGATTGTTTTGTACTCTCATATCGATTAATATCTTCCTGTTCGAGCCTGTCCACTTGTTGCAGCTCCCAGTCTAACTTCTCAAGCTCTTTGTTTTTCTCGTCAATCTTCTTTTGACTCTCTTTTACTATATCTTTAGCAATCTCTTGCGCCTTCGAGTAGACATCTAGTTTTAGAATGCTATCTAGAATTTCTTTCTTGCTAGAGTCTGTTAAAGATGCAAAAGCACCAAGACCGCCGCCTTGAGCAAATAGAATACTATTCAAGAATGTTAGATGAGAAACACCTACTAGCTTTTCGATAAGTTTATTTGTATCTGGGTCTGTCTTTGCTGTTATGTCTGTCCCGTTACGAGACACCTTTACTTTATTACCAAACTTACTATGTTTTCTGTACCTTGTAATTATGTATGTATCACCGTCTAGTTCACCTTCTAAAGAGACCATAGTATCTTTGCCAATCTTATTGTTGACTACTTCATCTGCTTTAGCCCCTTTAGAAATCTTATTAAATAAACACCATGCAACTGACTCAGGTATTAATGTACTCTTACCCGAACCATTACTGCCGTATTTATCATCGCTCTGGTTGTCCCCCTCAATAAGGATTAATCCTTGATTATCTAAATCAACCGTAGCTTCGTTAATCGCTAAGAAGTTTTGTACGGTTAGTTTAATCCACTTCATTAAATTCCTCCTTTTCTCGTTATGGTTAAATTATACTATAGTATCATATATTTGTCAATAAAAAAAGAGACTATTTAAAATAGTCTCTTAATGTGCTGGTGTTCTTGTTAGAATTTGATAGCACCAAGTAACGTATCTGATTTGAGTATGAACATCATCGTATGCATCATGCTTAATCGCAGTAGGCTTTTTATGCATAGTTTTAATTTGTCTCTCGGAGATTCCCGATACTTTCGCAGCTAACTCTACGATAGTACGGACATCACGGTCGCGGTTATACGCGATAGGGTACTTCAACCCAGCCGCTTCGATTTGCGTTTTAAGCATGTTGTTGTCGAATAACATACCGTTACCCCATAGTCGAACATCGTATTTTAATGTCAATCGTTCTAGCCACATATGGAATGCTTTGATTAACATCTCTGGAGAGCGTGTCCCGCCGTTTAACAGACGTTTAAATAACTCTGCATCCGTGTTAAGCCACCACTTAAGTGTGCTACCATCTAAAACTAAGTTATCAGCTTCCTCGATATCAGCAACAAAATTACATTCTGACGTTACATTACCTGTTTCGATATCAAATGCTGCTGCACTAATTTGAAAGATTGTTGAATCTGCTTTTACCCCTAAAGTCTCAATATCTACCATTACGTCTAATCGTTTTTTATCCATTATTTAATCTCCTCCGTGTTCTCTTCTAAATACGCTTCTGTTACTGCTGTGTACCAGAACTCTTCCCCCATGTCTACACGAACGAATAACTCTTGCTCGTCCCAAGTGTCTACTGTAGGTGCTCTAAATAAAATGGTGTAAATATAAGGTGTTTCGTCACCAGACTTGTTGTCCCATATATACTCTTCAAATTTATCTCCAATTTTAAACTCCACGTTAGTCCTCCTCAACTTTTTGTTGCTGCGCCATTTTTAGGACAGCTAATGCTTTATCTTGTACACCTGTAAAAAACATATCTGTGTAAGCTTTTACGATATCAGCTTCATCAGAGCCTACCTTGATATCGATACGTAAGTCTGCTTTATACTCTTTTTGAACTTCCACGCGTAGATTATCTGACGACTCTTTGAATATCTCTACCTCTGTAGCTAGTTCTTGTGGAATAATCATTCGTACATAGTTATTATCCACAATCTCTTGTGTATTCTCATCAATCTCTGTAAGCGTGATAAACTTCTTATTTTCGATAGGAATAAACTCAGGATGTCCTAACTTCTCCATATCGATAAGGAATACGCCTTTATCCTGCCCCTCATCTGAGAAGCTCTCTTGGATTGTGTTACCTGCATAGAACGCAGTACCTGTATCCTCTAAGAACTGCCACTTGTGATAATGTCCTAAAGCTATGTAACCAAACACTAGGGGATGTAAATCTCCTAAGCTAAACGCTCCACCTAGTCTGTGAGAGTGACGACCTGTTTCACTACCGTCTACTCCGAGGTGAGCTACTAGAATAGGTGTTTTATCCTTATCAATAGTCTCTGCATGTGCAGCAAACTCATCAATCTTGCTCTTGATGAAGTCTACGTTATCAGAATATGAAATCGGGTAGAGTACTGCATTCTCTGTATGTACTGGTTCGAAGTCATCCATAATATGTACTCGCGGAATCGCTTTAAATGTTTCTAAACTATGTTCTGGGAAGTCACTAGAATCCTGTTGGTCATGATTACCTACAATCATGTACATATGCAAGTCTTCACGTTTCTCCATGTTATCTTTAATTACATTGAAACCCATATTGAACACTACTGATTCTACTCGTTTACGTGCATGGAAGTAATCACCAGTGAAGATGATATTCGCATTATGCTTGTCCGCTAACTCGAATACCTTCTCCATAGTGTTCCATTGTGCTAGTAATCTATCAGTAACTTCAATCTGCTTTCCTTTGTAATCAAAAATCATCGGTCGGGCGAAATTTGTGAAGTTATGCCAGTGAAAATCCCCGAATACGATGAAGTTTTTTCTCATTCAATTTCCTCCAGTAATCGGTTAATATCGTCGTCATCAAAACTATATAACATTTCACCATGATAGAATAGGTGTAAAACTTGGAAGAATGCATATACTTGTCCAGATACATATTGAATTTGCTCTACATCTTTCGGGTCATAACCATCTGGTACGAGCTCTTCCCGTAAAACGCTTACCGTGTACTTGAATTCTTCTTCAATCTTTTTAATGTCTCTAATCATTTGTATCTCCCCCTTTCTTTTAAGCTCTTTCTAGTAATTCTTGTACATCATCACCATCAAACTCTTCTCTAGTAACGCCATCTACCATAAAGAATAATAGTTTAGCGTATGCGTATTGTTGACCAACGATGTATGCTTCGTTTGCATCGTCAATCGTTTCAATACGCTCCTCAGCGTCAAGAACCTCTTCCAATAATGTAATTAATTCCTCTTTAATAGATAAAACTGTCATTGTTATTTCTCTCCCTTTTCTTTTAGTGTGTACATAGTGGTTTGAATTTTTTCACCATTATTCAACTGGATTAAGATTTTTCCATTACTTATAGCGTAGTATTCAACTTCGTGTTGTGTATATGTACTAACTCCTAAACCATCAGTCACCTTTATAACAAGCTGATAAGGCTCTTTAGGTTTCTTAGGCTCTTCCTTTTTTGTCGTACACCCTGCCAATAGCAGCCCAGTAGTTAGCGCGCTTAATAATATCTTTTTCACGTTCTTCCTCCTCCATCTGATTTACAAAGGCTTGCAACTCTTCGATTAGTTCTCTAGCTCCTTGTACATTGACAGCTACACTTAAAATACCTGACTCTTCGAACTGCTCGTCCTCTGGAACTTCTGATAAATCTACCTCAAAGCATAGATTCAAATGGTTTCGGAAGTCGTAAATTGTTCCCGCTTCTCTAATTATACCCATGTTATCGACAGTATCCGTCTCACTTAATCGAATCATGTTATCCCTCCTCCTCTTAATTTACTTTAAGTATAACACTATTTCGCGCCACCTGCAAGTGCTTTATTTATTTCGTCACTTAAATTTGGCATAGGAGGTTTATTACCTTTATCTCCGCCACCCTTATTGATACCTAGAGAGTTCCTCTGGTCTTCTACTTCTTTTAGAATCCGTTGATGTTCCAACTTCTCAGGAGATATTTTATTTGGGTCGTACGGGTCAGGTTCATAATCACGAATCAATTGCCGCTTACCGTCTACTACGAATCCTAGCATCTTATCATAAACTCCGTCAGGCGGGTTACGAACCTTATCTGCATATAGCCGCACGAATCCTGCTTCATACTCTTCTGGAGTTTGGTTGACTACTAGAACTAATTCCGTCGCGTTCTTCTTACGAATAGAACCTTCCATATGTTCTGATGTACGCGTAACTGCGTTGTACGCTGAACGGTTTAACTGAGAGGCTGTCCACATTAAAACATTGTAGTCTTGTGCAATACGTCGAACCTCTTCGAATAATCGTCCACCATCTTCTGCTTCATTACCTGTAGCATTAGGGTTTCGTAGTAACTCAGGGTAGTCAATGATTACGATATCTAGCTGTACACCTTTACGTAATAGAACATCTGAGATAAGTTGTTCAATCGTAAATGGTGTAACTGTTCGTGGAGAGTAGCGAGCAAAGAACAAGTTACCGAAGTTGTCTCTATACTTCTCATAGAAACGCTGTCTTCGTTCAAATGCGTCTTCGTTCAATACTCCGTTCGTAATAATGTCTGCTCTAGATTGGCTTAACATAGCTTGTTCGAATCGAAGTACCATTCGATTTTCTAGCTCCTCTAAAGCAATGAATAACACATTATAACCTTGTTTAACATATGAAGTAGCTAAGTTTGTCAAGAATAAAGTTTTACCAGAACCTGATAATGCTGATACAAGCCCTAGTTCACCTTTAGCTAAACCGCCACCATTCAATCTATCTAGCTCTTTGAATCCAGTAGGAATCGTATTCGACTGTACTGTTTCCAGTAATCGTCGCTTGTATTCTTTATCGTCGATAACGTTGATAATCTTATCGTTACCGCCTGTAATGTCTAAAGATAATATGTATCGAAGTTCATCCGCTAGTTTATCTTGGAAAACTTCGTCGTCCAGCTTCATAGCTGCTTTCTTAAGTAATTCAATACGCATATAGCGCTTAATATGTTTGGATAAGGCTTCATCGATTACCTCGTCATCGCTGCTATCTCGAATATCATATAGCTCGCTGATGGTATCGAAGTACTCTTGTTGTTTCTCTGCATCTGCCTTCTGTCTATCTAACTTAGCTTCTACTAAAGTAGTAAGCGCCGCCTCTGTAATGGAAGCGGAGTTAGTTTGATAGAATAGCCGTAATACCTGTGCCAGCTCAATACTCATGTTGTCGTTGTCAAGCGCAGACTTAGGTATGATAGGCAAAATCTCCTTAGCAAATGCGGGGTGCATAATCGCCTTTCTTAAAATCTCTTTAACCATAGGTTTTACCATATATTAAATTCCTCCTCTGTTAAATTATACTAGATTACAGCTCACCTGTCAAGTTGAAGTTATTGATTAGATTATTAATAGAGTTACGTTTTTCGTAGTTAGCAGCTACATGACTCTGTTGCATCGCTACTAAGTCTTCATCTACATTACGCTTTGCTTTTTTAGGAGCATACTTGTCTTTCGATACGTCTGCAACATCTACAGATGTGTCAAGTAATTCGACTTCTACTACGTCTCTTAACTTCTCTACAATCTGTTCAATGTCAAGCACACAGTATTTCGTTACAGGTACTACGTCTTTTCCTACTTCTTTGAAAGCGTTTTGGTATGTTTCGTAAGAGATGTGAACTCCATTCTTCTGCTCAATTAACTCAAACAGGAAGCTAGTATGCATACTATCAGTTAATGATACATAATCTTTTAGTGCAGCATAAATAACTTTCTCGTTGTCCTTCTCATGAGGTTTATAGAATTTGCCTAGCGCGTAACAAGCTTCACGTTTGTAAGATAGCTCGTCTTGTTTACGTGTTCTAGGGATAGATGCCAATGTCATACGTAATAGCTCAGATACTAGTAATTCTTTTTTAACACCTCGAAGAGCACCTTCAAAATGCATGTAAGTATGTCGAACGATGAAGTCTTTAATCGCATCCTGAGACTCTTGGGAAATATTTTGTTCCTGCATCTGTTTTACTACGCTGTTGTAATATTCAAGCATAATAAGTTCATCCGCATTTGTTCCATCAGGGAAGAAGAAAGCGCCGTAACGTTTCTCTAGTGGAGCTGTGGATAATTTAATTCCGTTCTCTGATAACTCGTCTGTAAGTTGTGTAACAACGATATCTCCAGAGAATGGTTGGATGTTCTCAATTGTACGGATGTTATGTAATACTCCACGCTTACCATATCGCTTGTCACGGTTATATGCTTCTAGTGATTTTTCACTGTATAACGTGTTTACATAGGGCTTTGCAGTTGTGGATTTCTTTGCATTCTTTTGTTCTGCAATAAATGTGGACAGCTTGAATTGAGATGCCATATGTTCGGGCAAGTCAATGCTGTTTTCCTCACAGAATTGCACATACTTAACAAAGTGTTTGAATACAGTTGTACCAAAGAACTGTTCTTCAAGTACATGATAGTCAGGAGATACCGCTGTCAATTTACGAATGCTATATGCTAATCCTGCTTTCTCTTTCTCTGCATACACTTCATTTTGTCTTTTTGTAAATAAATATGCATAACGACTGTATAATGACGCCGCAATGTACGCTTTGTAGTTTAATTCTGGGTTATCTGTTCGTTGGAAAATACTCCATGTAGGATAGTGAATCTGCTCTAACTCCTCATTCAGAGCAGTAATAGAATCCTGTTCCTTATTTCTTTTGAGCAGCGCATCTAACATCTCGTGTTTCGTTCTACGTGGGCGTTTATTCTGGTTTTCTTTCTTAGGCTTTTTAGGGAACTTTTGTTGAGCAAGTTCTTTAATGTTCACACCACTATTCACTACTGCTTCGTCCGATGTAGTAAATTTAACTAGTTGGTCATTGAACTTGACAACAGAACCTTTCCCTCTACCTTTCTCTCCGTGAACTTCGAAAATACCATTTTGTTCCAGCTCTTTGATATGTCTGTATACAGTCTTCGGGTCTTTCCCAAGTTCCTTTGCTAACTCCGTCTTTTTAAATATAGCCACGTTGTTAATAGAGTTTTTAGCTCTTTGTAAAAGCGTTTGTAGAACGTCTACAAGTTTATTGTTTACTGTCAATACTTGTGCATCGATAAGTACTCCGTTTGGAGCTATTGTTGCTGTGCTCATGTAATCATCCTTCCGTAAGTTTTGATACACCTTAGAGGTCTATAACTCTATTATACCAAAATCAGAAAGTTATCCACATTAGCAAGCCATAAATTCTTCATCGAAGTAGAACTTAGTCATCAATTTGTCCACAATTCCGTGGAAATATGAGAATAAAGATTTCTTGATTCTAACGCCTTTTTTGTATTTCATAACAAGACTTTGTAGTGCTGCTATGCCAATTTTTTCCTCCTGTGACTTTGTGAATAGTTTCTCACCGTTAACAGGTCTATTATTCTGTTTAACTACTTTCCAGAACTCTTCTATGTCTTTAGCTTTATCAAAATAAGAAGATGCTAAGTTAGCGAAACGTGGCGATACCCAGTGTGCCACAAATTCTGCGTCTTTTATATTATCTCTAGTATTACTCTTATTATGTAAATCATTACGTTCTTTTAATCTTTTATATGTTTTATGTTTTGTTTTAAGGTTTATAGCTGTTGTTTTCTTGCTCGGACAGTTATGTACATTTTTTTGAGGTGTCTTGTAGGACTCCTCTTCGTTTATGTATGGCTCAATTGTAATTGCATTTGATGTCTGTCTCATGTCTGTCGGTCGCTTCATTGCATGTTCTTGAATCATATGTAAGTCTACCAATCTTTTAACCAGTCGCTGCACCGTCTTATAACTTACTCCCATGATTACTGATATGGAGCGTTTCGTCAGGAAGCTTACTCCTAAGTGTTTGCAGCTATGTTTCTTAAGTATCATAATCAACTTGGAGAGCTTGTCCTTCACATCTTCACGAACTTTAAGTTCTTTAATCTTGTCACGGTATGTACGAACTGTCTTGTTCATTTCCTCCAAGTCTGTAAATGTGGATAACTCTTTATATGTATTCTCACCTGCAAGCAGGTCAATTCGTTCTCTTGCCATATGTACAACTCCTTAAATTATTTTACAAAAAGTATATTAGCATAAAAAAAGAAGACAATCAATAGATTATCTTCATGGTAGGACAATTATTTTGCTCCGAGCATTTTCACATCTTCTAAAAAACATAGTATTTTCTCCTCTCTTTCTTGATTATAACTCTTATGATTTGGATACCAATCAAAGAAAGAGTTGTTATGTTTACTGCTATTACAAGACGTACAAGCAGGTATTATATTACTAATAGTGTATCCGCCTCCGCTAGTAAGGGGTATAAAATGGTCTTGACATAGTTTTGAATCAACATCGCCGCAATACGCGCAAGTATTATTAAAATAGTCTTTAGTAAACTCCCAATCTTCTTCTGTAAGGTCTGCAATAGTAGACTCCTCTAATGTTCGTCGTCGCTGCCTGTAAATACGAACTTTCTCTTGGTTATTTTGTCTCCATGTCCGCTGTATCTCGTTATATTTTTCTCTATTCTCCTCACGCCAACGTCTTCCATTCTCTTTATAATTCTCTTTGTTTTCCTGATAGTAGCGTTGTTGATTTGCTTTAACGTTTGATTCGTTGTCTCGTCTATACTCACGTTGCTTTTCTAACAGCAGTTCTTTATTCTTCTCGGTGTACTCTTTATGATAGGCGTGGTTGTACTCTTTTATGTAGTCTTTATTCTTATCACGCCACTTTTTATTCTTAGATAAAATCTTGTCTTTATCAGCAGCATAACGTTCTTTTTGGTTTCTTCGAGTATATGCTCTCTCACATTCACGACATTGAGAAATATATTTACCTTTTCTTATTCGAAAATTAGTATCGGTAAGCTCTTTCTCTATATGACATTTAGTACATATTTTGACACCCATACTACTTCGCCCCTAAATATCGGACATCGAACTTTTCGTCTTGGTAGATTCTAAGTCTTTCTTTCGAATGCTTAAGTAAAATCTTATGTGTTTTGTCGATAAAATCAATTACTAACGTTTGGTTTCCATCGATACCATTTAAGCGCAATCCACGACCGATACGTTGCAGAATTTGTCGAAGACTTTTCCCTGCACCAGCTAATACAAGACAACCGATACAACTTAAATCGAGACCTTCATCGATAATAGTCGTACCAATCATAAATGGTATCTCACCAGATGAGAACTTGTCAAGTACTTCTTTACGCTCGTCCAATTCTAGTTCACCTTTTAAGAATGAACACTCGTAACCTTTGGCTCTAAGTTTCTCTTGAATACTTTCACCGTGTTCGATATGATTGACAGAGAATAGTACTCCAGCTTTTTTCTTTTCATAGAATGCAACGGCTACTTGTACTGCCATATCATTTCGGTAATCATTTTGAGAGATTCCTACTTTATAAGCTTCCATGTAGTTATCTGCTAATTCGATACCGCGAGGTTCTTTTATTTCTAACATTCTGATTTTTGGTTTGGAAGAAACGCCTCGACTGATAAGTTCGTCATTAGATACTTTAACGATGATGTCATTGAATAGTGCGCGGATACGTTGATATAGATGAACATCTTTTTTGTCAACTGTACCTGTTAGGGCTACTCGGTATTGTGCATTTGAAAATTGCAATGCATTCGTGTACCATGTATCACCTTTAATTCTATGAGCCTCATCCCCAATAAATACTCGAACCGATTCGACAAAATCTTTAGCAGTTTTCCATTTTTCGAAATTCTTTTTATTCTTCTTAAGAAGGATTTTCTCGAACTCTGCATTGTAGCTTCGTAGAACCATTTGTACTTTCTTGTCAGTATATGCATTATCGTAAGCAAGAGCTGTTAAGATTTGTTCAATCTCGACATCGTTCTTTGTTTTTGGCTTCCAGTTCTTTAGGAAATTCTTAATCAATGTTCGAGTGTTTACTGTATCAAGGAACTTAGGAGCTATCTCTTCTGCCATCTTCTTGACAAGTCTATCCTTTTGTGTTAGTGTCACACCTTTCTTCGGGTCTGATAATGCACTTGATAGAGTTGGACTCATAACGAATACTAGCTTCTTATTCTTAATATCGAACTTGCCTTCTCCAACTAGTCCGACATCTTTCTCTTTCATACCTAATGCCTCTGTAATACTTTTTTTAGCTTGACTTAAGATATCCTTTGAGTGTACCATGAATACAATACGTTCATTGCGTCCAATCAATGGCATGAGAATTTTAATGATTCCAGCAGCAGACATCGTTTTACCCGCGTTTGTTGCTAAGTTGACAATTCCGATTTGGTCACGAATGATTGCTTCTACTGCACGATATTGATAGTCACGTAATGTGATAGTTTGTCCATCCTTGATAAGCTCAATCTCTTTATCTAGATTATCAGGGTGTAATAATGGTGATGGTCTATTATCTATTAATTCATATGTAAGGTTTGGAAGGTACTCTTGCATTTCACGGATACCTTCTAAGAATAAATTTACTAGTCCTGTAGGGAACGAGTTCTCTTTCATATCGTAGTAATCTGTAATACCATCCCATGCTCCGCTCTTATATGCTCTTGAATGTATAGCGTTAGGGTCTTTTACTCCTAACTTATGATGCATATGGTCTTTTACCTTTTCCTCTTTTAATGTATCTCCATCGAAATCTACGTGTGTATAGATGATTCCAACTGTTATCTTCATTCATTCATCTCCTCTTATTTTTGCTTATATATTAATTATAACAATGTTCAGAATAATCCATAAAAAAGAGGTCACTACATAGTGACCTTTTCTTTCATTTGTGCTATTAATGCTGTTAAATCTTCTTTCATTTTATCTACTTCTGCAAGCTTTGTATCAAGCTCTTCTGACTTATCTTGGATGTTTCTTAACGTTGCTAAATGCTTTATTTCAGAATCAGTAGGAGCGAATACTAACGCTCCCGACTTATCTCTTCGTTCTAATGGCATATAATCCCTCCTGTTAAATGCTCGTTCTATTTAACGCTGTAAGTTTCTTAACACGTGGACGTAAGAATCGATTATCACCTTTAAGCAGTAAACGATACTTAACTGATGTCTGGTTGTTTCCGACAGTCTCAGTAATAGAGATACGTGTGAACTCTGCTGTGTCTGGTGCAGTCTTCTTAGCTCCTTTAAAGTCGTTCCAGTTCGTACCACCATTTAACGAGTACTGAGGTGTTACGCTTGTACCTGCTGGAGCTGCTTCGCTGTACTCGATGATGATTGTATTGAAAGGTGCATCCTTCTGGTCAATCGTTCTTGTTGTGTACTTACCTTCCGTCGCGCTTACGAAGTTTACGAATAGTAAATCATCTAGGGCTAACATCGGTGAGATATAACGATTCGATTTGAACTTGGCTCGTAACTTCGCTAACCCAACAACGAATGGTGTCTGTTGACTTGAGTAGTTTGATAGTGGCAGCCACGGTACGTTATCGATGGATACAGTTCCCATGCTAGACTGTGGAACGATTTTAACTTCCCAGCTACAACCTGTGTTGTCTGGTGTTAAGTACGAAGCCATTAGTAGGATGCCGTTTGAATCGATATTACGCATCGTATCAAATTCGATAATACCTTCTTCTGCAAAGGTAGCAGTATAGATTTTGAACTTCATGTCAGTTGTTTGGTGAACCGTCCATGATACTGCGTTAGAAGAACTGAATAAAACACCGTTCACGTAAGGCTGAGATGTTACAGTTTGCTTTTCTACCCCTACTGTATCCTCTCCTAGTGTAGCAGTCCACATCGTATAGTTAGCACTGTCTGTGATGAATACCACACAGTAACTTTGTCCTGCTTCAACCATTAACGGGTCATCAAGTGCAATCTTAGTTTCTAATGTTGCGTCACTAGATACATTGATGTCTTTAGGAGTTAATACACGTTCTGCGTACACTGTACGGTTTGGTAAACCTCCGTCAGATAGTCCACGAATCTGCATGATGATATTCTCTGATGTTGCTGTTGAAGCTGGCTTAGATGCGAAATAAACACCTACAGATGATACGACACGTGCTTGTGGGAATGCGAAAGATTGTGCTAACGGGTCATACAAGTTGAACGTAACGTGTGTACGTGTAATTGTATCCGTTGTAATCTTTGCAGTACCTTGAGCTGAGAAAGTTGTTGTCGCTTGGTCGGTAACGTTTGTTGCTGTACCACCACGGATTGTAACTTCTCGTGTTCCTGTTCGGATGTTTGGTGGGATTTTAAATGTACCTGTTGCCACCCCGTTTGCATCCGCACGTACTGTACCTGTCTGAGAACCTGCTACTGTACTTCCAGTCGGTTTTACATCTACTCGAACTCCATCGAATGTCAGTGTCAAGTTATTTGCGAATGGACTTAAGTTAGAAACGCTAAAGCTAACGTCAATAGGTCTCATGTACTCGACCATCTCATTACGAGTTGTCTGAGCGGAGCTCCACATAACACCCTCTGCTTTATCTGTTTTCAACCAACCTAATGATGCTTCGTTCCATTGTGCTCCACCTAATAAGTTTGTATTATCTACTAGCCATTGGTTGTAGTCATTTAACTTACCAGCATCACCGTCACCTTGGTGAGCCCACCAACGGTTAATGTTCGTAGTTGCAAACTCTTCATTGTATAACGTAATTCTCTGTTCGTCAATCCAGTTATCAGCAGAAGGTTCTAACTTAAGTAAACCTTGCTTGTTGAATACTTGGTACGGGTTAACGTTCATAGGAGATGTTGCTAACGGTTGTACAATCTCTGCTGTCTCTGTGAACGGGGCTGTTACTAATCGTCCCCATGACTTCGCTACTGACTCGTTCTCCATAAATTTAGGACGAACCTTCTGGTTGTCTGGTGTATTCGTTGACAATGTAATATGAGCATCGTCGAAAGAGAATGCAACTGTTGTCTCTGCTTTATCGATTCGAGAGAAGTCAGTGAAAGCATCTGCGAATACGCCACGCATCGTTAACGGGTCTTGAGATTTTGTTGCTTGTTTCTCTAGCATAAGGATAGCTTGGTTGTACTCGACGTTTTCAAGTCTAGCTTTCATAACCTGCAAGTCTTCCATACGTAGTCGCATAACGGCTGTGTTCTTAACGATAGCCTCATCAGAGTTAGGGAATAAATGGATATTACCAATCTTGAATGTTAATGGGTCTACGTTATCTGGGATACGAGCGTCACCTTCACGAGCTGGTTGACCTTGGATTAATGTGAAGTTACCTTTCATATCTAGTGTTACGATATCTTCACGAGATAGTGTGTAGTCATATGTAACAGAAATTCTACCGTTTGCTTTAGGTCTTGTACCACCAGCTACGTTGAATAATACCTCTGTAAGCCATCCGATACCGTTCTCGTTATCTGTACGAACAACCTTGTAGTCTGTATTCTCTACCATGACTCTATCGTATTCGAATGTTAAGTTATAGGCAGTACCTGTATCTGGCTCTTTACCATTTAGGTTAATACCCCACTGGATGTACTGAATACCACCATCCATTACTAAACGATAGTCTGTGTTTTTTATGTATACTGTTGAGCCTACGTACACTTTCAATGAGTTGTCGTCGATGTTTGTGTACTGTGCAGGGATTGTATCTCTACCACCTTTAACTCCTTTATTGATACGGACGCCACCAGAAGCCTCAGAAGGACTATCAGTACGACCAACAACTACGCTCACTTTATTAACGAACTGGCTACTTAATACTACTCGTTGTTTAGCAGAGTCATATGTGTAACCTTCTTGGTTAACGGTACTAGTTGTCTTCTCTTTTGGAACTTGTATTCTAGTAGATGATGGTTTAGAAATTCGGTAACCATTTACGTAAGCAACACCGCTATCTACACCTACTGTAATATGATTTGCATCTAATCCTTTATCCACCCACATCTGGAATCCTTCGATTTGGTATGAGCCTAATGTCTCTTTATCGCGGAGTGCTAACACATCGTTGATTAGAGAGAACTCTGGTCGGTCTGGCTCGATGAATAAATCGCCATCATTAAATTCATAGATAGATGTTGCTGCATCTTTATTGTAAGTAATCACTACTCGCTCTTCTAATCTATCTGCACCTTCTGATAGATAGTTAGCTACATCTTGAGTTGGGTCAAGTAATGTAGGGTCGTCTGCTGATGTGATTACTTTCTGTGAAAGTTCGACACCGATAATCTCTTTACCTTTGCCTGTGAATGGAATGGTTTGTGCTGTGAATGAACGAATCTTACCAGCTAAATAAATAAAACCATCTTCAACGGTGATAGCGGTAACGCCTTTTGTTTTGTCTTTTGGGTCTACGTATGTAAAATTGAATGCCATACCTGATTGGATTGCACCGTCTTTAAAGATACTGTCACCCATTCTTTTAACGTTAAAGTCAAAGATGGATTGCATCTCGTTCAACTCAGATTGTTGTAGAGCCCTGTCCGAATGGAACAAGACTCTTTCTCTGTTGCTGTTTGGTGCAAATCTATCGTAGTATGGTGCTTCATTTAAATTAACATTTGCCATGTACTTCACTCCTACTTATTAGAAATTTTAATTACGAACTCTTCGACCATGTTTAGGTTATCTGCTCGAAGTTGTGTTGCTTTACCTTCTTCATATGGTATTGGGTCTCCCTTGTTGATGCAGATATTTTTTATTCGCATCTTCGCACCAGTAGAGGATGCTACACGAGGGAATCGGATACGCCACATAATATGTTGAGCTGTTGAGCGCATCGGTTCAGTGAAAGTTATTCTACTCCATTCACCTGTTTTCGCTGTGACGATATGTGGTGACTCTTGCCATAGTGTCCCATTGTGATAGAAGAACACTACGTTTGCGTTAGGTACATCTGAGTAAAGGTCGAAAGATACAGATACCTTATCGTCTTTAGAGAAGTTTACTAGTTCTTGCCAATACTGACCTAACTGTAAAAATGAATCATTAGAGTCTTTGCAAGTCATCTCTATGTAGTCCTCTTTAAACGCTGTATCGCATCTTTGGAATCTCAATGTTTTCATGTCATCTGGTCTATCGCTTCTGACATCATCTGAGTAGACGAACGGATATACGTTGTTACATGAACCATTCAATACGATGTTCTTTGTATACGAAGGTAAATATTCAACATGAGAGATACTACCAGATTTTGTTACATCGTTCGGTAGTAGGATGTCCTTGTGACCTACCTTTGATATTGGCTGCTCTTCGATGTGTCTTTCTAAATACCCTTTGTTACCCAGCGCTCCACCTTTCACTGTAGCTTGGTAATATAAGAGATTTACATTTTCGCTCTTCATCTTAGCTAAAGGAATCATAAAGAAATCTTTATTCTTATATTTGAGCTTAGGGTATTTCTTTTGCTCATTACCTTCAACGGGAATCAGAGGAATCATCTTATCTATCCTCTTATAACCTATTATACCATTGTCAAGAAGTCTTAAATAAGTAGAGTCCTTTTTAGATATTAACGATGCTATTTTCTCTTGGATATCGTAGTCTTCTATTTTAGCTCCGAAATCTTCTGGAGCTGCTGTGTAGTTTAACGGAGTAGTTCCGACAACTAGTGTTTGTGCTGCTGTTTGAAACACGTTACCTGTTCCTCCAAGTATGTCTACCTCGTATCTCAGTTTACCGTTGTTCGAGATGATGCCCTGTTCTAACGGGATAGTTATACTGAATCGTTGCCAATCTGCTGTAGCAGTACCGACAACTGTACCACCTTTAGAGCTGCCATCACAGAAGAACTTAACTGGCATGGTTTTGATTAAATCCATCTTTGTTATCTCGATATCTGTAATGGAGAAGCTTCCATTCTGACGTAACCAAGTGAAGAAGTAGGGCTCTGTTACATCATCTGCTATAGCTACTGTATTTTCGTATTGTGTCCATACGCCTACAGTTGCGCTAGGTGGTAGCTGCTGCCCTAACCAAACGTTTTTGTCTTTACCTGTAGAGTCCTTACCCTTTATCTCAACCCCTACACCAGATTGCTCCACAGTAGTTGCATTGATTCTATATTTAAATGAGACACGGATTAGTTCACCTTTCTTTAGTGAGGTAATATTACTGCTACTAAGCGGCTGCCTAATACCTCTCCAAGAATCTATTGTTGCGTTTAAAGAAGTCATGGTAGCGATGTTACCGTAAGTCGGGTCTGTACCTAATGTTAATCCTTGCGGATAGGTAGTTGATGAAGGTTCGATGCCATTTAAGAAGTTACCGTTAACGAAGAAATTATTCGTAACTCGAACATCTTGCGCGTACGTTACGGTATCACCTACTTTAGCAGCTCCTCGGTTTATGATACTAGGAACGTTATACCTGATACTTCCCCAGTTAACGGAAGTTTGTGCAACCTTTGTTCCTGACTGTATTTTAGGTAAGATTGTTACGGTAGTAGGATTGTAACTCCACGGGTCATCGTTACCAGAATAGTTTTTAGTCTTTACTAATAAGTTTCTAAGATTGATAATGCGCTTGTTAGCGATAACAGCATCATCTCTTAGTCTATTTGGATTACGTGTGACCATTGCCTTAACACCTGCTGGCTTGTACTTCTCAATCTCATCTAGCAGCTCTAAGGGTACGTGCTTCATTAACCGTACATCAATTACTGCGGATGTATAGTATCGACCTAATATATGGTCTTCACCGTTCAACTTTGATTTATTAAGGATGAATACATTCTTGTATGGTTCATAGATTTCAATCTTAGCTGTTGGGTCGTCTAAGAATTTCTGGATTGCATCCTCTATTGATACTGTTGTTCCACGCTCTATTAAAATATAGTTGACAATTCGTCGTCTATAGTCATCATCTTTCTCACCATCTTTACGGAATACTCCGAAGATATCTCCGAATTCATCTAACCACTCTCCAGTAGCGGTAGGTAAGCTCGCTTCTAATCGACTGTCTATAGCGTCACTTTCAACGGTTTTAAATGCATCTTCTAACGATGCTAGGACGGCGTTGTGAGTGTCTCCGTCCTTCGTTAGTAGTGTTCGCCATAGAGGGTGTAAATACTTTGTAAAGCTCATATAAGCCCTCCTAAACTAAATTAACTTTTATGTTCCCACTTCTGATAATTTCATTACCTTTTACTACGATGTTAGCTGTAGGTTTTTTGTATTGGATATCGTAAACTAATTGCTTGTCTACTCCTTTAATTATACAGGACAAATCACTAAGAATTAGATTCTGGGACGTCTGCATGTTATTTAGATAGCTTTCAATAGAGAATCTGATTCTATCTTCCAGCGCTTTTGTAATAGCTGTTTTTATAGATACTGTAACAGTTACCTCGACATCAACTGCTTTACGTGCTACTGGTTTTACTTCTAATGCGATACCTGCTGCTTTGTAGTTCTTTAGTGATGCTTCGATAGCAAGTTTTACATTGTCTGGTAAATCTCCGTTCTTGTCATGAGCATAAACAATAATCTTACCAATCATCTCTTGTATGTATACCCCTGAGACCTCAGGAACTAACCGTGTACCGTATTCAATTGCTGGAACAGTACCTTTACTTAGGGATTCGATATAAGAGCGGAAACGGGATTTTAATTCGTCTAGTGGCTCTTCATCTTGACCTGTTTGAACTGCATTTGGATTTGTTACATCTTTTACGTTTGATAAAGGTGTCATCATGATATCAATCGCATTTGCTGGTACGTTACCAATCTCTCCAGCGATTAAACAATACACTTGGAATTCTGCGGTAACTGCTCCCGCGGGGATGTAGTAGTCCTCAATGACTTCATAAACATTTGCATACTCAGGATAACTAGATGTGAATCTTGTACCACGAGGTAAAGGCATGTTAACTTGTACTGGGTTGTGGAAGGTAATCCGCATCGTTGTGTAAGCTCTTTGCGGTTGCTTTCGTTTAAATCCAAAAGATTCATAGACACCCGATTGGATTGCTTCTGAAAGGTTCTCCTCTGTCAATACGTAGAACTGTTCGACCTCCATCGAGATAGCTTCGTAGATAGCACGGATTGCACTACCTACAGAGAAGTCACTGATTTTATTTGTGTTGGTGATTGTATTGTCAACCAACCTTGCATATATGTCTGTCATACTTTTAAACTTCATATGTATCCTCCTTAGTTTAGTAGTGTAATTTCTCCGCTCTCTTTAGCAGACAATACCATGTCGAAAGCTTCATCGATGGAGATAGCAGTTATCTGTAGAGATACTACTAAGGTATTGCCATCTAAATAATAGTTGACACGCTCAACAGATTTAACTCGTCCGTCTGTTCGGATTGTTCTTTCTATCTCTGCTAGAATAATAGTGATATTCTCCTCTGTACTCTTACGACCTAGATAGTCATCTAAGAATGAACCGTAGTTCGGATGATTTAAGTAGCTGCCGCGTGGTGTGAGTAATCGCATTAGTAGAGATTGCTTTAAGTTATTGATACCTTGGATTGTCTGTAAATCTTTTCTAGGACTTGCAGTAAGCCCTAGTATCTCTGAATTCCATCCAGAGGCTTTAGTCTCATCTGGCTTCGGTAATACGTATAAATCTTTACCTAGAGCCATAGCATAGATTTCCTCTTTATCATAGACCGCACCATTCTTAAGTGCTGTTACAATCTGGTCTCGATTTCCATCTTCTACTTGGTACATGATTGTGTCACCTACTGTTATTAGGTGGTCAGGATTTTTAAGCTTCTCTTGATTTGTTTCTACGATGTACGGATATCTTAAGTTATTTAAAGTTGCTAACTCTCTCCATCTCGACACATCCCCTAAATGGTGTTGGGCGATAGACTGTAAGGTATCACCCGAAGATATAATCTTTCTTAAGAATTGAACCATTACAATGTCTCCGCCCTTTCTGTTAATATGTACTCGACTTGATTCTCTAGATATCCTAAAGATATGTTTGAAATACGAAACTCTTCAATCATTCCTCGGTACTTACGATTCGTACTTAAGAAGTCTGCTATGTAGTTGATATTCTCTCGAATTCTTTTGAAATCTTTCTTTGTCAGGTATTGCAAGTCAGAACTTTCTGACTCTATCGTATACAATATAGCAAATGACTCTAGAATCGTTGAAACAATCAATGTATAGATTCGAGGGTTTGTTGTTGCTAAATCGGAATTCATTACTTTCTTGACAATCGTATTGTCGTCTATATCTATGTCAACCGTCTCTACAAGTCCTTGATTAATCTTACCTAGTACAATCATTGCTACTGACGATAGGCTAAATACAGGTTTGTATATTCTGGATTGAAATAGTGGTGCATCGTTCAATAGGTTGAAAGGGATTGTCCCGTCTGGCATTGGACTAATACCTGATACGAATCGAACAAGTACATTTGGCTTTGCTGTTACACTTCTAGTCATCTTAAGCCCACCTTCCGTAATATCCTATGTTAAATCCTAAACTAGACATCCCGTACTGATATGTCATTTGGGAAGGTACTTGAGGATTCACGACTGTACCATCTTTGTTCGGTACGTATCCGCCTCCATTACCTTTGTTATACACATCGTCACCTACGTTACCACTACCGTTATTAGAGTTTGGTCTATTTGGCATAGGCGTAGGTGTAGGAGTACCTGTATTTGGTCTATTTGGCATAGGTGTTGGTAAAATCGGATAAGTAGGGGATGGCTTGTAATTACCTCCGTTCGGTAGTGAAGGGAATCTATTACCTATTTCTGGGTTAATTACATCAGCGTCCGCAGGTTCAGAAGCTTTACGAATGATAATTAACTTAATCTCATATTTGTAAAGTAGCGGGGCATCCGCAGATTGACTGACCGATATACCCTCTGGAGCTAAGTGAACAACGAAGCTCTCGTCATTGGTAAAGTTATGGAAATAAAACTCTGCCTTACCTGTCTTACCATTACCACCTGTTCCTGCATAATCCTCTATGAACTTCTTCATTTCTTTAATCTTAGCTACACCACGGTCTTCTGCTCGTCCAGTAGGATTGTATCCAGTTGTACCAGAGATGGTGATAGTTGGGATATCAGCTTGGAAATCCTCAATGATGATACGACTCTTAGTCTTTAAAGCTGTTGTTCTATGAGGTGCTACGTGGTTCATGGATTCTGGGTTTAGTGCGAATCGGAACGTTCTACCACCTACAGAGAAGGCGATACGTTGTAGTCTAGTACGTCCATCTGAAATTGTCATTTAGTTACCTCCTATCTTTCTATTTTTAATATAGTACATAGAACAAAAAAGGACAGAAATTATCCTGTCCTTAGTGAAGTATTTATTAGGATTCTTCTGGTTCATCCTCTGGCTCAAGTTGTTTTACTGCTTCGTTCAACTTTTCCATCATCAATTGGTTATCTGCAAGAACCTGTTTAATGTAAGCTCGTAGTGATAGATTCTCATGTGTTAATCTATTGATTAACTCTCCTTGCTCTTCAAGCAAAAAATTCGGGTCAATAGGTTGTCCTTGTTGTTCTGGTAAATTCATATAATTCCTCCTAATTGGTTATACCTTAATTATACCACGAAGCGGGATGCGATTGATTACGCGTCCCACTTAATGTCTAGAATCTCTTGATGTGATGTTGCATCTGTAGTCTTTTTACATAGACTAATATACTTGTGTTTAAGTTCTTGTTTGTAAAGAGTGAAACCTTCAAACACAGCTAACCATTCTGCGGAAGTATGTGAAACCTCTCCAGAATCCTCGGTCATCCAGTTAATATGCTCTTGTGGTTTGCTTTCAAGTAAAATACGAACGCTGTTAAAGTCCGCTTGGCTGCTTGTACTCATGTCATACAAGTGGTTATTAGCCATGTCAAAGTAACCGCTATCGATAGTCATGTTATAATCTTCCTCAAGCATTTTAAGTTTTAACGTTTTGTGAACATCTAGAATCATACTATGCTCTACGTTGAAATAAGAAACGCCAAAGTTATTCGCTAATTTAGCAATCAACTCGTTTTGGTTGATTACACTCATGCCATCGAAGCCTTTAGTTACTAACTCGTGCTCATAAGGTTTCATGTTATCTATAATCATTTAGTTTCCCCCGTCTCTTTTGGAAATACATCATCTACTGTTAATGGGTATGTTGCTACAAAGAATCGCATAGCGCCTAGTTTAACCTTACCTAGTTTTCTCTTGATTGTATCAAATACTAGTGCATCACAAGTTGTCTTAGCGAAGTCAGGGAAAGTCTTGTTATCTACGTAAGGTTGACCGTCCTTATCTCCGCCTTGATGGAAACCTGCATCAGCAAAATATATTCTCTTAGATGTAATCTCTTGACCTGCACCGTTCCAATATACATAATCATGGACATCTTGTAGTACTGCGTATGTATCAGATTTCTGCCAATTATACTGCCATGTTATTTCTTTAAAGTATTTTGGGTACTCTGGTGATTCAATAATTATTGGACTGCTTTCTGGGTTAATTAAGTTATTTTCGCTCATTTTCTTGCTCCTTCTCTTCTAGTTTAGTTTCTATTTTTTCTATTCTAGCAATTAGTTGCTGTATTCCACGCCACATATATGTGGACATAGAATATTGAGATATAGTGTCACCATCTTTACCTTTGATGATGCTAGGAGAATACTCTGTAACAAGACCTAGACTTCTTTTTGAATCATCCCTTTCATCTTTGTAATGGTAGCTATAAGCGCTAGTGGACTTTATGATACTTAGCACATCATCGAGGAACGGCTTAACATTCTTTTTAAATTTAAGAGAAGAACCCGTATCAACACCTTTAGCACGAATCATAAGCAACGCGTCAAAAGCACTGTTGGCGAATGCGACAGAACCTCTACCACCATCACCGCCACCCTCATATGCTACAATACCTCTACCTAAATGCATGAAGCAGTTCCCGCCGTTGTTATTTTGTCGGAACGAAGCTACAGTAAAGTTATCATGTTTTAGGTTTAGATACCCTCCATAACTAGATACTTCGGTAGATAGTGTATTCCCTTTACCGATACCTGCGGTGAACCGCACTTTGTTGTCGGCGTCGATAATACTAAACGAGTTACCACTACCTGCTGTCGGTTGCCCAATGAGATTTCCGTAGTAATCTAGATAAACGCCTCCCGTATTTCTGGCGTAGAAGTTACCGCCCAATCTCAAGTTCGGTGTGGCTAGTATATGCTCTAGTACTGGCTGGTTGTTGAAGTACTGCTTGCTATCTAACATATAAAATGTATCCCATGAACCATTAGGGTTATCCCCTGTAGCTGTTCGAGGGAAGTTGACGGCGCTTGTATGAAGTGTACCGTTTATTAAAGTTCTACCGCCAACTTCAAGAGTATAGTCACTGTACTTCGGTAATCTACCAATACCAACAGTCTTCATCTTAGTATCTAGGAATAAGAGAGGCGTACCAACAGGAACATATACGGTAGTCGTATCCGTATTGTTTAGCTGGTCAGTAATAGAGAACTCTACCTGCCATGACTGAGTATTCCCAAGTTTCTGAATAGGCTTATTAGATTTGAACTGGTTTGTACCTTCTCTCGAAACTATCATGGTTACTGGGTCTCCGTAACTCGGACTAGTTAGCAGTTTATAACGATACACAGGTGTTTTAAGCGTGTTCCTCTCTAAAGAATCTATAATCAAAGGAGAATAAGAACCATACATGTATAGCTCTGTGTCTTCTTCGAAATTATTTTTCCTTTTCGCTTCACCGAATACCTTAGGTGGCTGATATGCTACTACTAATATAGCAGAAGTTGCCGCCGTCCTGTTTCCCCTACTATCTACTGCCTCAACGCGCAGCACTGTATTCGAACTTACATTTATTGGGTCGAAATCAACAGTTAAATTTGTTGTATCAGAATAATTTACAGACTTCGTAACACCGTTAATGGTAACATCATAGCTCTTCATAGTAGCTCCATTGTTCGCTTGTGCTTTATTCGCTACAGGAAGTGTAACCCTAATCTTGGAGTTGTTCTGTACGATGTACTGGTTATTCTTTGTTAGATTGGTAGTTACTGTATTGATGTCTGCATACGTCATCCCGCCGTTGTAAGTCGGTGCGCTATTACGTGCATAAACAGTAATGGTTGTTGTATCTGGTTTAGGAATTCCATCATTGACGAGAACACCGTTGTACTTTGTTACAACCTTTAAGGTAGCTTTACCAGAATTATCATTAGGAATTTGGTTATACATCTTATTGATGTCATCTTGCGTAAACGTCATTTTCGGGAATTTCTTTATGTCCCCAAAAAATTTAGAGAAGCTACCAAAAGTAAATGTCAAGTCATATTGAAAATTAGAATACCAGTAATCTGTTGTAGTATCTACGCTTGTAGCTCCGATATCGAAGTCGGGACATATCATGGTAGCTGGAGTGATTCCTCGTACAACACCTGTCTTTTCTGTCTCTCCGATTATGTTACCATTGTTCCATGTTTGTACGATAACGTGAGCGGGTCGTTCTTCGAATTGCCCCATACCAATATAGAATTGCGTTAACTCGTCCATAGTAAACTGGACGTTTGTACTATCTCCAATTCCACTTCGCCATGCTAAGAAAACTTTCTCTCCATTTGGTTTTGTCATACCAATACGAATGATATGGTCAAAGTTAGAAGAAGACCTATTTATCGTAATAGGAAGGTCTGTCAAACCTAACGTCCAATCAATATTAGATGATAATGTACTTGCTCTAGGGATTGCATCCATCGTACAATCCATACCATTTGCTAAGTTAGAGAATACGTTTGTACTAGCTCCAGCACTCATACGGAATGATAATCGTCCATCAGCATTATGAGCTACAGTAAATGAACCTGTTAATACCTGTGTATTTGAGTTTTGGGTAATACTGAACGATGTGCTCCTTACTATGGATTGCCCTAGATTTGTTTGGACACTAAATGTTCCGCTACCTTTTGTTTCGTATCCAGAGTTTGTTCTTGAGAAAAATAGTGAAACCTGTACTAGGCTATAGTTACCCTCGTAATTAGGGTAACTCTCCCAGTAACACCACCCTACTACGTATTGGTTAGTAGTAGGGACTGTGAATGAACCGTTTGCCATTGAATGACCTCCTTAGTAGTTTGAAATGAACGCCCACCCTGTATTTACTCCGTTAACATCGAGAACTTTAACGTTACCTAAGTTTATCTCCTGTGTTGCACGAAGTTTCTTAGTAACTGTCTCGTCTCCGTTTAACCAGAAGACTTTCTCGTATTGACCATTATTAGAGTAGTAACCTGCGAACTCTGTCGGCGAAATCATCGTGTAACCAATTTCGTTTTTATTCGCGTCTAACTGAGAAACACGGATACCGTTGATGTTTAATTGGATGTTCGTGTTATACAATTCTCCAGTTGATAAAGTCCAAGGAATCGGTACGTCCCCTATATTAACCATTATACCAGAGATAATTGCCTCACATGACTTACCAGCCGTTATACGAAGTCTAACCTTACCCTTCGTCGGAGTGAATGTCATGTAAGAAGCTTCGAAACCGTCGGTTACTTTGGCGTTGTTATTATTTAACTGCGTAACAACAACCCATGTTCCTGCATCGTTCTGCTCTAGTATCTCGATATTGAATCGATGGTCTACTAGGTTTGCTCCGCCCGTGAACTTATCTAAATACCAACTAATCGCGTAAGGTTGGTTAGGTATAGTCGATAAGTCCTGACTCATAGACTTCGGTTTCGTGTTATCTGCTTTGAACTGGAATCCTTTACCGAACCCTAAACTGTCTAATAACGCTGTTGCGACCACTGTAGGGATGTTATACGTGTTTGGCATGTCTACAAACCAGAAGTCCATACCAGCAAAACCGATAGAGTTATTAACAATGTTCATACCACCAGTAGCTAAGAATCGTGCAGCCCACGCTAGAGATGTTTGCTCTAAATCAGACTTTGTTACATATGGGGTGAAATCTAGCTTGTCTATGTTTTTCTGGATTCTGTCGTCTACGTCATGAGATAACTTGTCAAGCTCATTTTTTGATGCTAGTCCAGATAAATCCGATGCATTGGCTTTTTCTTTAAGACCTAACTGGTATTCGATAGAATTGATTACAGTACTTGTAATAGCTTTATCTGTAATCTTTTGCTCCGCATTAGAGATTCGTTTTTGCATAGCAGGTACAAGGAATCGTGTATCTTGGTTGACTGTTGCTAGGTTTATACCGTACTTGTACTTACCTGTCGAAATCTCTGGTGTCCAGTTCGGGTAGGCTACGGTTACTGCATTGGCTTTTGGTAGTAATTCTAAGATACCTTCAAACTCTACTTCAAGCGCAACTGGAGTGTCTAGTAGTCCTACGAACTGATATGGTTGACACTTGACTCTCTCTTGGAATGATGGAGAGATATCCTTAGGAGGTTTACCATCGTTTGACTGATATTTTCTATCTAAGTTTGTGTCACCAATAGGAAACCACACCTTGACTCCAGAGCCTTTATATGGACTATTCACAGATGTACCATCACATAACTTCCAGCCCAAGAAATAAGACTTAATCTCGTCTGCTGTAGGGCTTGCGTAAGCTCTATCGAAACCTGTATCTAAGTCGTTGACGGAAACGATTAACTCGTTCTTATTAGCGTCAAATGTGAATTGGTTAGGTGCGTTAGTATCTTGTCTAGATGCCATGTAAAATCCGTTCAAGTCTGCCATCTGCGCTAGGTTCTGTGAACTAGGTTGATAAGGCATTACTGCTGTTGATTTGAACCGTCTATAGAAACTTAGATTACCTTCATGCCATGATGAGTTAGTACCCGCAACTACCATAACGTTTTTTAGTCTAAGTGTTTTTCCTCTAGAGCCTTCTACGCGTGGGAAGTAAACTCGCCACATACATTTCTGCGCTTTTGCAGGTACAGTCATTGTGTTTACAATTCTGTTCCAAGAACCTGCTGTTGTTGCTACAGACCTCTGGCTCTCATACCACCCATTACCATCATCAAACCAGAACGCAACATAAGCGTCAGTTACATCGCAGTTGACATCGACGGATATAGTTAGCTGTTCGCCATTTGTAAAGTTATGAAGTCCTTGGTCGTAACCTCCAATCTGGAAGAATGAATCGCTAGGATTTGTGCAAACAAGGTTTACATAGTTACTAACGAGGGATGCGGTAGAACCACCATTCCTGTTAGTTTGGTTAGATGGTAACGAGTTGTCGTCAAATAATCTAGGATATACCCCATTACCGCTAGAGTATACGACCTTATTCTGTGTACTAGTACCTGCTCGGCTGTCGAGTAAACTCCAATTTTGCTTATCATCTAATGGAAGGTCTTCCCAGTACTTTTCTTTAGTAGCTACCCCGTTCTCGTTCCAGTAGAATCTATCGACATATCCGTACATCCCATGAAACTTACCAAAAATAGTAAGCTGTGTACCGTTGTAGAATGTAGGGTTTGTTACAGGTCTAATACGGTTTCCAATGTCGAAATACCCTTCATTTGGAGAAGGTGAGTATTGAATTGTACGTCTGATGTCTCCATCAGCTATTTTCATGTTGCTAATCGTTAGTGTACCCTTCATGTTATCGCAGCGCATGTTAACTGAGATGAATGATGCTGTACCTGATGGGACTGTACATAAATCTGTGTAGACACCTCTAGTGTTATTTGTAGAGAATGTCGTTGTTGATGCGATGGCTGGGTATGGGTTACTACCTTGCATATACATCGTACCTGCAATCTCTCCGTTTGCATCAGGAGTTATCTCCCATGAGAACATTACCGTATGTACCTTCCCTATCATGCTTGCAGAGTTACCATCAGCGAAATCGTAGATGTTCTTTGTTTGGTTTGGTCTGTTTTCTCCTACTACTGTCTGTGCAGTCTTTGTACCCTTAAGGATATTGATGCCACCGATTGTACGCGCATCTGCTGTTCGACCGTTAAACTCTGGTAAACCTAATGTAGCGATAGGTGGTGTTACAGTTGTAGTAGGATTTATAAGAGTTGCAGTATCGTAGTTACCTACTTGACTAATTGCTCCGATAGTTTCCTTCTGCATCTTCAATGTCTCTTGCTCTGTAAACTCCTTTTGTCTATCCTGCACTTCGATTTCGAATAATGCGTAGAAGTTATTGTAGTCATTCCATATCTTATTCCATACCGCCCTGTCTGGGATAGCTACAATCGCTCCAGACGTCGTATCCCACGCTTTAGGTGTAAAACCACTCAAGTATGTTACAAGAGCTGTGTACGCGTCTCCTAGCTTCTTATAGTTAGGGCTCTTCGTTGTATCTAACCCTAAGTTTCGAGCTTGTTGACGTAATGCGTATAATTTACCCTTACCGTATCCTGCTGTATCAATCTGTGCGATAGTTGCTGGAGTGTCTGTTGGGTTGTAGTAAACGCCTGTGATATCTGCTAATGATGTACGTACTAAACTTCTCTCGAAACGAGTTAATTTAGAATCGTCACCTAAAGAGTTTACATTTGTGTTAAGGTCGTCGATGTCACGTTGAGTATCCTCTGGAGCAGGAATCCAGTTTACTGCTACTTCACCTTGTACTAGGATAGGGCTCGTAGTCTGTAACTTAAGGCTAGCTGCTTCTAAGTCTGCAACCTCGACACGCATTTTACTACCAGCAGTATTCATGGCATCTACAATATCTATTGTTACATAGAACTGCTTCCACTCCGTTGTAACTTGACCTATGATACTTCCGTTTACTGCTGCATTTTCACAGTAGAATCGTAAATCTTTTGATACTCCTGTAGCGCCTGTTAGTCTAGCAAGTACACAATATGTAACTTTATCTCCTTTTTTAACTACTCCACGTGTGAATAGGTTTTGGCAAGCGTAATCGACACTCCCCCAGTTATTACCCGTCTCGATGATGTATGTACCTTGGTACTGGTTATTTGTTCGGGCTGCTCTATCGAACGACCAACCTCCACCTGTACAGTCACGAGAGTTTAAGAACAAGTTACGGATGTTGAAGTCTAGGTCTTTAGAAGACACTTCCCACTTGTTATTTAAGAAGATTTTAAGTTTACCTTCTTTTGTGTCGAACCACATCGTACCGTTTCTAGGGTTTGCTGGCTCTTTGTCTGATACAGTGATGTCTCGTAAGTTAGCTACTGTGATGCTTCCTGTAGCAACTGCTGGAGTTTTATATGCACAGAAGAACGTAGCTCTATCTTTCACATCGTTTACAGATGCTTGGAACGAATCACCAATATTTACATGGCTACTATTCCACGCAGCATCCGCAGCAGTATCATCCGATACACGAGTCCAGATAATATCCTTCAATGCTGCTTGAGCTGTGACGTCTTCCGCACCTTTATAAATCTTAGCGTAGATTCTTGTATCGATATAATCGTTTACGAAGATTGTACCATTCGTAGATGATACTTCTACACGGTATGGAAGATTTGATAGCGTACCATCAACCTTCTCGTTTACTTTCTCTAGCTCATTCTTAATCTCTTTTTGTTCTTCCTTTGTAGCCATTTTTGATTCTAGGTTTTGTACCTGAGATGTTAGCTGTTCAGAACTAACTTTAAGAGTTAAAGAATTAAACAGTTGTGTCAGCACAGAACTTTGTCGAAGCATCTCTTTACTTGTGTAATTAACTGGATTGTCTACCGCTTCTTTTAATCGTGCTTTAATAGACTCTTGGATAGATGAAGCGAACACAATTTCGATATCCGCTAGAGAAGTCACGTAGTTTGTAATAGCTTTGTTGATATCGGACTTCTCTTGAGCTGTTAACACTCCGTCTGTAATAGATGCATCGATAACGTTATGTAGAGCTTGGTGATATCCATCTATTTTGTTCTTAGCGTTCTGTAAAGGAACTTTAGATGTGTCACCGATGAACGGGTCAGCCATAACCTCATCGTACTTACCATCAACTACAGATTTAAGTACATCAATGTTTTGGAGCTTTTTATTTAGTTCTACTTTACGTGCATCTGTTACTTGACCATCTGGGAATCCAGAGCCAATGAATGTACGTAAATCTTCTAATGCGTTTTTAAGGTCAGCGATGTGAGTCTTGATTTCCGCTAGTAATCTCTCTTGTGCGCCTTTTACTTCGTCAAGGTCAATCTCGTATGTGTCCTTCTCAACTTTTGTCTCCAAACCACCTTCCACGGCTTTAACTGTGATAGAAATTTTACTCAACGTGTCATTTATTTCTTTAATAGCGTCATCGTAGTCTCCGCCTCCGTTACCGCCTCCAGCGCCAATCTCTTTACCATCGACAAGGACACCTTCTTCGGTAATCTCGAACTTATGTTTTGGATTCTGTAATAGGACGTTACCGTTTGGAAGGATTTCCATAGAAGACTGGTCGTAAGACTCTTCTTCTGGGTCAGTCGTATCGTTCTTCTTCACAATAGAGAAACTACCATCTGGATTCATTTGCTGATATGTAATACCATGACGGTCACCTTTTGTATGACGACTACCTACACGGAATGTACCGTCTGATTTGATGAACACAGTGAATCTATGGTCATCGTAGATTCCTTGGTGTACATATAGAAGTGTCGGTGCTTTAGGAGACTCTGGCTCAATTAGCTCACCATTAGCGTATCTTGAGCTCGGTAAATCCATGTAGTCAAATGCACCATCTTGTACATATGCGTTCTCTTGGTCTGTATCGGTAATATACAAGAATGTTTTACCTGAGAAAGTGACTTCACGGTTACCACGTCCATCTATATTTTCATATGTCATAGAAGGATATAGATTAAATAGCTGCCATAGTTCACGTTGTACAATCTCTTCGGAATCGTCTCCGCTTGTCATTGTTGTACGAGTTAGCATTGACTGGTTATCGTTCTCTCCGTAGATGTTGATTACGATAGGGTTGTCTACTTGACCTTCTAAGAATCCTATAAGGACTGTAGAACCAACTGTAACTAGCGTGTTAGTTCCGTAGACATTACCATTTGCTGTACGTCCACCGAAAGCTATAGGTAGTTTAGCAGAGAACTTACCATTGTCATTAGGATTTTTAGTTGTTGAGTTTTTGTGGCGAGTTGTGATTACATCAACCGTATTATATTTGTAGTTAACTTTAACGACCTTAGCAAAAGAAAGAGTAACAATATTGCTACCCTCTTTGTAAAGTCTTTTTACATCTTTACCCAATTGCGCTTGTATACGTAATGGGCTTAATGGTGTTTCGAATTCGCTCATGTAGTTATTCCTCCTTTTTCTTAATTATAGCATTGTTATCCTACAAACCGTCTTACGTGTCCGTTGAACACCTTTTGCCAATATGAGCTGTTTAGGTCTTCCTCCTTGATGCCGTTACTACTCTGCGAGCCTATGAACTTACCATTACCCGAATAGATAACGATATGACCATCCGATTTGTAGGTATCGAAATAGATTATGTCTCCCTCCATTAACTGAGACATCGCCGCCTTCTTATCTCCTCCTCGCGGACTAACTACTTGCAACCTTGAATCCTTAGCGATGGTATCTGTTGTCATTCCCGTAGCCCCACCGTTAAGCTGTACTCCGTGTAGGTTATAGCACCACCATACGAATGAAGAACAGTCAATCTTAATCGGAGAACCTAAGAACGGATTGTTACCAGAACGTCCGCCACCGAATACGTATACGGAAGGTTTAGATGTCATCTCTCGTGCAGTAGATAGGGCTTGCATTGCCACAGCGCCACCAGCGCCTCCACCCATACCGCCGCTTCCAGTATTTCCAGTTCCTTGTCCCATAGCTTCTCTAGCTTTCTTTGCTTTCTCTAGTAGAGTTGCTACAGTATCTTCACCTAAGTATCCGCCTTTGAAGTCTTCTGATTTACCCCATAAGTTACTGAAACGTTTCTGTCCAGAGTCCTGTAAACCTCTTGTTACTCCTAATATAGTGGAATAACCACTTGTAAAGGAGAACTCGTGTTGAATGGATTCTACGTAGAATTCCCATGTTGTTTCTTGTTCGAAATCTTCGTATAGTAATCTAGTACCTACACGGAACATTGGGTTACCAAGAACACGGATATCGCCACTGTAGAAGTTAGGGTTCTCGCAGTACCAGTTAAATAGTCTATCTGTGAAGTCTTTTAACTTTACATTGTCCGCACTTTTCTCATTCGTTGTAGCACCGTTTACGTCACCTGTAGCAGCCTTAACAATCTGAGTATAGCTATCAGAATTCCATGTGTTACTTTGAAGAGCATCTACAATGCTGTTTGTCATGGATTGTGTCATCGTCGGGAATGCCGACTTTATCGCCGCACTCAACTGAGATTTGTTCTTACGTATTATCTCTGGGTCTTTAAAGTTATTACTTGACAAGAAATCATCGACCTGAGAAAACGATGGTTGTGCGGATGGTGTTGTAGCTGGTGTTGTGGCTGGAGTAATTGTCATAGGGGTAGGTGTTGGCATACCGCCTGTGCTCCCGCCTGTAGCAGGTGTACCGTTTGCTGCTTGACCATTGTTTTGTCTTGCTTTATCTGCGGTCATTAAATATCTATTCTGAGCATCTAATCTCTTATATCCATATTTCTTGATAAGCTCTGGATGGAATCGAGGATATACACCTAAGTCTAAGCTTGTGTACTCTACGATGTTAGGAGCTTCTACTACGTACACTGAGAATGCTTCCACATCATTTTTACCGACTGACTCCTGTAATACGATATCACTTGTGATAGAATACGATGGGAGTTGATTCCAGTTATCAGGGTCGAATGGAGTTGGTCTCATCAATGCGATACATCTACCATCTTTAGTGAAATCAAAGTATAATTCATTAAATGGTTTCGCTGCGATGTCCTCTAAGAACTGTCTTAAACTACCTTGATAGTTGACGAATGGTGATGGGTCTTGTAAGGACTCTGCGTCTTCCCAGCTCTTGAATTCATGTGTGAAATAGTCTTGTAATCCTTTACCGTCGTTGAATGCATACTGGGCATATTTATACAAGAATCTATCCATTAGTTCGTTAGCGATACTAGCAGCAGATTTACCAGAGAAATGTAATCCTTGCTCTGTACCATCTGGTAACCAACCAAGGTCTGGGGCTAATGCAGCGAACTGTTGAATTACACCTACTTGGAAATTGATTAATGCTTTTGTCATTGCTTGTCCAGTAATACGATATACAAGTGTACCGTTTGAGTACTCCCCTTCTTTTTTGATATCTGATATCATACCAACCATTATCCAAGGATTATCAGGTACTTTGTCTGTAACGTCTGGTATAGCTTTGATACGGATAAGGTCGTTTGCTCCGATTATCTTATCCCATTTATCTACGGCTGTAACAATCATAGAGAATGCGGGACTATCATCACCCATACTATTCTTGGTACTTAAACTAATGATTGCATTTTCGAAGCTGTCCGAAGATAACTGTTTCTTTGTATCGTATGTAATTTCGTATGAGGTATTTTCTGTAATTAGATTTACCTCAATTGTTGGATACCGTTTCTGTATTTGTACCATGCTTTACCTCCTTTTTAATTTAAAAAAGAGATGGATGGAATTACACCACTACCATCTCTCTAGAGAAGAACCCTAACATGTTTCCGACGTTTGTACCGACTTTCTTCATGTCACTAGAGCTCTTTATTTTGTCAGATACTTTTTCATCTCCTTTAACGTTGACGTTGATTGTGGCAGTTACATTACCAGAGCCCGAACCTGACGGTGCGCCCTTCATGATGCTTGCAATGTTTGTAGCCCAATCAGAGTTTGTTGCGTACCCAGCTTTATGCATCGCGTCAAGAGTTGTTCGACCTTTTCCGTAGTACTTATCGGCAATCCATTTCGCACCACCCATGATACCTCTCTCGGCGGCAGAACCCGAACCGTCTTTGAATTCGAAGGCACTTGCATATGGGCTGTCATCGAATGCACCGATTCCGAAGAAGTTACCCTTGTCTCTAGCGATTTTAGATGTACCCCAAGCAGACTCCTCAGCCGCATGTGCGATTAAGTAACGTGGGTCAAGTCCAGTTTCTTGTCCAGCTTTTAAGAATACCGCACCCATACCGCGCATCATTGAGCCTTCTGGCGCTTTAGAGTTAATCCAACTGTCTAAGTCTTCGGCTGTTAGCTTCTGGTCTGTTGTGCCTAAGTCATGTTGTGTCAAGTTACTATTTGACCATTTCTGACCATCTGGTAAGAACTTCAATGAACCTCCACCAGTGAAGCCGTTAATACCGTTAGCTCCACTAGCACCTCCAGCGCCACCCATACCCATGATACCGTTCTGCGCTCTAGCTTGAGCAAGTATCTGCTCTGCCTTTAACAACATACGTTCATATAGGGATAAGTTCTCGCGTTCGTAAGCAAGGTTGTCCGTTTTCTTACCTTCCGTTTGCTTTTTCGTGTTCGTGTTTTCTTTATCTACCATGTTTGTAATCTGGTTGGCTGTGCCTCCCATATTAGGCATTGTAGTTACGTCAACTGCACCATTAGCGTTAGGCATGGTTGAAACGGATGGAGCTCCTGTGACGTTAGATGTGTTCGTAGGTGCTACTGTAGGCTCGCTAGTCATCTCTGCTGGAGCTGTATCTTTAGGTTCATCAGAATCGAACCAACTACCGATACCTCCGCCGACAGAACTACCTAATAGACCTCCTAGAAGCCCACCAGCTATACCAATAGCGCCTCCGACTAGTGTACCAGCCCCCGGAATTATTGAACCTGCTGCTGCACCTGCTGCCGCTCCACCAAGGATACTACCACCGATACCACCTACTGCGCTTCCTGTTGCTTCTCCCTTCTTCTCATCTGGTGCAGAAGTAATTGTACTGTAAGCGGATAGTGCTGCAAGAGGTAGCATAATCTTATTAAGACCTTTAAGAGCTACGCTATCTTTTAACCCACCTTTAAATAGGTTAGGGAAACTATTAGCTGCTGCCGCTCCACCTGCCACTGTTGCTCCTGCTGCAAGTGCTTCTCCAGTACCTAAGTTAGGTAATCCACCAGCTCTAGCGCTAGGGTCGAAGAAGTTCTTGATACCGCTAAAGATACCGCCGTTGTTAGCACCTTGATACTGTCTGGTTGCACCGTTAGATACACCGCCTGTAGATGGTACTACACCTTCTGCAAATGTACCTTGTGATGCGGCAGCTCCTGCACCTGCGGCTGTACCAGCGCCACGACCAGCACCACCTACACCGCCACCAGCGCCTCCGCCTCCGTTACCGTAAGTTTGGGCTAGACCACCACGAATCATCCCAGCGCCTCTAAAGGCTACTGCTGCGGCTAACATAGAAGCTGTGAATGCTCCTACGGCTACGACTGCTGCATATAACGGAGCTGGTAATCCACCTAGAGCTGCGTTGGCTTTACGAACGGCTTCACCCATATCGTTGATACCTACAGCTTGTTTAGCGGTTACTGACTCACTCTGACTGTCTGTAGCTGCGCTTGACTTCTCGTAGTTTTCTTGACGTTTCTTAGATTCTTTAGCACCTTCCTTAGCGCTATCCTTCATGATTTTATCGATATTGCCTTTTGTAAGCTTACCTTGTTCCTTAAGCTTGAATAACCCTTCTGATTGCTGGTCACTCATATCGATACCCATGCGGTGAGCTAATGATGTTAAAGCTTCAATTTGTGCGTCTCGACTACCTCCACCTTGCGCCATAGCTGCATCAATCATGGTGTTAACATTGTCAACGTTTGATACTCCTTGCTCCATTTGCTTACGCAGAGCACGACGTCCTTCCATACCTTGGAACTTCGTACCTTGACCGAATAGTACACGTAGAGATGGGTCATCGAATCCTTTACGGATACCTTCATCCATACTCGCCATTAACGCTCCACCCTTACTACCTTGGAGTGCGCCTACACCAGAACCTGCTAAAACAGATTGTAGTCCTACTGTTCTCATCATGTCCTGAGAAGAGATAGAACGGTTCTGTGACATACCATTCAAGATACCGTCTAAGGCTTTAAGCTGGTCTTTTTCTCGACCTTCCATACCAGATTGTTTTATCGCTCCTAAGAACGCATTCTGGAATGATTTAGTTTGAAGACCAGATAAACCACCACTACGGTAAGCGGTGTTGAAGAAGTCTTTCGTTTCTGATGCATCGATACCTGTTGCTCGACTAAATGTAGCTTGTCCTTCCATCGCTGATGTCAAGTCTTTGCGGTTTGTGAAACCTTTAGCTGTTAAATAGCTTTCTTGGAATCCTAACATCTCTACGCCTGTGAATCCTAGTCTATTTTTAAGACCTGCTTCCATAGCGTTGTTACGGACGTTACTTCTCCAAGAGCCACCAGCTTCACCAGTTTGTTGTCCGATGTAAACTTCGTTACCGCGCATCTCTCTACTTAACGAACCACCTTGGTTATAAAGCTTACCTACGGCGGCTGTTACTGCTCCCATTACTGCTAGTGCGATAGCTGGAGCACGTTCATAAGCCATACCTCTCCAAGTACCACGTTCTGGTTTCTTTTCTACACCTTGTAAGGATTGATTGTATCGTTCCATGTTAGCTGTAGTCTCTTCCAGAATTTTGTTCAATTCAGAACGAGCAGACCACTCTCTATCTAATGCTGCAATATTCTCTTGCAATTTACTACGCTTAGTGATATCATCTTGAGTAGCATTAGGTTTCCTCTCGATGTCAGAAATTTGTTGAGCAAACTTCGTGATATCTGTTGAGATTTGTGTTAACCTAGTAACGTTAGCATCTTTATAGTTACGATAGTCTACACGTGAAGTGTTCAAGTCTTTCGTGAAGTTAGATGCTTGTTGATGTGACATATAGTTAGACGCACTTGCTCTACGAGATAAACTCTCTGCACGTCTATCCAGCTTCTTCGCTTCTTTAATCTTTTTAATAACATCGTCTAATTCCCCAGATGTTTTTCGTGTCTCATCTAAGACACCTTGAACAACTTTCTTCGCTTCACCTAAATTCTTCGTATCAACGTGCATGATACCTTTTTGCTGGTAGTTCGTTTGGAAGTTCTTAGAGTATGTTTGACCAAAGCGCGCCATGTCGTTTTGAGCTCGTCTGATACTGTCTTGCATACGCTTCATTTCACGTTGTTGGTTCTTGATGAAGTTTTGATATTCCTTCTTGGTGTTCATGTTAAGACCTGTGCGTTTCTTTAACTCAGCAGACTGGTCTTTGTTTAACATCTTGTTAGAGGATGTCTTGATTTGTCTATCTAAATCTTTTAGCTGCTTTTGAAGATTTCTATATTCTTGAGCTGCTTGTTTTGCTATACGCATTGCATCTAACATGTCTTTGTTAGAAGTGGTACGACCTTTTCCTTCACCTTTTTTACGAAGTGAATCAATATCGTCCATAGCTCGTTTAACTTTTTCTAAACCAGACATGGCTTGCGATATATCGGCGTTTACATCAAAAATAAACGATTCTCTATTAGCCAAACTTTTTCACCTTCCTTTTATTTAAAATAAGGCAGGAAGCTTGCGCCCCTACCCCTAAAGCATTGTAAACTCATCATCCTCATCTTCGAACATTGCGATTGCTTTATCCATCGCAGCTTTATTAAGTGGATTGTATCCCTCGTCAGACTCACCAGCAAGCTCCGTATCATCGATAAATCGTTTACCAGATGGTTTGCCCTCAGTAAGTTCTTTCGCTCGCTCTTCGGCTTTTGCAAGCTGTCTAGCGATGTGTGCAGATACTTCCGACTCACGACTAGTCATGCCGCCATTTTCGATATGCTCGTTGTAGTCCTCAAGTCCGTCGAATCGACCTGCAAGGTCTTTTCTATCTTTCTCGGCAGTAAGAGCTTCAACTTGTCTAGCAATCTCGTTAGGGTCGTGACCGTCTTTAAGTACTTCCCATTCACCGACAGGTTTGTTCCATACTTCGTCTTCGAATGATGAATCGTAATGGTCTTCTTCACCAGTAACTCCGCGTCTTGCTCGTTCGATTTCACGTGCATCTTCTGTCATAGAGTAAAGCATTAAATCTACCTGTAAATCAGATAGTTGCCTAAAGCTCTCATCAGTTGGTAGTGTCTCGAACTTTGTAAGCAGCGCCCACAGATTTCGCATATAAGGAACACGTGCTAATTGTTTTAGCCCTCCGTGTTTCTGAATACTATCTGCGAAATGAATTTAGCCATTTAGCATAATCAACCCCAATCTCGTAAAGTACCTCTAGGTTATAAATCTCTTCATCATTTTTAAGGTAGTCTGGGATATCTTGTCCGCATATGCGAATCGCAGCTAATGTTTGGAACACTGTTAAGAAATATTGTGATTGATATGTATTCATGCCTCCTAAGTAACCAGATGTCATCGCTTGGATACGACCTACTTCGATTGCGTTAGGTGCTTTAATTTTAATTGTGAAGTGTAAGTCATAGTCTGGTAAATCATATGTTTTGATAAACACATCGTTCTTACCACGGATAATTCTATCAATGATATCACGCTTTTCTTGCTGTTCTTGCGCTTCTCTTTCCTCTCTTGTCGGCTGCTCTTGTAAATGAGCAATCTCACTTTGCACTGTATTTGGGTCTAAATTCATTTTATTACCTCCTAGTTTTCTATTAATAATATAACACTTGTCTCATAATTTAATTATAACATAGAAAAAAGACTACCCATTTTTCGGGCAGCCTTTATGTACTAGTTTAAGATTGTAACGTTAACTGTTTTTCGTCCCCAGTCATTCGATACTTTGTTGTTTGGCATTAATACATCGATGCGGTTACCTTTGATTGCGCCACCAGTATCTAGTGCCATTGCCTCTCCGTAACCTTCTACATATACTTTAGAACCTAATGGAATTACTCGTGGGTCAACTGCGATTACTTTTGCGCTAGGATTTGCTGTTAAATTAAATCCTGTTGCTGTTTTAACTACTCCACCGTATGTACCACCATTCTCTGCTGGGTCTGCTGTATAAGCTGTTGCGACCACTGTAATTGTTTTACCTTGTGGTTTTGCTTTTTGTACCTCTTGTTTAGGTGCAGCTTGAGCCTTAGGTTGTGGTTGCTTATTTGCAGCTTGTACATTATCTCTAGCTGCTTGCTCTGCTCTAGGAGATACTTCACCCATGTCACCTTTCAGTAACGTTAATAGGTTAATATTTTGTTGTTCAGAACCTACATAATTCTGAATACCGTAATCTGCTGCTAACTGTGCTCGACTATCAAACGAGTGATTCTCACCCTTCTGGTATAGATAATCTACTACACTTACTTCCTCAGCTTTTGCATCGTGACCTCCTGCTAATAGTACTCCTGCACCGACTACCAATGTAGCGGCTAATGTCCTTAATGTTTTCATAATATCATGACTCCTTCTCCAAGTTTTTTATGTATTCTATTCTAATGTAACACATATACTAGTAGTTTTCCTTTTTGTAAAGGAATTGTAATAGTTGTGTAAATATAACGAAATGGAAGAGTGAATTGTGAAAACATTCTGTAAATAAAAAAGAGACTAAATTAATAGTCTCCTAATTATGCAGAACGAACGTTTGCTGATGTCAAGAAGTAGAATCGAGCAGACTCTGAACTGATTTCACCAACAGATACAGATTCACTGTATGTATCGATTGAGCATCCACGGTAAGCGATAACTACTTCGGATGTGATGTTGTCGTATAGTACGATGTCCATGATATCCATTTGTAGTACTTCTTCACCTAAAGCCGCGAAGCCTAAAGCTGCTAAGTTTTCTTTACGCATACGGAAACGTTCTACCGTAACAGTACCTTCGTAACGTAAGTAAACGTGCTCTTTTGGCATGATAGAACCAATCTCGTAAACACCTTGAGTACCGAATGAACGCTCTGAACTGATAGACTGAGCACGAGCAATCGGAACGTTTTTAATCATGAAATATACGGTATTTGCTGATTGGACTGTTTGGTTAGCTAAACTTGCCATATATCAATCACTCCTATTTTATTATGGTAGAGAGGGCGAACCCTCTCTGATTATGCAGACATTTTGTTATCTTTGTAAGAAAGGAATACGTTGATGTAATCCAATCCACGAGATGGTTGTACTACGATGTTGATGATTGCAGTATTACCGTCGATGACAACTTGGATGTCTTCTGGGTTGTAGTCTACGATTAATCCGTCTACGCCTTTTTGAACGTCTAGGAATGACTCAACACGGTTCTTGATGATTGATGCTGATGTGTTCTTGATACGAGTACCAATGAACTCTTCATCAAGGACTGTACGTAAGTCTGTTGTCAAGAAGTCAGATGTTTCACCAAGAGACATACGGTTCTGAACGATATCCTCAACGTTGTTGTAAGTTGTTGGGTCAGACGCAATTCGGAACGTAGACTCATCACGATTTCTGCGGTAGAACGTCATGATTACGCCTGTAGAATCTAATTGGTCTAATTGGTCGTCAGAGAACTTAAGGTTTAATGCATCGATGTTCATTTTCTTGTATGTCATTGGAACTCCGATTTGTAGTCCAGATGCTAGACCTGCTACTTGAGCTGCGTACATGTAAGCTGGAGCTTTGTATACGCGACCATCCGCCATACGACGTGTTACAGAGTCACCGACTAAAGCTACACGTGGGTTTCGAATCGCTGCTTGACGAGCACGTAACGCGTCAAATGATTCCTCAATACCTCCACCAACGAATCCTCGTAGTTGGTTACCTGCGCTTGATTCAGAACGTAAGAAGTGACCTAACTCAGCATGGATAACTTCATTTGCTGTTAATGGAACAACGTAGTATCCACCAGAGTCTGCTACAGATGCGAACAACTTAGCCCATGAAGCAGGTGGAGCTTTTGTCTCTGCACCAGCAAGACTTGTTACAGGGATAGTAGCTGGAGCTGGTTTTGTTAAGTCGATGTCTAAAGATACGTATCGGTCATTAGCAAGTGTTAACGCTAAGTCTGCTGATACTGCTGTTACTGTTACGTCCTTATCTTTCGCAAGTGGTGTTGCAGCTAAAGCGTCTAAGTAGTTAGTAGAGACATTTTTGTAACCACCTAAAGAGTTCATTACTGCTTTGAAATCTGGTAGGTTATTAATATCGTTTACTAGTACGTTAACGTCTTGATAGAAACCTTCACCTAACTCGTATGTACGAACTACAGCCGCTGTTTCTTTATCAGCACCAGCTTTTAGTTCAAGCGTTTTAGCTTCTTTAGTTTGAGTATCTACTTTTACTTCGATAGATGCATAAGCTAGAGAACCTGTGTATTGAACTGCAAAGATGTTACCGATGTTATCGTAAGTCTGCTCGTAACGCTCTCTTGTGAAGTAGACGTTGAAACGTTTAGACTTTGTGATTGTGTTGTCCTCTAATGAGATTTGGATACCGTTTGCATCTGCACCGTAAAGCTTAGATGTGAATGTGTAACCATCTTTCACTAGTTTTGCTTGTGTTGCTTCATCAGAACGAACAGCATAGATTTTACCTGCTCCGCCTAAGTTGACTGATGGATTCCAAGCCATCTCGATAGCATCTACTAGTTCTCCGCCACGGAAGATGTTTCGTGCTTGTGATAAGTTTGTTACTACTTCTACTTTGTTTGGTTCTCCGCCTGTAGCAGAACCGATTAAAATTAACGGTTTTTCACTACGAACATTTGCAGAACCTAAAGCTGTTGAGTCCAATGTAACTTCGGTACGTGGACGTTTTCTATTGAAACCATATGAAACTGCCATATATGTAATCTTCCTTTCTAATTGGTTATTTTAAATTGAAATGCTTTTTAAGAGCTTCTAAGAAAATCTCTTCATCTCTTTGGTAATGCTGCCCTGCCATTAGCGCTTTGAATCCTGCTAACTCTACATCCGACAGCTCGTACACTAGTTTTACAGAGTTTAAAAACTTATCGATATGTACGTAAGGTTTTAATGGCTCGGCTTGTACTTCTTTCTTTGTGGCTTGTTTCTCTGCCATGTTAGCTTCCTCCTAACTTTCAACATCTAGTTTTGCCTTTAGGACTAACTCCTTAATGCTATTTTCGATTGGAACGTCTAAGCTATAAGAAGTGACGTATTTAACAAGTGTCTCTCTCCCATATAGAATCTCTGGAGTTTCTTCACCTGTGTTTGTATTTACTTCCTCAATTTGACCAAACTTGATACCTTGTAAAAGATTGTTTGTTTGTTCCTCGGCTGTACTTCTCATATAGATAAGAACGGCTTTTAAAAGAAGGTCTAAACATCTAACGGTATTCATATTGGTTGACAAGACCAAGATTGAGTAGTATTCTGTAGTAGTAAAACCAGACCTAACACCAAACTCTCCTTTACGAGACTCCTTGGTTGATAGTTCCTCGTACCAAACTACAAAACCACCTAATCCTTCGAGGTCTGGACTATACTTGAAGTAGATTCTATTACCCTCGTAAGTGATATTATCTTTATTAGAGAAGGTGATACCTTCTACAGATGACAGAGAAGCAACTGGCTTTTCTAATTCAAAATACATTCGATTTGATAGCGCATCTACTTGTACATCGGCTACTTCGCGGATTAGTCCAAGTGATGGGCTAGGATATGTACTTTCTAGGTTTCCGATACTAGGATTTGTTTCTTCTCCTTCGCGTAAACCGATATAGATTGCCCCTTGTAAGTGCTGCTTGTCCTGCGGCATAGTATATACGATTGGGATTTCCCTTGGAACTGGATTATACCTCTCATCGTACACATATGCTTTTATAAAAGACTCACGAACATTAGGCTGTACTTCCTTTAATAGTTCCTCTATAATATAGCGGTTCGACAATAAAATTCCTAATGTCTGTTCAACTTGCGTATAAATATATGTATCGATACTAGATAGCATCTCTCAACCCTCCTCCTATTGATTTTTCATATTGTATTTCATAAGTCTATTTACATTGGCAACGAATGTTTTTGATGTATTACTAACGGTTACTCTATCACGATTGATAATCCAACTATTCGCAGGTGACTTATCTGATACGGTACGGAATGCGATGTAGTCATGTCGATTCGTACCAGAACGTATTTTCGTAATATTATTAGAGCGTGGCGTGTAGTTCAGCATGGATGCATCAGATGTTTTTCTGTTGTCGTACATGTAATCAGATATAACAGTCTTACGTTGGCTAGGAGCTATATCTATCGCTCTCAACTGCTCGTACATCCTACGAGACATACCACGCGCTCTGCGGCGTATAGGGACGGTTAAATACCATCCTCCACCTTTTCGGTTCTTACGTTTACTACTACGTGCGAAATAAGGCTTAAGGTCGATAACTCCTAAACTATTTAAACGGTTCTCTGTAAGCTCTAGATATTTAGGTTTTCTCTTGAGTTCCATACCATCAGGCAGGTTACGTGCTAAAGATTTAGCAGTTTCATCAAGAGCATTATTGACAAGATTATTTCCTAGATTATTCATAGCCTTCTTCATGTTGGCTTCGCTTTGGAATATCTTAGGACGTTTCTTAGCCATTAACCCATACCTTTAAAGAATCCGTTGTAACCGTTAGTGTTAAGACCTTTCTTCGCATCAAAGATGTCTTGGATATCTCTATCATTAACTCCTGATTCGAATGCCTCTTTATCGATAAATAAGTCCTCACGTTTTAGTAATAGCTTTTGATATGCGTCATGCTGCGAGTAATCCATATCACGTACATATCGGTGCTCTTTCAATAGGTCTGCTACTAAGTATCGCAAAGTAGTTTCGACGTTAAGAGAAATGTTCATACCCTTCAAGTGTTCACTAGGGTATATTAAATTCTTCTTGTAATCGATTTTAAAGTCAGAACCCTCGAATAGTTCACCATCTACAGACATAGCTAGTTCAACTTTCTTCACATCGTACACCATATAGAACCCATTCTTGATTCTTCTATCTGTTACATCAAAAATCATAGATTGCGAGATGATTGCATTCGTTACAGTGATTCTATCCCTAAATGCAATACGGTGTGACCTGTCAGGTGTTCCGATTGCTGTACCTGTATCCATAATACCTATATCCTCATTAATCGCCCCTTTAGCTTGTGATTGAATCATGATGCCAATCTCTTGAGCTGGTAAGAAGGCGATACCTCTGCCGTGACAAATAGGGCAAGTCTGGTCAGGCTGTCTTGTAGCTTTATCACGACAAGGGCATAGGTATGATTTTTCCCACAGTATTTTTTGTGAGAAGTTATCAATATGATTATCTAGGTCAGGAAGCCTATGAGTAGCTTGGGCAATGCTTTGCAGTATCATTGGTTTCTCTGCCATAAAAACCCTCCTTAAATGATTCCTAAGTTAATTCCGTAGAATGATTTTAATCCTCTAACTAAGTCTTCGATATCTCTGTCTAGCTGCATGATATCGGCAGATGCTCCACCATACATAGCAGACTGAGTTGTATCTATACTTTGAGAAATACCATCGATGTTTACGCTCATAGATGCAATACCAGCACCTACGATTAAACGTCCCCATTGTTGTAGAATCTCTTTTAGTGCTACTTTGATAACCAGTGTCCATAAGTCTGCTGGCATCTCGTACTCTCTTGAAACCCCTCTACGTTTTGGTGGGAGCATACCTGCTACATACTCTACGTGGAACATTTGCGGTGCATAGTTATTGCCGACTAAATTAGGAATACCTGCAATCATCGGGTAACCTGAGTATACCTGTGCTAGATTTAAACTTTGTCCTTGCTCTGATAGCATTAAAGTAGGCAACATCTCCAGTTGACCTTCTAGTTTATATACTCTCCACCACTTCGTAGGATAGTTGAATACTGTGCCTCCACCGTATTCTAATGTTACTTTTTCCATTTGTAGGACGGGTCTTTGTCTTGTTCTGATAAACATAAAACTTTCAAAGTCATTACGGTAGTAGTCATGATGCTCTCCGTTATATCGAGGTAATATTACGATGTCAAGCATCTTCTCTACTTGTGCAATAGCTTTCTCTAAAGAAGCCTCATAGAAGGCGTCAGGCATAGGTTGCTTCGTTCTAGGGTCTGTAACATCTATACCGAAATGATTCATCTTAACGGCGTCTACAGTGAACCCATAGTCTGCTAGAGTAAGCTCTTCGATTTTATCTAAATCGATTAACTTTTCGTTATTATGCTGGTATTGAGTCCCGTCTTGATGCATAGGATTGTTATACATCACTCATCACTCCTACTCCGCTTTTTTAGGTGCTGGCTTTGCTTTGGATTTAGGTGCTGCTTTTTGTTTAGGCTCTTCTTTAACTTCGGGAGCGATGTAAGTGAATCCACCGATATGTGCTAATGACTGTTCTTGTTCATCAGTCAAACCTTCTGCTTCACCTTTTTCATTAAATGTAACTTGTCCTAAAACTGTGGCAACTACCTTACCTGCTACGCGTTCTCCAATTAACATAAATAAATCCTCCTTAAATTTTGGTTTATATACATAAAAAGGAGCAGATATTTTCTCTGCCCCTATTCAGTTTTCTATTTAGTTGTCAAAGACTGTACCGCTTACTGGGAGTGCGGCAACCTCGTTTGTATCGTTTATCGGGAGTATATCTTTATTTTTAATGTCGTTGTATTCTATAACAACCTGTGATATACTCTATTTAAGGTATGAGGGCGCGAAGCCCTCGGAATGTCCTTACGACTTAGAATTAGTATTTAACTGTAACATCTGCTGCAAGAGCTGGGATGTATTGAACGTTTTTGATACGAACCCATTTCTTCGGAGCGTATAATGCTAATGCACCGTACCAAAGAACTGTGAATGTAGTTGTAGCGTTCATTTGAGCCAATGGTAATTTCATCATTGGTAGTAACTCTAGTAAACTCACAACGTTAGGAGTTAATTCACCTACGAATACGTCAGTAGTCTCAGGGATTACTTGGTTACGGTCAAGGACTTCGATTACACCTTGGTCATTTACTTTTGATACAGGAACACGAGCGATTAAGAAGTAGTGACCTGTTTCTGTACCTTCGCGGTATACAGAGATGAATTGTGGTTGCGCTTGGTATAGAGAAGCTAGTTTAACTTCAAGTTTAACCGTGTTGTCTTTTTTCGCAACTGCTGCTGTAACTGCCTCAGATGGTAATGACTCTGCATCATCAGAATGAACTACAACTTTGTAAGAATGAGTTTTGATGTCCTCGTCACGGAATCCACCTTTTTTGTCATCCACAATTGAAGCTACTACAGATGCTGGCGCTTGAGGAGCGTTAGGCTCTGGGTTACGACCTTCAAGTAAGATGTTATCATTCTCCATGATTGTTGAACCATGTAAGTTGATTGCACCACGAGTAGATAAGAATTGGTTAATAGAGAAACCAGTTGAGAATCCACCAGCAGTTGACGGTTGAATTACACGTTGACGGTCTAATAGATTATTCGTAAAGTCAGCTTGCACCCCTATCGGCATAAACGCATCAGTAGCGCGACCATAACCTTTACCTACAATAACTGCTGCTTTGTTTAAAGTAGCTTCGTCTAAACGAGCACCTTTAAGGTCGATTACGTTTGTATCTTGGTCAATCAGTTTATGTAAACCATCGAACTCAATACCTGCTTGTCCATCAGCCTCAGATGATAATGCTGCGTCACCGTAAAAAATAGCCCACTCGATAGATTTCGCAATAACCGCGATAGCATCTTCCGTTAAGATTGTCATTGGGTCTGCGATGTTGTTAACTAAACCAGCAGCAAGTGATTGTTGCTTAGTGTCAGATAAGAACTTCATTTGAACCGTTTTTTGACGGATGTTAGGGTCGTTGATAGAAGCTACTCCGACCTCACGTACGAAACGGCTGTGACCAGTACGACCATGTTGGTTGAATACTGCGTATTTAGCAACTGTACTATTTACTTGTTGTTTGTTAATTAACGGATAAATAGTGAAGTCGTTGCTAGAGAATGCAAGCATTTTAACTTGGTCTTCTAATAGTTCTCGACGAACTGCTGCTCCATCTAACTGTGTATCAGGTGTAATGCCATAACCAGTCGTAAACGACTTAGACACTAATTCTGCTAATTCTGCTTCTGCTTCGACAGGAAGCTTTTTATTCTTAGCTTCTGCTTCTTTTTTCAATTCTGTCATTAATTATTCTTCCCTTCAATATGATTTGTTTGTTTTTATAAACTAAATTTTCTGAGTATTCTGACTTTTACGTGCGGTACTCGACCGCCACTTGTTTTCCCCTATATATTTATTATAACACATGGAGGAGAGGTAGCTTAGGAGGAGGTCGCTACCAATCCTTTTTTGAGCTTACGAGTATAATATAACACTTCGTACTATGTTTTTCTAATTTTCTAATTATTTACCTACAATAGCACGGAAAGCTCTAACATCTTCTTCTGTTTCACGACCGTTTTTAACACGGTTTACTGCACCGAATAAGAAGTATTGCTCGTTAGCAGAAGCTTGACCAGATGTGTAATAGTTTACTACCTCCTTAACGTGGTCAGCAGCTTTGAAGACTTCTTCTTCCTCAGGAGCTTCCTCTTCGTCCTCTACTAAAACATTATCCGCAGATTTCTGAACGTATTCTACTCCTTTGCCTTCTAGGTCGTCGTTCATAGATTTAGAGACTTCTTCTTTTTTCTCTTCTGGTTTCGTATCCTCGGTATTATCCTCTTCTACTACTTCCTCTTCTTCTTCCTTAGGCTTTTCGGCAGGAGTTTCTACTACTTCTTTAGCTTTAAGCTCTTCGATGTGTTTTGCGATATTCTCAATCATAGGTAAGACTGATTTCTCGATACGTTCTAATCGCTCTGCTAATCCGTTTTGAGACTCTGCAACTGCACCATAAGATTTAACAACAGATTCGAATGCTGAGATTAACTCACCATTAGAGATTAAAGCTTCGGCAGATTTCGCTACTGGTTCTTTATCCTCTTTATCTTTATCTTTATCTTTGTCTTTCTTATCCTCTTTTTTATCGGACTTTTCTTTACCTTTTTCTTTTTCCTTTTCGTCTTTCTTGTCTTCTTTATCCGACTTCTCGACTACTTCTTCCACTGGTGCTTCCTCCTTTTTATCCTCAGGTTCTTTATCTTCTTTCTTTTCCTTAGGAGCTTCGACTACTTCGTCTTCTTCCTTTTCTTTATCCTCAGGTTTAAATTCTGGGGCTTCTGGAGCAACTACTTCGTCTACGGGAATCGCAACAGATTTTGATACCTCTTCTAACTCTTTTGTTAATTCTGAAATTTTAACTTCTGCCATTATTCATTCTCCTTTTTATTAGGTGTGTACACCGTTTTTATATGTTCTAAGGCTTCTGAACGAGACATACCTTTTGAAATCTGTAAGAATAGTACGGCACACTCAGGCATGTTTCTATTCATATCATCTAAGTAGATACCTACCTTCTTCCATACTTCTTCAAATTTACTATCGTCAGTCTCTTTAAGAGCCCATGTTAAATTGTATAGGCTACGAGCGAAGTTTTCTGGGCTTAACGCTCCCGCATCGATTGAATCTTCGGGAGTAATTCCATAACCTGCTTGGAAACTTTTCATGATGTGTTCCCATGTAGCTTGAGGGTTAGCAGGATTAGTGGTAACAGCTACGTTCGTTACGCGGAGTTTACGCATAATCCTTGGGTCATCTTTGTCTCTGGCTAAACAGAAACCTTCAACAGAGAATCCTAGTTTCCTATCAATTCCAGATTTAGAAATGTTATTCGCTAAGTCCCACATGCTCTTTGCATAAGGATTTTCTTTGTATAACTTACATTCAAGATATAGACCTACATCGGGGTCTACGTATGTACCCTCCGTAGGAACTCCGACTTTATAGAAGTCACCTTGTTTATGTTCGTAATTTATGTATCCGTGATTCATAAAGTAGCTAATGTCAATACCTGCTGGGTCTACGATGTCATCTTGTCTATCTAAGTCTGTAGTTGTAGCGTAACCTTGTAAGTACCATGAGCGCTCAGAAGGTGTGTCATCATTCTTTTTGATAGATTCTTTGATATCGATTGGAACGAACATATTGAACATTCCTGTTGCTTTGTCTACGACTGTATGCACATATTTTCCTCCTTTCTAAGTGGTACGAATTCAACTGTTATTAATATAGCAAAAGTACCACTTAGACCAGAGTTTTTTGTTAATTAAATTTCATTAATGGTAAATATCGACTAAAGAATTTATTCAACTCTTTTATGCTATCGATGTTTCTACTAGCTAAACAGTCTACTGCGATAGAAGGATGCATGTGACAATCAATTGTCAATGTTCTGAATAATACAAGTTCATCGATATTGTAATATTCTAAAACATCTTCATCATACATTCGAGTGTCTAGCTTAAGCTCTAGCTCATCGAGTATCTCGATTATACGTTTCTCCATTTTCGCCTTTACCTCCCTCTTTAGTAGAGTTAGCGTTACGACTACCTTTAACTTGTCCATCCTTACCCACGCCATTATCTTTACCAGATACCTTAGCGTTAGAGCCATCTAAACCTTGCTGCTTCATCTCAGATGTTTGTTTATCGTCTGAGCCTTCTTGTGCTGCTTTAGACTGGATAAGTTTTTCTTGTAAAATCTGACCTTTACTTTGAACGTGGAACGCACTATTGATAACGTCTCCGCCTTCAATTTCTGGTAATCCAAGTACTTTACGCGCTTCGTTGAATGACATACCGACTTTTGTTTTCAACTCTAGTAATTCTAGAATCTCTTTCTCTGTCGTTGCATCTCCACCTACGAATACGAATATGTATTTATCTCCGAACTGAGATACGATGTACTTGTTAATGATATCTTCTAAGAACTTAAGTAACGGCTCTAAACCTTTGTCACGAGAGATACGGTTCTTCTCTTTAGCACTCGTTTCATTTAGAGTACTACCAGAACTACCTGTCGCTCCGCCACGGTTCGGGAAGTTAATCTCAGAAGGGTCGATAGCGTAAATACTACACATAACGTTGATAAGGTAGTTTAGCCATCTTTCGAATTCCATATCACGAGATGATTGTGTCATGTTAATGAACTTAACATCTTCTGCTGATACAACTGGAATCTTCCATGCCCCATTAATACCACTAAACATTGTTTGCCATTCACGACGGAATGACTGTAGCGCATGACGAGATTGCTCTTGCCCTGTTTTAATATGTAATAACCCGCGAGTCGTACCACCTTGAGCAAAGTAACGAGCGTTAAATAACTCGGTATTTGCATGGTACTGTAAGTGCTCTAAACATAATTCAAGTTCTGAGTACCCGTATCGTCCGACGTGGATGTCTGTTCGAGGATTATGTACTTCCCATGCCATCTCGTTCGCTTTGAACCCTGCGACCTTCTTACGGTCTAAAACCTGTACATACTTCTCAACGTTATCGCCTTTACGCTCTTTTCCTTTTTCATCGACTGCTACGTAAATGGTGGATGCGTCAATAGCTTTAAATCTACCAAGCTCTCCATCTTTATCGTAAATCAATTCAAAGTTTATTTTGTCGTATATTAATCTATCACGAGTAATCTTCTTAATGAACGCTCGGAAGTTATCTTGTGTAAAATCATCCTTGACTCGTCCTGTATACTCCAGAAACGACTCTATACGCTCGATAGTCGCTTTCTCGTGACTCGAAGGGGTCTTTAATGGGTCTTTTAATCGAACCTCATAGCCGACACCTCTGTTGCTGTAGCGGGCGGGTGAACAGAACATTGATACTTGGTTCACACGGGTGTTGATAATTGCGTTAACAATAATATTTTTACTTGACCAGATTTTTAAATTCTCTAGCAAGTTGTATCGTCCATCTTTTGACGGGGCTTCTTTGTAATCTGGATTAATAGAGAACTGACCTAATATAGGCTCTTCATACGCCTTAGCTCGTCCTTGACCAGCGTTTGCGCTCTTCATTACTGTCTCTTCTTCTAACCCTCGTATTGCAATAGATAGCTCCTGCTTATCTACTGGATTCATAAGTTCCAGTGTCGTCGTAGATGGGCGTTTTTTAAACCTAAAAAAGTCTAAAAAGCTCATTTGCATACCACCTTATAATAAAATAAATAGGGCAAAGCTCAATCGCAATCGAACTTCTTCCTACCGTTCTTGACATCTGTGTAATTTGCCCTAATTATCTCTCCGTGTTTATTCTCTAGGAGTACTTTGTCTGGTTCTTCTGCAACGCCTACGATTCTATATTTCACTCTATCTAAATAGACGTATACCTTCACTTTCATACCACCTAGCATTTTGTAGTATGTTACAACCTCAATCCACGTGTATCCTTGAGATAGGAGAGACTTCGCTTTAATCCATACATCTTCTACTTGATGAAAGCTCATGACAACACCTCTATCTCTATTAATATAATGCTTTCAACACTTTTTCCTTACTTTAATTATACCATGTACAAATATCTACCCGTAAAATAGGGCATAAAAAATGAGCACAGCGTATAGCTATACTCACCATAAAACTAGTAAGGAGGGGAAGGGATTCGAACCCTCGCGCCGATTACTCGACCTATTAGTTTAGCAAACTAACCTCTTCACCGCTTGAGTACCCCTCCAAGAAAAGCGCACGAATGCGCTATAGTAATATTGTGCTCGCCCCACTATCCTGTACTTTCGTACTAGGTAAGGAACGATTAAAGTCTATTTTCGTGTAGGAACTGTTCGCTGTAATATCTACGAATTTAGCTGTAGGTATTAACGAGATGTCCCAGAGCATACCATCGAATCGGTTATGCTGCCCGCTTACTTTCAAGACTTTTGTTGTTGCTGTAGATGGTTGTAGTTGAAGTCCTGAGAAAATGTTACCACTACATTCATTTGGGATTGTCTCACTACTGTCAATCGTAATCATTTCTACGCAGTCTTCTATGGAAATGTTATTGAATCTATTAGCGTTTACCCACGCCATTCCTGTTGTTGGCGCTTTAGCCTCTAGCTCAATACCTTTTCTTAGACCGACTAATTTGACATTCGATATATCCACAAATGAAATCTCATGGTCAGTTCCTCCAGAAAAGAGTCGGATACCAACACCTTTGTGAGAACCTGTCCAGTTAACGACTACACCATCTTTTATAGCTGTCTTATTCCATGTATTGTAATATTTATTCTTACCGTCAAAGGAAAAGACAAGTGAATCAAAATTCGGGGAATCGATAGCTATGAATGGATTTGTGACAGAAGCATTTCGCCCTATTAATAAAACAGGGAAATTACCACCAATAACTAGTCTTGAACGGTAGCCAAACAATAACTCTACATCATTTAGCAATGTAAGAGATGATTCAAGGTAATAATCTTTCTCTTCTAGCAGTACGGTCTTTGATGAAGATGTTGATAAGGCTGCTGCATTGATAGCATTCTGTATCTGTACGGCAGGTGTTAATCCACTAAAATCCTTCACATTTATCATGTATTGCCCCCTCAAATAAGTATAGACGAGAATAAAAACTCTCGTCATGTTTTAATATAGCAGAAGCAGGACTTGCACCTGCGAACTCGAATGAGGGGTGATTTACAGTCACCTGTCGTTGCTGCTTGACTATTCTGCCAAAATATGATACCGAAGGAGGGGGTCGAACCCTCACTGGACGGTTTCTAAAACCGCTATCTCTACCTGATTGGATTACTTCGGCATGTATCACTATCTATTCTTTTACGTGTCTGCGGATAGCTCGCCACGTCATGTTTGCCTTCTTTTTATAATGTCTCCTTAGGACGGACATGCTTTGCTTAGGGTTTCGCCTAAGCTATCTCAACATGACTGAGATTTTATAGTTTACGAGGATAACGGGGTTCGAACCCGTGCTTCACGGTAGACGTAATTTAAGGTTATCAAGAGATTCGTGTTCTTCAAGATGGCAGTTAGCGCATAGTAAAATACATTTATCTAATTCTTTTTTGATTTTATCCCATAGAATAACTTTTCCGCCTATCTGAAAATCTTTCTCTTCTGGGTCTAGATGGTGAAATTGTAAGGCTCTATAACTTTTGTTATAGCCACAGCGTTGACAAGCGCCACCTTTATACTCTACCGCTCTGATTTTCAGTTTCTGTCTATTAACCCTAACGCAACAAGTGTTACATTTAGTCTTTGTGCATCCTGTACTACGAGCATATACATAATCTTTACCACATAAGGTACAAGTACACTCAATCTCTTTGTTGTTATCTAAATGTATCTGTTTTGTATTACGTCTACCAAAAGGACTGCAATCAACACAATACTGACGTTTTTGTAAATTGCGACGTTTACCTTCTATTTTCATGAAGTTTGGAAAATCTACATTACATTTTTTACAAGTCGGCATTTTACTGCTCCTTTTTGCGTGTTTACCTCTACACTATATCCCCAATGGAGGAGGGTGTGAGATTTGAACTCACGGAGGTTTTACCCTCGGCGGTTTTCAAGACCGCTGCAATAATCCACTCTGCCAACCCTCCGTGGCAGGAGCTATACGAATCGAACATATGACTTCGGTTTTGGAGACCGAGGTTTTACCACTAAACTAAACTCCCATGTGGTGGGTAGAGATGGGATTGAACCATCGCAGATGCTGTTTCAAGGCTTCTGAGCTAACCAAGCCACTAACCCATGAAATTCAACTATCGTCTCCCTGCTTAGGTAGGTGTAGTCAACCGTATATTTGGTTGAGTATGAGTTACGATAATTGAAAGGATGATAACGTGCTAGGTTGGAATCGAACCAACGACCATCAGATTAACAATCTGGCGCTCTACCGACTGAGCTACAAGCACATGATATAAAAAGTTACCCCCTACATATCGTACTGACATGCAAAGGGTATAAGAAAATTCTAATAAAGGGAGAGAAAACGTGTTTCCGCACATTTGCTCTAAGGCGTATTAAACTTACGAATGATATCCTTGTCTTCACGAGGTTAGAGGAGGAGAGAACATGGATACCGCAGGAGGAACATCCTACAACTCTATTATAACAAAATCTGATACAAGAATCCTTGTAATTATAAAAAATATTTTAAATATTCTGAATAATTATTTCTGATGGAATTTACACAACGCATACACATATTAATTTAACTTTTAAGGGGTCTGAGAGCTCGATGAGGATGTTTTATACCTTAATGAATACAATTAGTCCTATTCTATAGTAAATACCTTCTACATCTTGATACACACTTCTATTAGGTTTATCTCTGACACAGTACCCTATTTTATTTTTTCGGACGTCTATATAATATTACAGAGTTATATTTAATAACTAATATTATAAATAAATATTTAATAATTAATAATAATATAAATAATATTATATAGAGAATAGATAAAATAAAATAGGGTATCTAGGTTGCCCCATTTTAATTTAATAAAAAGTAATTCCCTTCATCAGAAATAAATACTAATTCCCTCTATCAAGAATAAAATAAATACTAATAGTAAAAAATATATTTGACAATTAGTAAACAAAGTATTATACTCTAAATAAAAACATTTAAAACTTAACATAAAGGAGAGTATCAGAAATGATTTATAAAAATAAAGAAGTTGTATTGCGTTTAAGAAAGGTTCGATTAGATAGGAATATTGACATTCCTGAGTTATGTCAGAAACTAAATGTTAGTTATAGTACAGTTAGTAACTGGGAACGAGGTCTCAGATTCCCTAGAAAAGATAAATTGATGCAGTTGGAAGATATGTTCAATATGAACTATAGGGATTTATTTGCAGAGCTGTCAGATGAGGAAGTGAGGGGATTAAAGGACAAAAAATAAGACCGTATATACGGTCTTTTAAGTATGCCCCATTTTATTTTATTTATATGTGACCTTAAATTTTAAAATATTTTGCGCGACTACGAATTCCCACTCCCCATTCATATCTGCTGATGTGTTAACACGGAATACAGGACTACCGCTACCTTTCACAGCGTTCCCGATTACCGCTTCTGGTTTCTCAGGAATGTTACCTCGATTGAATACATCCTGAGGAATAAATGCTTTTGTACCGTCCATTAAAGTGATTTCTACGTCCATTGGTCTTGCCATATTTATCATCCTTTCTTATTTTTGCGACAAGCTAAATATGTAACTTATAATTCCACCTAAGACCACCATAAGAGCATTCTCAACTAAAGCTCTTTGCTTATCTGTACCTTTTTCTCCTCTAGTCTCTAAAGCTGCTAACCTCTGGTTCAGTAAGTCTATTCGGTAGCGTAAGTGGGATTGTTTTTCTTCGTTAAGGGCTACGCTTTTATCTAAGTCCTTTACGATTACTTGTATTTCTTCAAGTACTTCTCTGATATCCTCAGAATCCTCGGAGTGCTCTTTTAGGATACTCTCGATTTCCTTGATTTTATATTCAAGCTCAGTGTTTTCCATAACAATCCACCTTTCTTGTTAATGCCCCATTTTAAATATATGTCTGTAAAACGGTTGTTTTATTTTATTTTCTTCATGCAACTCCTTTAAAACTTCTATACTCTCTTCATCTTCTATTTTACCATACTGCGAATTGATATCGATTGATACGTTCACAATTCTATCCTTTGGAGTAATAATCTGTAATTTAATCCAATCAGGTCGATTACATTCTAAATAATGGAAGTGGAAATCGTTGAGAAGACCTAGAGAAATTAGACGATGTATAGTATAGATATGAAATTGTTTCCTATCTCCGTTAACTATTGTACCTATCAGCTCCATCAATTCATCGCGAACAGCCGCATTAATGGATTTTTCGTTTTGTCGCATTTTCTTTACCTCCTTTCTCTTTTCCTGTTGTTAAAGACGTAACCATTACCGTAGACATGACGCCATTCTTGTAAGTGATAGTCTCGTACTTGGAAGCGTTGAACAGAACGATGTCTGCTATAATAGAGGTATAGACAATAATGATAAACAGCAAAGCCTTAACTGTCGGAAACACTAAACGGAATATCCAGCCTCTATGAAGGATAGATGCAGTTACATAGGACATATAAGCAGCTACTGAGTAGAAAACAAGGGTAAAGGCTATTGCTAGAATCAAGTACACCATAGTAATTACCCTCTTCCGTAGTTTTTTGCGTTTCTAATATAGCACTTCTTACTATCGTTTTTATACAAACCTCTATATTAGAGATATAAAAAATATTTCTCAATGGAGGTATTTGGAAAATGGTAATTAGTAAACATACTAGGAACAAGCTCCTACTAATATTTTTAGCACAGGTGATAGGTTATGAAGCAGTACAATACCTTAGCTCTGTAGGAGTGGAAGTAGAGAGTTCAACAGTATCGTATTTCGTGACGGGAGGTGTTTTCGCCTTAATCACGTTAGGGATATATGATTATGTGGTAACAAAGAATGCGATGAAAGTACAGAAAGAGTTCAGTCTTATTTTAAACTGCGTACTGAAACGATATGATACAGTCGCGGGACATAAGGAGAAAGGAGATTAATATGATTTATGAGAAAGAGTTAGATATAATGTTAGATGCAGTACAAGAATATGCGGAAATCAATTTAATTAAAACGTTTGAGGAAGATGCGAAAGAGCTTGCCCCGATTTTTGAGGTGCATGGAGTTAAGTTTCGAGACCGTAGATTTAATGAAAGTGTTAAAGATGAAGCGAAATTAGTAATCACGACATCGATGCTGCGACTGGCTAACGAGTATGCAGATTATCAAGATGCCAATTATGAATACGTGGGAGCTTTTGAAGAGTTGATTGTAGAGATGCTAGATACTAAATATTCGTCCCATCTGAAAAGTCAATTCGTACAACACGGGATTCCTTATACGGATAATATGATTTCTAATTTGATTACTGAGATGATTTTAGAATTACCGTTTGCGTACGCTAATGCATTTTGTGACAATGAAAAAGGATACGAAATGTTCCTATCAGAAGTTCTACACGCCTATCATGAGAAGTTGGAATATTCTGAAAAATGATTACGAAGAAAGAAATAGTAGATAAAAGAAAACGTCTGTTCCAAAATTGTCAAACTTATAAAGAGTTTAAAAAAGGGGACAAGCGTGTTAACTATCCAAGGATTTGCTCGATATGCGGCAGACCCTTATCTACTTTAACAAAGCGTACACAAAAATACATACTAACGCAAAACCAGTACAGATTTGAGTTGAGCGCACTTGTTAGTGTTCATATATGTAAGGACATCAATTCTTGTTACAGAGTACTAGATAGGAAAGGAGAGCTTGCAGATGGCAATGGTTGATAACATCAAACGAGGAGTACAGAAAAGAAGTTCTGTATTCGATGCACAAGAAGAACTACGACAGAATTTAAACTTAGGATTTTCCGAAGCTATGAACCAATTTATCCAGAAGTTGCAAATGGGTGAAATTAAAATCGATAACGTAGCTGATGCGATTCGTGTATTCAGTGCTTATAAAGAGTTAAATGGTATCGATGAAGTGATTAACGGTCAGCAAGGAGCTGGGATGCTTCCAGAGATTAATATGCGTCAAGAGAAGGTTGTTGACGATATGGTACGTGAAGGTACTCTTGGTGAGACAGAAGAAGGTCGTATCGATATCGGTGGAATTAGTGATGCAGAGTTAGCTAAGTTACTTACAGAAATGGATATCGCACAAAATAGGGCAAACGAGGAGTCGATGTAATGGAGAAAAGACCTTGGAACATTGATATCATTGGAGATGAGGATACAACGCAATACAAATCAGTTAAAAAATCTAGGGCTATGGGGCTTTCATATATACCATATCCCTCACCTGACAATGTATTGGCACAGAAAAAGCACTTTAGGGAACTCAGGGATTTAGTGTACAAAGATATATTGTTAGCTGTCCCGTATTCTGGAGAGGAAGATAGAAATGTATAACATTACAGGAGAAATGATACAGCGAGTGGCGAAGCAGACGTTTGGTCGTACTGACTTATCGAAAGAAGAGTTAGCGTATGTCCTTACTATGATTAACTGCTCTTCGTATCTATTGAAAAATCACTCGGTAAAAGGTCACCCGATTACGTTCCACGTTAGCGGTAGAGACGTTACACGAGCATTAGCACACAGACCGTGGCAGGTAGACATTATCAACGATACACATCCAGATAAATGCGTTATCAAGTCACGTCAGTTAGGATTATCAGAGGTTGGGGTAGGAGAAATGCTCCACTTCGCAGACTTACATAGTTACGCAGGGGTTAAATGTTTATATACATTCCCAACAAACCGACAAATGAAAGACTTCGTATCCACACGTATTAACCCGTTACTAGGTGCTGGTTACTATTCTACTATTTCTGACCCGCATGTAGACTCGTTAGAAAAGAAACGTATTCGTAATAGCTTCATGCTGTTCCGTTCTTCTTCTAAAGCGTCAGCAGTAGAGGGTGTCGATATCGATTACCTTTCAATGGATGAGTACGACCGTGTAAACTCTTCCGCAGAGATGTCAGCGATGGAGTCTATGTCATCATCTAAATTTAAGATTTTACGAAGATGGTCAACTCCAACAGTACCTGCGTTCGGAATACATAAAATTTTCACTGAGTCAGACCAACGTGTATACATGCATAAATGTGACCATTGTGGTTACAGACAGCAAATCGATTATGATTTGAACATCGAGTGTATGGATGAAAGCGGCGTTGATACTTTAGCGAAAACAGTTAAAGATGGTACATACCGATTTATCTGTCAAAAATGTAAGAAAACATTAGATAGATGGTATAACGGTGAATGGGTAGCTAAATACCCTGACAGAACGTTAAACAATCAAGGTAAACGTGGATATATGATTACACAGCTAAATGCCGTGTGGTTAACAGCAGATGCCTTAAAACGAAAAGAATTAGAAGCAGAGTCTAAACAGCACTTCTATAACTACGTTTTAGGATTCCCGTACCAAGACGTAGCGTTAGCTGTACAACCAGATGACATCGAAAAGAATAAACGAGAGTATCTAGAGAAGCCTCTATTTAATCGTAGTGATTACCGATTCATTTCTGTTGGTATTGACTGGGGGAACTTCCACTGGGTAACGATTCGTGGATTCCGTGATGACGGTCGTATTGATATGATTCGTATGTTCTCAGTAGAACGTGCTCGCGGTGTATCGAATATCGAAGCGGACTTAGAAAGAATTATTGTAGAACTAATCCCATACCAACCAGATATTATCTGTGCGGATATCGGTGACTCTGGTAACTACGTAGACAAGCTAATCCAGCATTTCGGTGAAGGTGTAGCGTACGGAGTTAAAGTTAACCCAAACCCTCGTTCTACAGGTCAAATCAGCCCTGTGTGGTCTGAGCAACGCTGTATGGTTACGGTGGACAAGTTAACACAAAATAAACGTCATATTTCTGATATGAAAATGGGGCGCTTAGGATTCTACCAAGTTGATGATAGAGAATTAAAACTTTATCTAGAACATTGGCAAAACGTCGTAATTCGAGATGAGGAAGATGAGAAAACGAAAGCAATCTATCAAATTATCATGGCAAAAGGTGACGACCATTTTGCTCAGTCTTCTGTATACTCTATGGTTGGTATGGAGCACGTACTAGAGCCTTATATCAAGAAGGAAATAGAGAACGCATTCGATTATACGACAGTAAATGTAATGCGAACTGACAAACCTGATATATTTGCCAAAGGATGGTAAGTGCTATATTAGTCTAGGACAATAGAAGAAGGAGGTTATTATATTCATGTTAAGAGATGGAATGTATGACGGTTCTCCCGAAAAAAGGATGAGAGACGTTGAGGAGACTTTAACGAAGACGGTTAAAACTGTTAATGGTAAAGCTCCTGATATCCACGGTAATGTTAGTGTAGATGGAGCTCCTACGGGAGACTTCGCTACAAAGGACGATATTAAGGGTATGGTTAAGTCGGTTAACGGTAAAGCAGCAGATGCAGCAGGAAACGTAACAATTACAATTCCTAGTACGACTGGTTTCATTAAACAGATTAACAGCGCGACACCTGACGGGAACGGTAAGGTTACTGGGTTTGTTCAAACAGTAAACGGGGCTAACCCTGATGCGACAGGTAAGGTTTCAGTACCTTTGATTACATCAGGGACAACAGCGCAGCGTCCAACAACAGGTACTTATGTAGGGCAACCGTTCTTCGATACAACTTTGAATAAGCCTATCTGGAGAAACAAGGATAACAACGGATGGGTAGATGCAACAGGAGCAGCAGTAGTTTAATTTATAAATTAAAGGAGGAATTTTAAATGGCATTAGAAGCTAATAAGTATCCAAAAGACAAAACGATTGTCGATATTTCCCATCATAATGCGGATATCGATTTTGACACAGCGAAGAATTATGTAAGCATGTTTATCGCTCGTACAGGTGACGGACATCGATACAATTCAAACGGAGAATTACAAGGTGTTGTTGACCGCAAGTATAAAACATTTGTGGCGAACATGAAAGCGCGCGGTATCCCGTTTGGTAACTATATGTTTAACCGTTTCTCTGGAGTAGCATCAGCTAAACAAGAAGCAGAATTTTTCTGGAATTACGGAGACAAGGATGCAACTGTTTGGGTATGTGATGCAGAGGTTTCTACAGCTCCGAATATGAAAGAATGTATTCAAGTGTTTATTGACCGATTAAAAGAGTTAGGTGCAAAGAAAGTCGGTCTATACATCGGACATCACAAGTACCAAGAGTTCGGAGGTAAAGATGTAAACTGTGACTTCACTTGGATTCCTCGTTACGGTAATAAACCAGCGTTCGCTTGTGATTTATGGCAATGGACAGAGTACGGTGACATCGCAGGTATTGGTAAATGTGATATCAACGTACTATACGGAGATAAACCTATGTCGTTCTTCACAGAAAAAGAGGGTGCTAAGGAAACTCTAGTTCCTGCTTTAAACAAAATCGTAACATACGAAGTAGGTACAAACTTAATCCCAGAGATTCAAGATAAACTTGCATTCTTAGGTTACGAAGCTCGCATCAACTTCACTGGTTTAGGTGATGGACTAGTAAGTATTGAAACATCACATCAAGTAGGTGCTGAGTTAGACAAACTTACTGCATGGTTAGATGAACGAGGCTGGGCTTATTACTACACAAACAGCAGAGAGGGTTACAATGGTAAATCTAAGGTTGTTACATATGATATGGGTACGAACAAAATCCCAGAATTGTCTAATGTCTTAGCATACCAAGGTATGCAAACTGCTATTGTGTTTACAGGTAAGGGTGATGGGTTAATTCGATTAGAGTCTACTCCGTTAGATGAGAGTCGTTTACAAAACTTCAAAAACATCCTAGAAGCTCAGAAAATTGCATACTACATGTACAGTGAATAATTAAGAAGTCCTTCGGGGCTTCTTTTTTTATATAAATCTATTGACTTAAAGTAAAAATGGTAGTATTATGAGATTACAGAGGAGGTGATAGAATGCCAGAGCAAAAGTTTTGCGCGAAATGCGGTCGTCTAAATTGGAGTGAGTGGAGCACAACTTGTTACTGTACACATCCAGAATTTATCTACGACTCTTACGAAGATTATATGAAAAATAAGAGGTTTTATGTATTAACTTTAAATGGTAATTTTTATGGTTCTGGTGGATTGCCGCACATCCAACAACTGATGAACGATTGGATAGGTGACCACGGTCTTAAGCATAAAGAGTTTGAATTTAAGGTAACGTTAAAGGAGAGAGAATAATGTTGTACAAGTTTATCACGATTGCAGAAAATGACAAAGAATATGAATTTACTAAAACTGGTGATACTATGAAAGAAGCAGAGGCTAAAATTCCTCAGGAAGCAGACAGACGTGGTATTGTACATAATCTTAGTGTGGTAGATAGGTTTAGTTATGAAGTTGGAGGTAAGTGGGTTCGGGATGATGGAAGCTACGAAGAAGATTTAAAAGAAGCAGAAGCTCAATATGAAGATGAGCAATGGGTAGAACACATCGATACTCACGAAGAGGAAGGACAACTTACCTTCGAGCTATAATTAGTATGATATAATAAAAGTATATGATGTAAAAGAGGTGCATATATGAATGCGGTTAAATCAATCGTAGCTGGTATCGTAGCTGTACTATATTGTATTGTTAGTGTAATATTATGGGTGTTGCTTATATTAGTGGGCGTTGTTCTATCTGCTATCGCTTTAATGGTGATGGTAGCGTTCCTAGTGATTTCCATTCCAATTATGTTAGTAGTCTTTATGGCATGTGCTGTTGGTCAGTTATTCAAAGGGCGCGGTTGAGTTGGATGCAACGTTCAACTATAACCTTTTATTAGCAAAAATGATATTAATAGCATTGTTTATTTATACAATGATACTTGCTTTTGGGGTTAAGAAGTCTGTGAAAGAACATAAAGAAGAAATGAGCTATACAGAGTCAATCAAGAAAGCTTTATCAGTATTAAGTGAAATAAAAACAGATATTAAAGGAGAAGATGAAAAAATGACAGAGATTAACACAACGGAAGTAGAAGTAAAAAATAAAATGAGTTTAACAGATTTGGTGGATAGAAAGCCATCATTGCATGATTATGCAGAAGTTGTAGAGCTGCTATCGAAACTAGCGCGCAACCGATTTGAAAACTATCAATTCTATTTAGCTAAAGCGCCAACAGAAAGCGATGCGAACTTTATGTCTATCGTAAGTAATTGGCATGATGACCCAGAACTACATAAGCTAATTTTCGCTAAAGGTGTCGAATACGGTATTAATATGGGAAGCTTACAGAAGTATTTCGTAGACCACGTTCGAGACGGTCATGTATTAGATTTAGGTAGCGATGTTATGATTATCACGGACGATGGTTCGAATCTAGCACCTACAGGTGTATCGCCTATTACAAGTGGTTTAGAAGGTGGAGAGATTTCATTTAACTTCACATTCATTAAGAAAGAAAATTACCATGCGTGGTGCAAAGAAACTTTCGAAGGTGATGCAGAAAAACAAGATGGTAAAACTGAGGATGCAAAAATCCAGTTGGTAGTGAATAACGGATGACAACACAACAAAAACCCAAAAATTTAATTGACTTGTTCAAGATTAATGTGATAAAATACAAAGGTAGAGAAATAAAAGGTTCATCTGTTCTAGAGTATGAAGTGTTTATACCTGTAGAACTGATGGTGAATCAAGCGCAAGATACGGACAACTTTATTAAGATGGCAAAATACATAAAGAACGATAAAGAATTAGGTTGTCTCGTCGCACTAGAAAAAGATAAAGTTGTAAGATTATCTGCTAGTGAATCTGTACAAGGTATCGCATTTGTATTTACTTTTAATCAGTTTACGGATTTTGATAGACTTCTAGAACTAGCGGATAAATTTTAATTAATTGGAGGAGAAACAATGGAAAAGATGATTACGAAAGATAATGTTTTAGAGAGTGTTAAGGAACTACATAAAGGTTTAGAGACTGTGATGGCACTATTAGATGAAATTAATAGAGAGGCAGAAGCGCAATTAGAAATTAAAGTAGAAGCTGCCCCAGAATCGTTAACACAGTTCATCGACCACTTTTTGGACGAGGTTAACTACCATAAAGACGACCGCGAATCGTACTTTGATAAAATGAAAGAAGCTATTAAAATTATTATTAAGCAGCATGGGTATTTCTTAACTACATTCCAATTAGATGATAAACTACATACATATAAAGTTATTATGAATAACTCAGGCATCTCTTTAGAAGAGCAAGTACAAGGTTACGGAATTCCTGAGCCTAAGACTTTCTCATATGAATTCTCGTATGAGGATAAAGTGGAATTGGGAATCGTACCTTCCGAAGAGGAGGAAGAGAAGGATGCTTGCTACGAAGAGTATGGTGCATATTGCTGCGATGAAGAGCCGTGCGAAGAGGAAACGGAAGAAGAGGCTCTAGAATTCGTAGTATCTATTGTAAATTCGCAGTTAGATTCTATTAAAGACTCTATCGACATCATCAAGGAAGAGATTGAAGATTACTTCGGTCTTCAAAAATTAAAAGTGGACGACCTTGAAGAGGATGAGTTCGATTTACTCCGTACATACTTAACGCACGTAACAGAAGAGGATGCACATGAGGTGAATCAAGCGACGAATCGTGATTTAGTTCGAGCTTGGAATCTACTAATGTATCGAAAAAATATATTGTAAATTTTAGAGACAGTCATTGACTGTCTTTTGTTTTTGTGTTATACTTTTAGTATAATAAACGAGGAGGAGAATCATGAGTAACGATAAAAATAGATTAATAGACGAACTGACATCTACAGAATTCAAACAGACTACTACAATTGGGCATGTTGAGTATTTTTTAATTGACAAAACTAGCAGCATGTTCCATTTCTATGCGAAGTACACAACTGAGACTGGTAGAGTTGTTGTCGCAGAAATGTACTACGACTTACGGAACAAAGAACATTACATAAAAAGAAATGGTAAAGAAGTTAAGTTTACGGTTAACAATTTAGATGAAATAGTTCCTAGACGTATCATGGGAGCACGGCGGGACTTCAATACAAGGGACAGTATAGATAAGTTTGTTGACTTTGTGGAGACAGATGAGAATAAAGGGATGTATAATCAGATGTTATACTTAATTGGTTCTATCGGTAACGAGAAGCGAGACATGACATCGCGAGCCTTGATACGGTTGATGAATGATTATAATAAGTTGGAGCTGTTATACAAAGCTGGTGTAAACCTAGAACGCTTTGATAGTGATAAGGCTTTACTGCATTGGGTTCTTGTAGCAGGTCAAAAGAATGTAACAAAGGCACATGAGATACTGAAAATGACCAAGAATCAATTCAAAGCATTTAAAGACTTTTCTAACAATGAGAAATTCCCATTAAATGCGATTTCGCACATAAGAAACTTAGAAGTAAAAGATGTTAGTTTTTATCGACATATTAGAGGGTTAGTAGAAAAACTTCAAGATAAGTACCAAGTATACGATAGGTTAGAAGTGTTCGATAACAACATGAGTTTGAAGGATTTTGCGGAGCTAAGAGAATATACAAAGAACGGGTACGCTCACTATATGAGTTGGAGCGGTTGGTCTTTATTGGACAAGCCTTACATAACGAATGAAGCACGTTTAATTGAATACTTGGCTTTCGAATGTCTATTGAGTCAAGGGATGGAGCTTGGAGATGCCATCACTACATATCGCGATTACGTTAATATGAATCGCTCGTTAGGAAATCATACATATAATAAATACCCGAAATACTTAAAAACATATCATGACATCGTTTCTCGAAATTATAAATTAGTAGAAGACACGGTTCTTGTTGAGAAGTTTGAAGCGCGACGTATTGAGTTGCAGAACTATGAGTGCAAGGTTGGTGCTTTTTCTTTTATCGCCCCTAAAACAATGCGAGATATCGCAACAGAGGGTAGTGAGCAATCTCATTGTGTTGCCTCATATGCAAGCCAAGTCGCAGAAGGTACAACGGATATCATCTTCATGCGTCTCAAGAAGAAGCCCGAAAAGTCTCTCATTACAATGGAGATTCAAAACGGAAGAGTTGTACAAGCTCGTGGATTCGCTAATAGAAACCCAGATGAAGAGGAAATGGCTGCAATCGAAAAGTTCAAAAATATTAAAAAACTCCGATAATAGATTGACATTTTACTAAAAGTAGTATAAGATGTATCTAGAAGGGAGGTGTAACAGTGGCTACAGAGTCAAAAGTTATTAACGAACAGACAAGCCTAGAATGCGAGGTCTGTAAAAATGTTGTGAAAATATGGAGAAAACGCAGTCGCCTAAAGAAGCCGCAGCATTTAAAACATATGTACTGCCATCAATGTAAAGAGACGACAGGACATTTGGAGTTGAAAGGTGTTGATGAGATACCATCTTGGATTGAACAATGGCAAAACGAACAATATGAGAAGAGGGGATATCAATGATTACACATGAAATGTTAGATAAACGAATTTGTGATGTAGAAGAAGTGGCAGATAACCCACAAACATACAGAGAGTTCATTCGTGAATCAGAAGAAGAGTTTTGTATGGCTAGTGCTCCTTTAGAAGATATGACTGTAGACGCGCTAACAGACTACTTCGAGTTCATTGATTACTTGTGGGAGAAGTAAATATGACACCTAAATTTAAATGCATGTTAAGAGGTCATATATGGGAATACGATGGGTATGAGGTAAACATACTAGGAAGAAAAGATAGATACATATGCAGAACGTGTAAATGCGTGAAATACGACAAATAAGGAGTTACATAATGAATAACGTAGATAAACAAGTTTTAGATTTATATGATTACATACTTAAACACGGGGAAGTTAGAAGTGATAGAACGGGTACAGGTACATTGAGTATCTTCGATTATACCATGCGATTCGATATGTCAGAAGGATTCCCATTACTTACAACGAAGCACGTAGCCTTTAGACTTGTAGCAGAAGAGCTGCTGTGGTTCTTAAAAGGAGATACGAACCTTAAAACACTTATAGACAAGAATGTAAATATCTGGACTCCAGATGGATATCGTTGGTATAAGGAACTAGGCGGTACGTTGTCTAAGGAAGAATTTATTGAGTTTGTGAAAGAGAATGGATTCGATTTAGGTAGAATTTATGGAGGAATCTGGACGGACTTACCCTACCCAGATAGAGTTATAGAAAAAGTAAATCCGATAATAAAAGAACAAACCCTTAATCGTGAAAATAATGTAAAAGTAAACATAACAGGAAAGACCATATACACCAGTGAAAAATTTGGTGATTACATAATTATAGGAGATGGGGAAAGTTATAAATACAAAGGTAGAGAAAGAAAAACAGTTAATATTCAGTTTTTAGATACAGGATTCATTCAAAAGAACGTTAGAATCGACGCTGCTAAAGAAGGTAGAGTTAGAGATGTATACAAAAAAACTGTGGCAGGTATCGGTTACAGCGGTGAGTATGAAGTTAAGACGAAAATGGACAAGCATCTTAAAAAAGTATGGAATCACATGATAGATAGATGTTATAACCAAAAGTGTAAAGAGTACAAATACTACGGTGGTAAGGGAGTATTTGTGGAAGATTCTTGGCATAACTTTTCAAATTTTGTAAAAGATGTTAAGAGGCTTGTTAACTGGAAAAGAAAAGAAAGAGAACCCAATAAGTACCAGTTAGATAAAGATTATTACTCGTCCAATTGTTATTCACCAGATACATGCGTATGGATTAGTAAATCGGACAACATGTTGTATAGGAATAGTAGGTTATTTAAAGTAACGACACCAGAAGGATGTGAGTATAAGTATATATCTATAACTAAGTGCGCTAATGATTTAGGATTATTAGATTCGAAAATAAGCATGGTGCTATCTGGAAAGAGGAAGCATCACAAAGGTTTTACTTTTGAATATTTACCAGATGGTGAGTTATACAGATATAAATTACCATTAAATCAGATACATAAGGTTATAGAGGATATAAAAAGTAACCCTACATCGAGAAGGTTGTATGTAGATGCTTGGAGTCCTACAGAACAGTACGATGCGTCATTGCCTTGTTGTCACAATGCATTTCAGTTATACGTTCATAATAACGGTAAGTTAGATTTAAAATTCTTCATGCGTTCGAATGATTCATTCCTTGGTCTTCCGTTCAATATTGCTAGTTACGGGTTGTTGCTGCATTTAATCGCACTAGAGTGCGGATTAGAAGTAGGTTCTCTCATTTACAATGGTGGGGATATACATCTATATCTTAACCACATCGAGCAAGCTAAAGAGCAGTTATTAAACGAACCACGAAAGCTGCCTAAACTAGTCATTAAGAACAAGAAAGACAATTTAGAAGATTATGAGATTGAAGACTTTGAGATTGTAGATTATAACCCGCACAAAGCTATTAAAGCGCCTGTGTCAGTTGGTTTAAAGGAGGAAGCTAAGTGACGGATTTCGAAAGAGAGATTCTAAGTATGCATGCATGGTTGATGCGTAGAACGGAAATTCGTGAAGATGGGACGAAACGAACAAACCCTACTCATGTGAAAGAGTTTTTAAGAGACTTCCATAAAACAGTAGAAAAATATGAAAAGGAGTTAGTGAAATGATTAAAATTGCAATTGCAGGGAAGATGCGAGCTGGTAAGTCTATTGTTGAAAGGTATCTGTCTATTAAATACGGATTCTATATTTATGACTTGTCTGACGGTGTAAAAGATGACTTCGCTAAAAAGTACCCCTATAATAGAGGTGAGAAGCCACGAAAAGGGTACAAGTTGTATGCGGAATTACAGAAATTCGCGTTCGGTGAAGATTATTGGGTTAGACGAACACTCAATAGAATCGAAGATGATGTAGAGAAATACGAAAGCACGCCTTTTACGTCTCGTGAGTTCTTCCGTAATTTACCTCACTTCAAAGTCGTAGTTACAGGTGTTCGTCAGGAAAATGAATTCCGTAAGCTTCGTGAAGAAGGATATACTATTATTCGTATAAATGCTGATGACAAGGTACGATTACAACGAATTAAAGATGCTGGTGATATCTGCGACATGGATGATTTCACAGATGAGACAGAGCAGTGCGTGGATAAAGCTGAGGTAGATTTCGATGTATACAATAACGGAGCACTTCCGACTTTATACCGACAAATCGATAATATTGTTTTAGAAATTATCGAAAGAGAGTTGAAAAGTAATGAAGATTGATTTATACTTAAAGAATAATTCTTGTGTGGTAGTTAATACTCGTCACGCGTCAATGGATTCATTTGCAGAGCACTTGGCATGTTCTCAAATCAAAGGATTTACAAATTACAAGGATATTGAGCCAATCGGAGACTATGTAGTAATCGACGATGAGTATATACGTTATGATGAAATCGTACACTTTAGAGCACACAAGGAGGATAAATAAATGAAAGTATTATTAATTTCTGGTGACGGTGATGGAGCAGCTCGATATTTCTTAGACAATTACGAATCGGAAGCTATATATCAGGAAATGCTAGAGAAAGGTTTAACTAAAATGGTTCTCGCGGATGACTACGACGATGACGGAATTAAAGTTAAACTTCACGAGTTTGGAAAAGTTGATAAAGAATTCGTTAATTTCCTGTATGACGTAGGTTTAATCGATTGCGATTTAGCGGAGAGTTTAGACTTTGTAATCGTAGGGGAGGAAAAATAATGGATAAGAATAAAGTGTTTTACGCAATTATTGAGTGGGAACGTGAACATGGGGAGTCATTTGTAGACCGATTTGGTTACCTTATTAATGCACCTAATTTCATGTTCTGGGCGCATGCGAAAGGTTACATTGACCAGTATCAATTCAACGAGTGGGAGGATATGTATCCTGCTTTAGAAGCGGATGACCCTAACTACTATATTTATACAGATGATATCGATATAGAATTCGCCTTAGTTGTGGATGAGGATAGAACAGAAGAGGAGTACCACCGTGCTATGAAAATGTTGGCGGAGTTCATCTCGGAAAGTAAAATTTATACAGAACGATTCGAGAAATTTCTTCGAGGAGAAGATGAGTAAGAGGCTAAATTAATAGCCTCTTTTTTTGTTGATTTATCAAGTATTTTGTGGTATACTTTCGAAGAAAGGAGAAATGTAGATGATAATTAGTTTGATTGCGGCAGTTGATGAGAAAGGGGGTATCGGAAAAGACAACGAGCTACTAGTAAAGATAAAAGAAGATTTCGATTGGTTCGTAGAAAAGACGATACATAAGCCTGTTATTATGGGGAGTAAAACGCATCTGTCTATCGGTAAGTTTCTAAAAAATAGAGTTAATATTGTACTTACTAGAAACAAAGATTTCAAACCACTAGACGATGATGTAAAGGTATACCACGACATACATAGCATACTTAATGACTTTAAAGATGAAAAAGAACTAATGGTAATCGGAGGCTCTAGCATATATGAGCAGTTCGCACCGATGGCTAATAGATTTTACATAACTGAGTTAGGAAAATCGTTTGAAGCGGACTCTTATTTTCCTGAGTTTGATAGAGAGATTTATAAGTGTTTTTATAAGCGAAAAGGTGATAAAAAATCAATAGCAGCGCTAGGATTCGAATACTACTTTAGAGTTTATAAAAAAGTAGATTAATTTTTAAAATTAACTTTACTTTTAGTAAAATTGGTAGTATTATAGAATCAAGGAGGAGATAACCAATGGAGATATATATTGGAGAGAAGTACAAGCTTACATCAGATGCGTACAATGTAATTTTAAATGAGATTGTTGTACCGAAACAAAAGAAGGACGAAACGGATGAAGCGTTTAAGGGACGTACCAAAGAACCTAAATACGTAGCTATCGGATATTACTCTACTATTGAGAAAGCATGCGTAGGAATCATTAACAAAGTATACAAAGAAAGTGAAGGTACAGGTGTAATTTTAAGCCTTATGGACTTACTTGAGAGCATCGAGAGAACAAAACATGAGATTCTTAATATGAATATTATTTCGCTAACAAGGGAGGAAAAGTAAATGTTACCATCTAGACCTTATATCGAATACAGAGAACTTATGCGAGTACGGAATACAAAGGATATTGTCAATGGAGATATACATATACCAGCGCTATCAAGTGGTACGGTGATTTGTGTACATAATCAAAATCGCGTAGTTGTTTGGTTTACCAGTGAATGGAGGCTGGAAGATAAACTGAACAAAAAGTTAGGTTGCGAAACAAGTTTCCGTAGTGGTGAAGGCAGCTTGCATGGGGTATCTGTAGTAGTGCAGACGAAAAATCTAGCGGTAAACATACACTACCCTAATAAGGATAAACTTATTAATCTAAAAGTGGACGCTGGTAGATTCGGTAATATACCTCTATTTGATGGTAAAGGGTTAACCCCTCATCAGAGTCAGTGGATGATAAGCGGCTCTTTCCGACGAGAGTGGGAACTATTTGAAGTTATCGATTCTATCGAAGATTCTTTCTCATCGTGGGTGGAGCAGAACGGTACGACACGAGAGATTTCGGAGGATGAGCGAGAAGACATGATGTATCCTGATGAATGGGACTTTGTATACACTGAGGACTTCATGAAAGAGTATTACGCTAAGAAAGAAGTGATAGAAGTTGAGTTTGCTATCGCAACAGGGGTTTACAATGAGTTTACAGGAGGCATGTGTTTCAATGACTGATTATAAATATGCAACACTAGTAACTTTTTATGCATCGACAGGTTATGTAGGTTCGAAACGCGAAGAGAAATTCACCCTACACGAACTAGGTTGGGACAGCAGCATGACGGATGAAGAAACTCGTGTTTTTCTAAATGAGGCTCATGATGAATGGTTAGCGAATTATACAGATATGGGATGGTATACAGAATAATATAAAAAGTACTTTACTTTTAGTAAAATAAATGATAGAATAATAGATGTAAGGGAGGTGATAAATGGTGAGTGAACCAAAAGAATGTACAACCTGTATCGAAGACCTACAGTTAGATGGAGATAGATGGGTATTGGTTGTAATGACAACTACGTGGGATTATTATAACGATGGTTTTGCAAGGGAATACATAGAAGTTAATTATTGCCCAGAATGCGGTAAAAAATTAAATGACTAATACATAAAAGGGAGAGAATTAAAATGACATTAAATATCGTAGAGGTTAGAGATTTATTAAAAGACGTTGTAGATGCAGGTAGAATGACTAAGGACGCAAAAGAAAACTTACATAAGGCATTTACTCTATTGGACAACAAAGTACGCGACAACGAAGCTAGAGACGTGTTTCGTGGTGAAGGTTTAGAAATTGCAGAGTACGGTGTAACGACTTTGCTAAAGGATATGCAATCAGCGGTAAATGTATTCTCTAAATATCCAAAAGCACATAATGCGGCTTTAGAAGATGTGAAATACTTAGATGAGGTTCGACAAGATATTTGGCATAGCGCAGAGTTCCTAGAATTCTCAGACGAAGAAAAGATTGAAAAGTGGAACATTTTAGAAGAGTCTGCTAAAAAACGTAGACGAGCTAAGGAATTAGCGGAAGCGACAAAGCCTATTAAAATGTTGTTAGCTAAACATAATGGTATTGAGAAAGACTTAAAAAATTGCATGCAGCAAATTAGACAGATTGAGAACTTACAAGAAAGTCGCTGCTACACTCCGAAACGATTAACAGAATTAGAATCTGCGTTCCATAAAGCTGCTCCAGTGAAAGAGAATGGACAAGTTGTACATAAAGAGGAGGTGGCACAATGAGGAATATCGCGTACTTAACATGCTTTGGGATAGCTACAATATCATGCTTCCAGATGATTCAAAATATAAATGTTAATGAGGATATGGCGTTTGGTTACGGCGGGCTGTGGATTCTGTTTATCCTATTAGGCTCATTCGTTAAAACATCGGGTAAAAAGAAAGGGGACAAGTAACATGGGGTTTGGAGAGACGTTTTTTACTAAATTAAAGGAATTTATCTTGGAGGATTGTTTTTATTACTTGGACACACTAATACCGCACTATGAGAACTTGCTAGATTATGCAGATACGGTATCTACTATGCTTGTAGATGCAGAAGAGAACGGTGTGTATTTCAGATACGAAAGACCAGATACACCTTACACGGATGGAGTTATAGTAGTTTATATACACCATACCAAAAGACGTTACGAAATCAAGCTTCTTAAAGATGATAGACCTTGGGGTTATTGCTCATGTCAACAAGGAGATGAAGGTTACAATCCAGATAAAGGATGCTGCGGAGATGGATGCGACTGGATTGCTCCTAGATTCGAAGTGGAGTTAGTTACATCTATGGCATATGGGGCGTATAAAGGTCAAGAGCGTGATTTATGGAAAGATGAGGAGAAATGGAAAAAGTACACAAAAGACCATCGAGCTAAAGATATCGAAGGTAAGATTAATGCTTCTAAAGAATATGAAAATTTCTACAAATCTCAAGCTGAACATTGGCAAAGAGAACTAGATAAATTACAAAAAGAGGAGTGTGACGCATGACAAGACATGTCCGATATAAACAACTAAACAAGGTAACTATTAAACAAGCAACAATTAATAGTGTGTTACTGAAAACGCCTTCAATCAAAGAGAATATTGAAGTGTATAAGGTTATGGGTATTTACGATAGGGGATTCTTCTGGATGTCCCCTCGTAAATGGCACAAAAGTACACCTGTTGGTAATAGGATTTTCTTATTCGATTTAGCAGGTTATAGTAAAATGATATACCCGAAGGGATGATAATATGCTTAATTTTTTCAGAAAAAAGAATAAAAAAGTTCCTCCTAGAAAATGCGACCATGATTTTGAAATGGTGTGTATGGAAGTTAAATGGGAAGATGCAGGGTATGACTTCGAATACAATACATATGTAATAGCATATTGCCCCAAGTGTGATAAAGAAGAGACAGTGAAAGAAGAAACGTGGCATAAGTACCTTATTAAACGAGCGATTAAACGAAGATACCAGAAGGAGATGGCAAAGAATGTGGTTGAGCACAAAGGATAGAATCAGGTTTATGTACATATTGAGCGCTACAGCAGCGATAGGTATTTCAAATTCCATTCAATCAGGAATGTGGTGGTTCATGATTCCACTAGGTTTGTGTGGACTTTATCAAGCTAATTTAGTGATTAACGAATATCCGATTATAATGGAGGAGAAACGATATGGCACAAGAGCTTAAAAAAGGTGATAGAGTAATTAGTAACGCGGGTACTTTAGGACAGGTATTACGGGTGTATAGACATGGAGATTCCAATGCGTGGTTTGCAGAGTGGAAATCGATGAGCGGCACAGTGTATACAAATGCGTGGAGTGCATTGAAGAGAGATATTAAAGACTACTCGCAAGTTATTGTAGATATGGTGAATGGAGCTCATTACTACAACTCTGGAGTAGGTATTACGTACAGGTTGAATAAGGGAGTCTTAGAGGCGTCAACTTCAACTCATTCATGGCAACCATCATCGACCAATCTAAATGAAATAATCCATAAATTAGAGAAAGTTAATCATGATGTGAAGTCTGGAGAGTACATTTTAGTGACAAGAACTACCTTCGGTTCACAATCAACATTTGTTTTAAGAGCGTTAACAATTAATGGTGATGTTGTTTGTGGATATCGTGAATACTCAAACGAGCTATCTAATGTCGATTTATCAGACGACAACGTATCCTATGAGAAGATGGACGAAGAAGAAATTAAGGTGTTTAAGTACAAGAAAACTTTTATCAGAAAAGGACGACAACCTTATGAATATAGAGTTGGTGATATTGTATCTCATTATAAATATGGTACAGGTGAAGTAGTAGAAACTACAGATGATGGTTTTGTTAGATTGAAAGGTTATGACGGTACTGATAAACTAGTTTTAGGTAAAAATTGTATCATCCAATTCTGGTCAGAAGATAAAGTTAAAGTAGACTAATAGAAAAGAGGAGCTATAATGAGCCAAACACTATTAAATATTAACGAAGACGGTTTCACTTATGTAATGGATGGGTTTATCATCCTGTTAGATTTACCTCTAGAACGTTTGAAAAACGACCCAGAACTAGCTTATCAAACATTGGTGAAGCTGCATGATTCTTTGTTAAATAGCGGAACAAGAGTACTAGCAGTAAATAATTCTAAGGAGGACTTACAATGAGAGTATATTTAGAGAAGCAATTAGAACTTGTTACTAGCTATCGCGATATCGCGAGAAAACGATTCTCGAATTTATTACAAGAGGATGCGTCAGCAGCAGCGTTATCGACGGAAGCTCGCAATATTTATAAGAGTGAAGAAGCATTACGTACTATTAAAGAAATTCTTCGAGATATTCCAGATACTTTCTTAGCTATCACAGTTGATAGAGAGCTTGACAATCACGAAATACTATTACGTACTGTTAAATCTACCATCGATGATGGACATATGAATGAGCAGCTATACTTACAACTGAGCTCGTTAGGTATGATTATCCGAGTGTTAAGCAACGCCTTAAAAGCTTATAGGGACGATAATGAGTATTATGAGGAAAATGAATAAAAAGTAGTTTACAAATAGTAAAAAGTGTGTTATTATAAAAGAGTAGAAAACAAACAAAACTTAGGAGGAATTGAATATGAATTACTTAGAAAAGAAATTAGAAGGTTACACTAAAAAGGCAGCGGAGCTTAAGGAAACAGTTTTATGTGAGGGATTTGAGATTGATTCAGATGAAATCTACAAAGCTGTTAGTGAAATTGATGCTTGTAACTTTATCGTAGATACGTTGAATTTAGCACTTAAACATCCGTTAGAGCCTATACAAGCATTCGCTATCTTTGTATTCGCTAGAGAAGTTGAGGAGAAATACTTCAATGCATTAAATGTTGTGTCAAACGACTTCGAAGAAAAAGGAAAAATGGACAAGCAGATGTTAGGAGAGGTAACATTCTTACGAACTGCTTACAATGAGTTAGCTAAAATCGTAAATGGTTTAGTTGAAGAAAAAGAAGAGGCAAATCTATGAGAAGTCTACAAGAGTGGAGAAACTTCTTCGTAGAGAAAAATGATGCAGCAGTAAACGTTGTGAATGACCCAGACGCTGAGTACACTAAAAAGTACTTAGCTCTTGGTGATATCAAAGCTTGCACTATATTAACAACTCACATAGATGTTATCTTAGAAACAGCTACAGAAGACGAATACATAGAACGAGTAGAAAAGTTGATTGGACGTTTTCAAAAAGACGCAGACAATGAGATATTTTACGCAGTCGAACAATTTAATACATTTGGACAACCCATGTATGATGTTGATACATATGAGGTTATATTCAACTTAGGTGTGGTAAAACTATTAAAAGAGATTCTAGATGACTTAGGATTTCGTAAATTATTTAGTGAGATTTTAGATAAATGACAAATCCATTAGATAAAGCCATAAGCAGTCTAGAACGAAAATACGATAGACAGGAAGTGCATCTTCAACGATACGAAGACATTATCCACAACGAGCTTACAGATAGGGAGTTTCGTATTCTAGAGCGTGGAATGCATTTAGGTAGCATGAATGCTTACGAGATGTCTATCCTAGTCTTAGAAAGGTTGAAGAGAAATGGCAAGAACAACTCGTAATAGGCAGTTAATTAAATTAGCTTTTATGCAGGGATATCACGTACCGATATATAAATGGAACTATCAACGCGGGACAAACTTACCCATGTGGGCGTCTATACAGCTAACAGATGAAATAGATAAAACTTTTTCATGGCATAGATGTGAAACTGTAAACTACAATAAAGGACGAAAAACCTTAAGTAACTCCATATCGTTCCACGTCAAAGGTGGAGCAGGTAATCTACTTTACTATTACACAGGGATACGCATAGTACCAGTGAAGCATGGAGAGAAATATAAAAGTTCGTATAACCATAGAGCAGAGTGGAAGCATCAATTACAGTCTATGGAAGAGGATTTAAAGTCTAAGAATACATACGATGAGGATGAAGTTCTATGAGAGAGGGATTGTTAATTGTATTATCTCCAGTAATATTGACATTATTATCTATGTATAGCTACCGAGTTATGGAAGATAACTATAGTACGAGCGGTGACTTATTTGAGTTTCTAGGGCTTATAGGAACTTGCATATTCGGAGTTTTGGCTTTCTTGGCAGTTATATTGAATATAGTTGTATTCGCTAGTTATAGTGCGTAATCATTAAGCAGCCTTCGGGTTGCTTTTTTTTTTATAATTTATTTTACTAAAAGTATTGCAACACTCTATTAGACATGCTATGATATAAGTAACTTAAAGAGAGGAGGGATACAATGAGTTCATTAAGATGTAAGATTTTCGGGCATAAGCTTGATGGAGGTACTAGGGTAGACCCTGTAGGTGTAGCGCGTAATAAAGACGGAGTAGAGCAAGCGCTGTTTACTGGGGAGAGTATTTGCAGTCGTTGCTATGATAGAGTGACAACTGTTAGATGGCTACCTATTGTTGAGTGGGAGCGTCGATATACATACAAGGAGTTAACTGGGAGGGGTAAGAAATGGTGGTAGCAGCAGTTATACTTACATTACTGTTCGCATACGGAGTAGTAGTTGTTTTGTATCAGTTGAACAATATAGGTCAACAAAGTGTTTTTGAAGTTATGTTTACTCTAATTGTCACTATGGTGCTGGCAGTTCTAATCATCTTTATTGTGACGGAGGGGATTTAAATGGTAGCAGTATTGATTTTTATCTTAGTGATATTACTAGTTTTGATGTCTGCTAGTGGGTTTGTTAGTGTACTTCACAATATACAAGACTTTATGGATGTACTGTTGTTGATTGTGTTGTTTATTACATTTGTATTCTCGGTTTTCTTATTAATCGGTGGGATTGGATATTTTCTAGGATATTAAGGAGGGTTATATGAGCGATTTATTTAAAGGTATTATAGTAGCTGCTTCGATTCTATTCACTTTCATTTTTGTAGCATATCCGTGGGAGTACAAATACGAAGCTCCACCTAAAGAGACGCAAGTTCATGTCGAAAAGAAACCAGAAAAGGTAGAGTTAACTCCAGAAGAGAAAAAGAAGCAGCAGGAAGAGGAAAAAAGACGTCGTGAGGAAGAACAGAAGATGTTAGATGACGCTATCGATGTTTCAACTCAAATGATGATGACAACTGTAATTTTAGGATAAAATACTTGCAAAGATAGATTTGTAGTGTTATACTTTTAGTATAATAAATAAAGGGAGGAAATACATAATGTTAACACTAAAAGGTAAATATAATGAGGCGAAGGTATTCACTAATAATATCGAGGAGACTGCAACAGGGCAGATTATTGAACTCTGTAACCAAGAGTTTGTAAAAGGTAATAAGATTCGTATCATGCCTGACACGCATGCAGGTGCAGGATGTACAATTGGCACAACTATGACAATCCAAGATAAAATTGTTTCAAATCTAGTAGGGGTTGATATCGGATGCGGGATGCATGTTGCTATCATCGATAAAAAGAAAGAAGAAATCAAGTTTGACCAATTAGATGAAGTAATCTATAACCATGTACCTAACGGTTTCTCGATTCGTGGTACGGCGCATAGCTTCGCTAATATGGTAGACTTCAAATCTGTACGAGCTCCATTCAACCTGCAACGAGCACAGAACAGTATTGGTACATTAGGTGGAGGTAACCACTTTATTGAGGTTAACGAAGACGAAGCAGGTAACGTATACCTTGTTATTCATAGCGGCTCTCGTCACTTAGGTAAACAAATTGCAGAGCACTACCAGAACCTTGCATATGAGCAGCTAATGAATGTTAAATCTGTTAAGGACGAAATTATCGAACGATTAACAAAAGAGGGACGCCAACATGAGATTCATGATGCTTTGCGAGGAGTTAAACAACCTAAAATCCGTAAAGAGTTCGCTTACTTAGAAGGGCAAGGATTTAAAGACTACATGCATGATATGAAAATCGCGCAATACTACGCTGCGTTAAACCGCCAAGCGATGATTGATGTAATCGTTGCTAAGATGGGGTGGAAAATCACTGATTCATTCGATACTATCCACAACTATATCGATATGGATAACATGATTATGCGTAAGGGCGCTATCTCAGCTCAACAAGGAGAACGAGTAATTATACCTATCAACATGCGAGATGGTTCTATCATTGCGTTTGGTAAAGGTAATCCTGATTGGAACTTCTCTGCACCTCATGGAGCAGGACGTATTATGAGTCGTAGAAAGGCTAAGGATTCATTAGACATCGAAGAATTCACAAATACAATGGCTGGTGTTTGGACAACTTCTGTTGTTGAGAGCACATTAGATGAAGCGCCTATGGTGTACAAACCTATGGATGAGATTATCGAGAACACAAAAGACACAATCGACATCAAAGATATCATCAAACCTTTATACAATTTCAAAGCTAAATAAAAAAAGTCTTGCAAAAATATCAATCTATGTTATACTTAAAGTATAATAACTAAGGAGGAACATAAAATGGTAGATTCAAAAGGATTAAGAGAGTTAGAGGTTAAGTTCGAGGGAGAAGAGCAAGAGTACATTGTGCAGGTAGAGACAACAAATTCTGTACATATCGCAATCGGTACTCTACATAATCTTGATGAGGCAACAACGAACTTAGAGTTATTAGATGGTGAGGAAGTTCTACACGCTAAACTGATTCCAGATTCATTCGACAACTTTGTTAAACTAATGATGATTAACGAGATGCGTGGACTATCGTTAAATATGCCACACGAATTACAATAGGAGGTAATCGAAAATGTACAACATTTACTATAAAGGTGAAAAGATTGGATACATTAATGACAAATCTCAAGTCGATACTAGCGTACTGAAAGAAATTGGATGTACGGTAGAACATATTAAACAAGAGTATGTCGAATACATTAGTCGTATTGATACAAAATTCGGTAAAGTGTACATGGCTATCGGTAATATCGCGAAATTAGAGCACTATACAAACAAATTAGTTCTGGATGAAGGTGATGAGGTAGAGTATGCATACCTATTACCTGATAGCATAGAGAACTTTGAAATTTTAAGAAAAGACATCATCGTAGCATGATATGGGTATTGTTCCCTATCGCCTGTCTGGTATTCCTAGCGAGTGTAGTACTTTTCGATTACGCACTCGCTGAACCTTGGCGATTCACCATACTACAACTGGCATTCATTATGTTCTTTTTATTCTTAAGTGCATTTTGTGTAGTCGGATGTGTGGATTATATATTACATAAATAAGGAGATGGATTATGCACAACCTACCAATGGATTTAGAGGAGTCAATTAAAAGAACAGCAAAACTGTTCGCGGAAGCTCGTAAGGAAATGGAGTACTTAGAGGAATGGCTAATGGTACAAGATATTAGTGACAGAAGCCTAGAAAACATATATTGCGATACTGTAAAGTATGCAAGCGTAGAATCGCATGAAGAAAGCGCACAAGAATACATAGATGAACTAGTAAACAAATATGGTCAACGACCTTGGACAACCTATTACGGTTCTTAAGGAGGGCGATTAATGAAAACACTTCCTGTATATGTAACGGATAGAGACCTCCCTGAGTGGAGCGATACATTCAATTATATGGACATGTACTGTGTTGTCACTATGGTAGAACAATATTACAATAGAGAGATTGTTAAATTTGTTATGTACGAGGCTTTCTGCGCGTTGGAGATTAGAAAGAGGAGGAAGTAATTGCATGTTAATCATGGTGGATAGGAGTAAACTGAGCTTCGAAAAGACTGTACGTATAAAGGACTTACTTGACGAGTACGAATCCTTAAAGAGAAAGATGATTAGTTGTATCGAAAAAGATACACCTTTCCTAGTTGAATGCTGGATACCTAGAGTTAGAGAAGTCTTAGATGAGTTGGAATCTCTAGGAGTAGGTATGAGCCACACTAATAATGTCTGTTTTTGGATGGGTAGTAGATATGATACAAACTAACTTACAACACAGGTACTGGATTTTTGAAGTTGGGTTATTCCCTTTAGGTGGTCTAGATGACGTTGTATATACTACAGATAATGAAGAATACGCATTCGTATACCATGAGGATAACCCAGATTCTACATATTTATTCGACTCCATTACCTGTAAAGTATATACGGGAGAAAAGGATGTATGGGAATGACAGAGGGATACGAAATATACAAAGAGTTTATATGGTTCATGGTAGCTTCCTATACACTCTGCTGTACCCCTTTAATTGCTGGTCTAATACAAATGGTCAGGTATCACGATACAGACCTAGAACGAGCTACTAACGGTCTTAAATTAATGGGATGGGGTTTTATGGGGTTTTTAGGTAGTGTACTGTTTTTATCAATTATACAAGGCGTAGCCGCAGCAGCTATGCAATAGGAGGAGATAAAATGACAAGACATACAAGAAGAAGACAAGAAATGAATTTTAGGAATGTAAAGGGTATTCCGACAAAGAATGTCACGATTGAAGAGAATGTAGACTTTATGAAATATGTAGGAACTATCGATAATACGTTAGTCACTGTAAATGTATTTAAGTTTGTACCGAACACGAACTCGTTTTTAGGTAATTATCGATTACATAAGAAAATCAATAAAATTAAAAAACAAGAAGGTGGACGACTACCTACATTTTCAGAACTTCACGAACGTTGTAAAACAAGAAAAGATGTTAGAAAATTAACAAGAACCATCAGTCAGGATGAAGATGGTCGCGTATTTACATATAGGTTGTATTTATCACATTTAGTAGGATTTAAGAGCGGCACGTTTAATGGTAAGGATAAATACACATTTTACGATAAGCACGATAGATATAGCGCTTAAGGAGGAGAGAGAATATGGAATCAGTTTATAGTTATCCAAATATGGCAGGTCAAACTATTTACGTAGGACAATCATTATACGTTTACGCAGGTCAGTTCGGTGTACCGAATGATAATAAGGAGATTAAAATCATTGTAGATGAAATACGAATTGGAGGGTTTGCTGTTCAAGCCTCATTTATAGGGTTCTACAAATTTTCAGATAATACATGTAAAAAGATTCATGGAGAATTCTGTTTGAAAACAATGAAAGTCACTCACTGGAACGGTTCAGCAACTGGCAACTCAGTAAACGTACATATACGTCCAGTTAATATTGATGATAAACGAATCAACACCAATACTAAAGATAAAGCTCCAGTTAAGTTTGGAGATATCTTATATGGTAAGAAGTACGATAAAGAGACGGAAAAGCTAAGTGTATATACGCAGAGGTATAAAGTGCTAGGTGTAATAGATAGAGCTTACTCTGCTGCACTTATAAATAACGAAGGAGAAGTTGTAGAGAACTATACAGCCATTGTAGACACTAAGACTCATACAGAAATCGTGAAACCCAATGCGAAATCGGTAGTACATTTCTTCCCGACGGAGCAAGAATCACATAACGCATATATCTGCAATCGATTAAAGCTAATAGTGGAGTAAGGAGAGTATTATGAAAAACTGTGGAGACTTCGGTTATAGTAAGACATATGTAAACAGAAGATTATCTACAGAGGAAGATGTTGTTTGGTTAAGTATATGTGAAAACGTTAACTGTGATACGGAAATAAAAGATTTCAGTAAAGCAGATACTTGTAATTATTATGACGATGATTCATGGATAAAATGAGGGGGAGAGCGAATGAGTGTCATTCAAAAGATAAAAGAATTACTAACAAACCAGAAGGAAGAACCTGTAACAGAAGGGGACAAGCCTAAGGATAAGGTAGAACTACAGAAGTGCGTAGGAGTTAAGACAGTAAACTATGTACATGAGGTAGTTATCTCTCCAGTAGAGTACGGGGATAAAGTGTACTTACCGTTATATCACAAACCTACATCATTTCATCATTACCTAGAGTTTGAAGTGTTCCATGTAGACGAAGATGAGCATACATTCCAAGCTAAACATGAACCAAGAATAGGTATTGAGAACAGATACATAACAGTATCAATGGCTACAATGAGACTTATATCTTATATGTCAGATGCGGTATACTCACGTGACTTAATGGTGGATGGACACCCCGATACAGTATTGGTAAAACATGAATACTTATCAGCATTAAGAGACCGATATCAAAACTTCCCAATCGTAGGAGATACACGTGTAGCAAAAGTGTACTATCCCGATAGAGATACATATGGAGAGAAAACAGAGACATATAAAATTTTAGGTATCATTGAAGAAGCATACTCAGCAGCTCCTATAGGAGATAAAGGTGTAATTGAAGAACGAACAGCAATCTTTGATATAAATACACATAAGGAAATAAAAGCTGATAACTCCTTATACTACACAGTAACGTTCCCTGATGTATCAGAAGCTCATACGTCCTATCTATATAAGAAGGTGAATAAACTCAAGGAGGGACAATAATATGTCAGTTATGATGTTCCTATCAGAAGATAAAAAGACAGTCGTTATTAAAGGAGACTATGGAGGACACTTCTTCATGAAAAATATTCCTATAGAGGACTTTAAGAAAAAGGCATTAGACATATTACTAGATGAAGCGGAGGAACAGTAGGTGAGTACCGATATCAAATACATAATGATAATATGCCTCTTCTTATGGGATATTATCGCATACATTATCGACTCATTTACAGGAGATGACGAGAGAGACCTAAACCTCTTCGCAGGTATCGTCTCCTCTATCTGCATATCCACAGTCATACTTATATTATTCTAGGAGGTACATAAAATGATATTACGAACTATATTTATCACCATATTCTTATTCTCTTCTTATAGTTTCATTAAAATGGCATTCGAAGAGATAAAGAAAGAAGACGTTAAGAAGTTAGTCATATACGGTATGTTAGCCCTTATAACAGGAGTTACCGTAGCAGTAGACATTCTATCATCAATGATAGCAGACCTTGTCAGATAAACAATAACACAGAGAGGCTAACAACCTCTCTTTCTATAACTATTAAATTGGTAAAATATGGAAGTGACCTTTAAACCAAGTCGAAAAATTTTTAGGAAATTTTAAGGAGGTATCATGAATGTTATTACATATTATAGGAATAGTAGGACTTTTAACGGTTGGGTGGTTAACCAGTTTATATATGGAGAAGTTAAAGACAAGGTACGTATATGACCAGATGACAGATAGAGCATACTTTAGGGCTGCTACGTGCTATATATTATTCAACTTAGGAGTAGCGGGCTGCATTATCCTTATACTAGATGCCATTATGAATAAGTAGGGTTTAGGAGTTATATAAGGGGCTGCTATTATGGGGCTGCTATTAGAATTCTTGTGCAAGATAGATATAGCGACTTTTCAAAATTTTTCTGGGATTTTTACCTGAGGTAGTCGGGGTAGAGAGGGGAGGTAACCGAACACATGGTCGTAAAGCACGGGTGGGGTTATATGTCAAATGAAATGGTAAAATAAATTGAAATAAAAAGGTTGACAAAATAATCATTGACAACCTAATACATTTATGATTCTAGATATAGATAACTTTAGCTCCTTCACTCATGCGCGTTCGACGTTCACGTGTGCGAGCCTTCATAGCAGATGACTTAGTGCAATACGTGCATTCCCGAACGAGTATACCCTCGAATGTATGGACGTTAAATGTCCAGCCTTTATGAGTCTTTACGGGCATATCAATGACATAAGTATCACTAGTATAGTATAGGCTCATGCGCTCACCTCCATAGCAAATGTAGTGATAGTCTTGCATGTCTGATAGGCTGCCTCTGCTAGGTATGATAGTCCAGTGCTAGTGACTCTATCGCCTATATAGATACCATTATAGACCTGCTTAATACGGCTCTCAATGAACTGCATTTCAATAGCTATGATGCCATTACGAGTGGTATTGAACGCGCCTTCTATATGCTCACTAGCCTTGATTAGTCTATCATTAATATCATTGACAATATCAGTATTATATGCAATGCCCTGCTCCCACTGGTCGGCTAAGAAGTGGGCATGATTAGCAATCCCTTTCAATTCAATAATAGCAAGCTCCATTTTAACAGTTAACATAATAAACATCTCCCTTTATATTAGTTTTAAATTGTCAGAATATTCTAGCAAGTGTACATGAATACTTGTTCAGTAATATCATATGTACGCTTTAATTTAGTACGCATATCGCGAGCAGCTTTAAGGGCTTCTTTCTCATTGTAATAAGTACCAAATGTAGGATATAGAGTATCGCCGCTGTCAAGTACAATTTGAACCTCACAGTCGTATACCTCTGCTCCGTCCTCATCGCTATTATATACAGCTACCTTAACGCTCTCAATCTCCTCATACCAGTATTGAGTTAGCTCCTCCTTGATAAGGGCTTTAAGCTCCTTAAGAGTGCGGATGCTGTGAGGTGCTGGCACTTCCTCCTCTTTCTCAATGATAGTCACTTTGTCAAGCTCTGGACTTACAAGCAACCAATCTTTATCAGAGTGACGTTCTACCCAGATATCCCCAGCGCTTGTGAAGTCTACAATCTTCCCTTCTAATTCGAATCCGCTTACCATTTCCACTTGTACCTCTTGATTTAAATTGTAAGTATTTGTCATTTCCAACAGCTCCCTTTGATTTGTTAAGTTCATCTTACCATTTATTAATGAGTATTTCAAGTACTTTTTTTAATTATTTTTGGGGAAGTTTGTCGCTTCCTTAACTGCTTTCATCTTACTATTATTATACGCTGCTGACAACCCTTTTATGACAAAAAGTAAAAGAAAGTTTATTCTAAATTTTCAGAATATTTATAATACATTTAATACTTGACATAGCTGCTCTAGTGTGGTATATACGCGCGCACCTGCTCATGCATATATAGTAGAAGTTGAATTGTCAGAATATTCAGTTAGTCAGAATATTATAATTACTTCCCATACCACACAATCTATTATTTGTCAAATCTATTTTAAAGGCTCTCAGAAGCCCGTAGAGGCGTTTTAACCTATAGCCCTAGTATTTGTATTAGATAGCCTTCTAGAAGCCCATACAGAGGAAATAGCCTCTCAGACCAGTCATATCAAGGCTTCCCAGACTAACAGTTTCATATATAATTGTCTGATAATATGAATATTCTAAATAGTCTGATAATTCTAAATATTCTAAATATTCTAACTATTCTAAATATTCTAACTATTCTAACTATTCTAACAGCTCCCCATATATAACACACCCGCTCTCGATTGTCAAGTTAATAATGTATTCTGAATTGTCTGATAATTTGAATCGTCTAAATAGTCAGAATATTATAATAACTCTGGAGCAGCTCGTATCAAACAATTGTCAGAATATTCAATCTAATGCTAATTGTTTGAATTATCAGAATTATCAGAATATTCTTAATAGTATGAAGATTGTGTATATTAATTGTCAGACTATTCTAAACATTCATAACATTTAAATTGTCAGACTATTACGAATACTAAGACAACTCCCTCTGCTCCTGTTCATCATAATTGTCAGAATACTCTCACTATTCACACTATTATATATAACAGAATATTCTTAATTATCTGATAATATAGACAACTATTTTAAATTGTCAGAATATTTAACTAATTATAATCACTCTAATTGTCAGACTATTCACGCTATTCAAATTGTCAGAATATTATGAATACACTTTTAAATGGGACAATGTTGTAATTTACTGTCGTCTATAGTATTCTAATGTCAGAAACAAAAATGCTGTCGAGCTTGTACGAATTGTATATAATATTCACACAATTTAATGTTGTAATTTGTCGTGCGTATTTAACTTGACAATTCTATGAAAGTATGATAGAGGCAGCAGCGGAGGAATTTTAACATTTTAATAGAGGGATTATATATGAGTCTAGTATGCAAGGAGCTACTAGGCTTTCGTATGTTTTGTGGTGAGCTACTAAGTAAATTGTCAGAGTATTTCGACTATCAGAATAATAGACAAGTATATCAATAGAATCGATTATAGATGCAACTTGTTATACCTAGCTAGAGCAACACTTGAAAAATAAAACCTGAGGCTCTAACTCCTTTTGTTGGGCTCGACGAGTTTTGTTGTTTATTACAAAAGGAAACACCTGAGGCTCTGACTAATTTCATTGAGCTCTCAGGCTATGTATTATATACTATTATAAGGTGTTATAATATCAACGTTGGTTATGTGCTCTATCGGTATATATCTATCACGAACTTTATTATATTTCTCTACTGTCACAACCATATGATGTTGTGTAACTCGTTTAACCTTCCCTTCTATAGTCCACTCACTATTATATGACTCATACGTTACAATCACTATTTCATTTATATATACTTCCATTATATACAGCTCCTTTCTACAAATCAAAGAATGTTCCGTCTTTATAATAATACTGTGACTCTCTTATAGCTTTCTTTTTGAACTCTACATAACCAAGTATTTCATGCGGCTCATAATAACCTCTTACCATATCTAGATAATCGTTATACGCTCGTTGTCGTGCTGTTATATGTAGTTCATTTATTGTATATAGTGTGAACGGGCTTATATATGGTTCTCTTATCATTTCTCCGCCTCCTCTGGTATATACTCTTTATGTCTTACTATTACAAAGGGATTATTATTAAGATATTCATTTAGTTCTATTCCATTCTTAAATGTCTTCTTCTCTGAAATACCTTCTCTTATATCCATTACTTTTGCTATTATCATTATACACATCTCCTTTATTATATTCTATGTGTTGGCTACCAGTCTTTACAATATATGAGTATTCTTGTTATCATTTCTACTTTACTTTGAATGAACTTATATATTTCCATTGTTATTTCTGATTCTATATTATACGTTTGGTGAAAGTCTGGGTGATTACATTGTACATATCCCTCATATTTACGTGTTTCATTATTGTAACTAACGAGTATAGCTGTATCAATATGTTTTAACTTTACTTTATACTGGTATGTGCCTATTGTATCTGTGTACATTTCCTCTACAATGTAATCATTATCTTTTGTGAACTCCTCCGCTATAAGCTCGCAGTTTCTTTTATATATTTCTTTACTTGATAAGAATGTCATGATAATGCAACTCCTTTCAATTGTTTAATAACTGACTGTAGTTGTTTGGTTTGTAAGTCTAATGTTAATAGGTGAGAGTATAGCGCCTTTACTTCACGGTTGATGGCATTCTCTAGTTCTGTTTCTTTCTCTCGTCTATAGTAGTCTTTTCTTTCGTTTGCTAAATCCATTCTAGACTCAATTAATATCTTAGTACTTACAACTGTTGATAAATTGTCCTCTAGTGTCGCTATAACATTTTCAATTGATTTTGTGTTTTCGTTGCTCATTGTACACATCTCCTTTTATTTGTTTTAACGTGTCTGTTGAGCCTGTGACGCTCCTGTAGTATTTTATGAGTACAAATACATTGCCATTGTCTAGGAACGTCACACAGCCTCATAAGATAGTTCTATGATTCTTGAATGCATTAAATAGGTCATCTCCCGCAATGCCTGTCACGTAGTTGTTATTTGCGTTATCTGGTTCATGTGGGTAGTCTTCAAATTCTGCACCGATTTTTCTGATATAGTCGTCTCCTTCGTATGCTCCCAGTAATAGTGAGATAGTATTAAGTTCTGCTTGTGATAGTACAACCATGTAACGTCCTTTTTCGATTTCTTCTATTTTAGCCATTATTGTTAGCTCCTCTCATTCTGTCTAACATTTCATACTTCACATAATCTTGCAAGATGTAGCAGCCTTCATGTTTCCATCCTTTTGTTATCCAGTGTTCTAATCGCTCATGATACTTAATTAACTCCTCGTTAGATAAATCTTTCAATTGACTACCATATATAATATGCTCCTCTGGTACGTCAAAGGCGTTGAGCTCCTCCGCTATGTGTTCGAACTCTTGCTTATCTAGATAAATCGCCTTATAATCAAATCCATCTTTCGCGAGTGGGTTTAGTTGATTGATTTTAAGGGAATCACCCTCTACATGTACACACGTTCTTTCGTTTACATCAATTCTCGTTTTCATATTAACAGCCCTCCAAATATCCTGTATAGTTTTTATCAACATTGTATAGCTCAACATAATTTCTGATAATATCTGTAGCGATGTATAGATGTGTTTCACCTGTTACAATTGTTGTAATCTCGTTCTTTTCATTCTTTACAGCTATTACAGTGAAATCAAAGTCATGTGCTTCTTCGTTGTATTTCGTTTCAATTCTGATATGTCTTTCTGGGTGTCCCACCGTTAAGCAGCTACGTCCTAAATGCTCCGCTCTGATACCTCCATCTTCTTCTAAGTCATCCATAATTTTTATTTGTAAGCGTAAAATTTTCTTTCCAATTTGCATTTTTGTTAACATGTGCAACATCTCCCTTTTTAAGTTATCAAGCGCCCTACACTAGAGCGCCCGCCCTTTCACTCCTCCCAGTCTAAAACCGAGTCGTTTTCATCGAAGTCATTATATAGTTTGCATTGCTCTATATAATGTTGCTCCATTTCCATAATGCTTTCCGCGAAATCTTCCAGCGCGTACTCTGCATATTTTTGAGCCTTATAATCAACCATAGCTCTAACTTTTTCCCTTCTATCATAATAACTTTCCTTAGCAGCTAAAATATTTTTACCTAATTCATGTAAACTTAACACTTCATTCATTAATAACATCTCCCTTTTCTTAAGTTATTTATATCTTACCATGCATTTTATAGTATTACAAGTACTTTTTTAATTATTTTTTAACTCTCGCTCTAACGCTAACTCCTCTAACACCTGTTGCTCATACAATTCATGATGTACAACCGCCATTGCCTCGACTATAATATATTGAGGTGTACACGCTTGACTCAATGAATACTCAATCGCCGCCTCTATCATACCTAAATCCATAAACCTGTAAATTTTCTCAATCGTTTCTGTTAACCAATCCTCTTTAGTTTTCATATGTAACGCCTCCCTTTATTTATTGAATCTGCTTTCCCTCTCAGATATTTCTTTTTGTAATGCATTAATTAACTTTCTAGCTCCATGTGTTCCCACTTTGTCAACAATTTGTTTTGCAAAACTGCTATACGTACCAATAATAAAATTTCTTAACATTTCTCTAACACCTTCCTTAAATCGTTTTGAGCTTCCCATAATTTATTACGTATTCTCATATAATCATCAATGTACATTTCATTACCGCAGTAGGCGAAGTGTAAAGCCTCCTCCGCCGCCTCCATTGTCTTTTTAGCCTCTTGCATATGTTTAGTATCCTTCATTAGTATCTACCCGCCTTGAGCTCATCACGCATAACTGACAGCGTGTTAACTATCGTTTGTTCATCCTTTGTTTCGTGCATGGCATCAACCTGCATGCTAAACATTAGATAATCACCATTTTCAAGGAGTCTTGCAAGCTCCCTTCCTTTACTCCATTCATACGCACTGATAACGCCGTTCGGTTGTAACTTTCCTTGTTTGAACTTATACATTATATTCAACCTCCATTTTCTTTAACAAGTCAATCGCTTCTTCTAAGCCTCTGATTTCGCCTATCTTCTTGTATATCTTCTCAATCTTAGTAATTGAGCCGCAAAAACTTGTATCCATCTTTTCTAACTCGTGTAACTCCTCTGTTTTTAAATTCACTAATGTTTGTAATCCGATTAATTGCGCTTGCATATGTAACAGCTCCCTTTTCTTAAGTTATTTACATCTTACCATGTATTATATAGTATTGCAAGTACTTTTTTAAATAACTTCTCCCGTTTGTCTATCCCATGTTATAATGATTTCACGCTCTTTACGAGTAAATGACAATCTATCCTTTGAAACTGCCTTATAATCCTTTAATATCTCTAGTAGTTCCGCTTCTTCACCTTCACGGAAATAATCGACATGTCGAAAGCCGTTTATAAACTTTGTATTGTCTTCGTACTTTTGCGCCTCGTGTTGATTAACAACACGGCGCACTTTGATTTCATCCCATGAATTTGTACTAACGTAAATCCCTGCATATATTCTCCAATCAGTTTCATGACTTATATTAACTCCCGCACGTTTTAACGCTGCTGTTACACTTCTTTTCAATCCGCCAATCGTTTTAAATGTTTTCATTATAGTCCTTCCTCCTCACCTTCTAACTCTGCCCATTCATTTGTTAATTTCATGATTCTATCAAATACAGCGTTAGAAGCCTGTTCATAGTTATTTTCATGTAAAGCCTCTTTTAATGACTCGCTATCCGCATACCAAACGAAATGCTCATACTGTACATATTCAACAAAGCGATTAGCAGGGACATAACCTTGAATGTCGTTGTAATCAGGGTTGACGTAATCCCATCCAGCGATTAAGTTTAGTTCAACAACGAAAGCAATATCATCCTTTGAATCGATACGACGACCAATTTCTAAACCATAAACCTTTTTATCTTCTCCGACAACCAACATATCATATTCTTTGAATTTCATTTTAAAACATCTCCCTTTTCTTAAGTTATTTATATCTTACCATGTATTTTATAGTATTGCAAGTACTTTTTAATAACTTTCGTCATTACTCCATTTCAATATGTTTTCTTCCATTTCTTCCCCATCGTCGAACGATGCAAAACAGTTGTTTCCTTTGTCATCAAGTGCTACAATCCAATCTGAACCACTAGCAATAATAATTTTGTCGTCGTAGTCATCACGACCAAAATATCCATTACAGAAACCACAGATTTTAATACCAACAAATTTATCTTTATAGTGCATGCTTAACAGCTCCCTTTTTCGCTTTTCGTAGTTCTTTTAGCATATCATTATTGTTACTATTACGGAACTTTCTATAAGTACGCTCTTGTGTTGTCTTACCCGCCTCACCTTTATATAAGAAACCTTTATATACATCTTTCATTTTAAAACATCTCCCTTTGTTTTGTTAAGTTCATCTTACCATATCTATTTTAGTATTACAAGTACTTTTTTTAATCTTTTTTTCGTGCATTCTGATATATTTCATTATAATGCTTTCTACACAGTCCGCGCGCTGTTGCTACCAAGTCACAACCACTCTGAGTGCATTTAAACGCGTCTGACACCTCGACAGGAGCGTCATGAAAGGTAAACAATGATTCTATACCTATTTCAAAGTATTGAGCCAGTTTGAAGGCTACAGGCAGCGAAGGTTGTATTCTGTTTTCTGACATCTTTTTTATTGATTCTGATGTTAAGCCGCAATATTGCGCTATCTCATCGACAATAACATACTTTTTCAATCCAGACATTTCTTTTATATCATTAATAAGCGTGTTCAAATTGTTTGTTACCTGATAAGGCGTAACCCTTGATTTTCTCATCGTTGCGCTCCTTCCTCTATAGGTGTACAATCATTAATGAGAGCACATATACATATAAATAAAATATACCTCCATATACAGTGACTCTAAGTGAGCCGCGGAAAAACTCTTTCATGATTGATACACTCCCTATTTTAAGTTATTATTATGGCTACTCATAACCAAACTGTAATTTTTAAATACTTCAAAGTGAACATAAGTATTGAAGTTGAACGCCTCAATAATTTTATAATTACGGCGCATCTTGCTTGCTAGTGGTAATAGTTTAACATCAACCCAATAAGGATTATACATGTAAAACATCTCCTTCTCTTTAAGTTATTTTCATTTTACTATAGATAATTGAGTATTGCACGTACTTTTTATAATTTTAATTTTCCTATTATGTGTATGTGATGTGCAATCTACAAACATAGCCACACTAGTTTTATGTAAGACTCTATACACCTTGTTATTAAAGTGTATAGAATCACCTTTTGAATACTTCTCATGATTTTTAACAAAGAAACTAACTGATGTCCCGTGAATAAACGCGCGTACCATTATTTAACTTCCCTCCCATAAATCATATAGAATGTTTCTGTTTCATCATGACTAATACATGTTTCGATGTCTTGCAAAATAAAATGAGGGTGCGAGATAGTGAGCGTTATATGTATCATAGCGTCACCAAGTTCGGTAAACTCCCTTTTAGCGCCTTCTTTATAATTGTTATCCTTGTATACATTTACAATATATTTCATTATACTAACACCTTCCCTTTCCCCATTAATTGCGGTAAGCACTCAACAATATTCTCTATATCCTCAACACCTATAGAGAAGGCAGCCGCTACATTATCAATTCGCGCTGCACCTAATACAACACGGATGTCAATGTCGTGTAAATCCTCGTTGTACGAAGCCCATACACTTCTAATCCCTTCACTATTCACACATACAAACCCTTTGAAATGCTCTGTATAATGGTTGTCCATCGCTTTTAACATATACAATAACTCCCTTTCTTAACTGTCCTCATCTTACCATATGTAAAATAGTATTTCAAGTACTTTTTTAAAAGAAGGAGGAGAAGGACTATAAAAAGTCCCGCTCACTCATGCCCGCCTCGTGTTGTGCTCGCTCCCTGCTATTGGGGAAGCGTCTTGTTTCTTCCTGTTCTAACTCTGACAACCGCACTTGTAACAGCTCTATTTTGTCTTTACAGAACTGTATTTGTTCTGTGTAGTATTCTCTGTCCTGCTCATGATAAGCGAGCTCCCGTTCGTCTTGTAAGTACTCTATGTGGTCGTTCCATTCACTTATTTTATCCATAATATGATGTATTTGATTTGTTATATCTTCCATTATTAAGCCTCCTCTACAGCAATGCCCATATTCGCTAGATACTCGATAGCATCCGTCTTTTCTTCGAAATCTTCCATATCTGGATTGAAATTTTCTGCGCCGTGATAATCAATTACAGCCAACACTTTTTCTATGTCGTCGTCACTTTCCTCTGTACCGCTGTAAGATTCAATACCAGCCCAATCAAACCAGTCATCGGAAATATCAACATACATATCCGTAATACGAATTTTATCTTCATTTGTTATATATTCTAAGTTGTCAACCTTTACAACATAATAGCAATGTCTTTGTTCTTCATCAGGACGGATGAAAATCCCGCCTTGGTCGAGTGCATCGACGTCTCCGTGATTCTCCCACGCATCATTCTTGTTAACCTTCCCTTTGAACTCTGCAATAATACGTTTCGCGATATCTTCCAAGTCTTCCATATAACTATTATTATCAATGTCGCCTTTTTCATATTCGATACGCTCATCTAGATTGTCAATATCTAGCTTTTCTAACTGTTCGTAATTAAGGGTTTCAATCCATTTATTAACGATGTTAGCAATGTAATTATAATACATTTCACTTTCGTTGTTATATAATAGTTGTGAGTAATATTCATAGTATCCAGCCGCAAATATTTTATCTAAGTCGGGTTGCTGTCCGCGTGGCGTCTCGCATAAACCGCTTGACATAGCCTCCTCAATGTACTCTTTCATTTCATAAGCATTTTTCCATAAATCAGCAGGATAAATTGATACAGCCGTGTCCGCAATTTCAGTGATAGCATCACATACACAAGTTGAGCCGTCATAGTCATTGAATCTTGCTAATACATCAATTTCATCTTCTAAAACCTCGATATAATCGTATTGAGCTAATTCTAATTTTTTTGTCATTTTAAAACATCTCCTCTTAATTTGTTTTGTTTTCTTAACCTGTAATCATCTTATCATGTATTAATTAGTATTACAAGTACTTTTTTAAAATTATTTAGGAATTTTTTATTTTCCTACCTAGAGAGGAGAAACCCTCTCTAACGCTGTGAGCCTAAAGGCTATTTATACTCGCTCACACGAGTTCGAACATAAATTCTCTTTCAAATTCATCATGACATACCATAACAAGATATCCTCCAGTTGTTACCGCGAAGTGACTAACAATTAAATCCTTTTCAGTGTTCCAATCATAATAAGTGAATTCTCCGTTACAAACGTTGTACATTGCGTATGCGCTGGAAGATGTATAAGCAAGCCCTAATGATTCATGATTGAAGTTAAACACTTCATCGTTACAATAAGTATCAATTACACTTTCAATCCCGTATAACTCAAGTTCGCTCATTTCACTTTTAAAGTTTACTTCCCAATTAATTGCTCTGATTTCCATTATAATAACCTCTTTCGTTTTATATTTTTTGGTGTTTCTTTAACCTGTAATTATCTTATCATGTATCAATTGGTATTTCAAGTACTTTTTAAAACTTTTTTTATCTTGGTATCAAAACTGTTTTATCAATTAAAACCTGCTCATCTAAATTAAAGCGTTCAATTGCTTCTCTAAGTATACGCTCCTCATCCTGTGCCGTACGCTTCGTTAACCCTCGAAAACTATTTGTTTCATTAGTAGAACGAACAGCAACCCAGTAAAGAGAAGCGATTAATTCCGTATCACTCTTTTCTTTAATCTCTTTAATAGTTAGTGCTTTCATACACATCAACCTCTTTCGTTATTTTGTTGTTTTCTTAACTGATTTCATCTTACCATAATACTTTTAGTAAAACAACAACTTTTTATACATTTTCGTATCTTTTTTAATAAAATCGAGTTTCTTCTATTATAAGGACAAAAACAAGTAGCCTTTATACGCGCATATAATAGAAAGAAAGCGACGGAGCTGCAATTATTTAAATTTTCAGAATATTATAACTATTACTACTATTCAAATCTAGATTATACGATATGTCGAAAGGTGTTTGCAGCGAGCTACTAAGTGTTTGTAAGGAGCTACTAGTAAAATAAAAACTCCCCACGTTTTGTGAGGAGCTACTAAGCATTACTTACCTTGGATTTGTTTGACGATTTCTTTTGTAGCATAGTACTCAGGGTTTACCGCCTTACTAATACCCATCTCAGCATTCCATAGTACAACGAAACTGAGGAAGATAATAGAGACCGTATATGCTAGATTAATCTTGAATCGCTGGTCATCATTTGAATCAGACCAATAACCGCTAGTCTCCATAACTTTTTCTTTTCTCTCGTTAAACTTTTTATTATAATTAATCATGAACCTAACTACTACAAATAATGCGATACCGAATACAATAAACTCTAACCCACTGATTGCAGCGTCTACGTACATTTGCTTTACTACTGATTCGAATACTCTATCAGCCGTTACCCCTAATGTCTTAGCGAACTCATCTATGTATTGAAATACCTTATCTGTTACTTGTGTTTTATCCATGTTCTTTTACCTCCAACTAGTTTTTATTAATCGCAGTACGAATCGTTACCGTAGCTAGGTGTATCGTAATTATCGTTGTAACATGTGTTTGTATCATGAGCGTAATCGTAGTTATTCATACTTCCATAGCTAGTATTGCTAGAACCGTAACTAGTATTGCTAGAACCGTAACTATTTTTACCAGAGCCATAACTTGATGACCTGTTATTCTTGCAGCGTGTGCATAACCCTCCATAATTAGAATGACGTCCTCTACACTTTGTACATTGTTTCATATAAATCTCTCCTATCAATTTAGTTTTTTTAGTGCTAGCTCCCAGCACCAGAGTCTAGTCAGTAGTGCGAGGAGCTAATATGTATTTAACTATATTATACTATCATTTTACTAAAAGTCAACAACTTTTATAAGATACATCCTACTTAAATGATGCACCTCGTTCTACTAGCGAGAAATCTGCTGTATCTACTAGTCGTAACTCTTTCTCGTTAAAGGTAGTTTTAATATACTCAAGCACAATCTGTAAATCCGCGTTAGATGTTTTACATATAAATGGGTTTTCCCCTCGTGCACTAGGTATTACTAGAGCTCGGAACGGTCTTGGACACCCATGATTCTCTCTTACAACCATATAAGTGTTCTTCGTACCAATAACCACTAACGACTGCTTTTCCTCTACAGTCTCAGAACCTCTTGTGATAACTTCCATTATTCATTTCCTCCTTTATTTAGTAAAGCTGTATTAATACGTTGAAGCTCGTCCAACCGAACTGTACGATATGTACCTTTCTTCCAACCTTCTTTTGTCATATTCTCAGGAATATACTGAACAAATTCGTTTTTACCTTTCGTACACAGCAGCACTGTGAACTTACTCTTCTCATCAATAGTACCTTCTTCAATTACTGTTTCTGTATCCCAGCTAAATGCCATATCATATCTCTCCTATCGTTTATCTGTCCAAGTACCGCACACAATCCAGTCATTATCTTTCCTTAGACTTTTAGGCGGTTTCTTCCCAAAGTACAGTTTATCATCTCTATCTTGATACACATAAGTATCTTGAATATAAGGCTCTCCTACCATCTCTCCAAAACCCCAAGAGAATTTTTCAGCAATCTCAGAACCTGTCATAATCCATAAACTCTGATACCCACTCCACGAGTCATGTCTAACGATTTTACCTCGTCTCATGTACTCTTTCGCTTCTTGCCAAGTCAAGTTCTTAATCTCCTCTCTACCAGCCACAACTATTCCTCCTTCTATAGCATCTCCCATATAGGTGCTACGTTCTTATCAATCTCGTCATCTACTAAATCTGTAACATCGTTTTGGATTTCTTTAGGCAGCAACTCAATAAACTCCCAAATATCTTTTACGAAATGATTCTCACCATTGAACTCAATAACCATTCTTACCATCCTCCCTTTTCGCAAAGCATACAATAACGATGAAGTTGATAATCGTTAGTATTCTAAACCAACCATCAATTCTAGGCTCTTTAGCGGTAGCATCAAACCCACATACACATACCGCGCACCATGTAAAGGTGAACCACACAATGTATAATTGCTCTCTCATTTCAGAACTACCTTAACTTCGCTGTCATTGACAAACCCTACATTTATTAATCTTCTATCTAGTTGCATTTGATGAAGAATACATATAATATTTGAGTAATACTTCTCAGGTATAACCAGCGTACCCCCTTGGTTGAGGCTTGTTAGACACATTATGTACCAGTTTAGTAATTGCTTGTCCTGTTTAACCATAGAAAGGTATACCCCAGATGGCTTCATCCCACTCTCTAGCAGACCTATCATCCGCTAAATCTTTCTTACGTTCATAATACTTAACAGCAATAGTGTATAGGATGTGTACATGCAACAGGTCACCTGTAGTAGATTGGTTGAAGATTTGTTTCGCTGTCATCTCAATACCTTTAGCCTCCTTTAGGTACTTAGAAATAAACTCACAGGCGTCCTCATATGTCATTTTCTCTTTCATATTATCTCCTCCTTATGATTATATATTACTATACGTTTTACTTTAAGTCAACACTTTTATTTAAATTTATCTATTAATTTTCATAAAAAAGAGAGGCAGAGCCTCTCCCATTATATGTATTAGTATGTACCGCGTTCTTTTAAGATTTCTTTAACAATGTTAGGTAGAACGCCTCCGATAGCGCGTCGAACTTCTTTAGGCTCGAACTCTTCTGGAAGCATGTCACGCTCTTCCTCGATGATGTCATCGTATACTAATCTACCAGCAAGACTTAAGATTAATCCCATGTCTTGGATTGTAATTTCTTCTGGCAGTTTCCCTTCATCTTGCAGCTTGTAGATGATTTTATCCACACGAGCCTTCGTAACAGTATTGTTAACGAATTTACGCTCCTCACTTACCTTATTAGGGTCTTTAGGTGCTTTCTGTTGAGAGTTACCACCTTTATTATGTACTTCTAAGAATGCCTCGTCTACTAGCTTCAAGAATACGCTATTATCATTTGATGCTAGTTTAACAACGATACCTTCTCCACCTTTTTTATCTCCGATGATACCGCCCATTTGAGTTTGCCCAACGAATGACTCAAGATGCTCATAGCTGATGTACTTACCACGGTATAGTACTGGGACAAGTTTAAGGTTTAATCGTTTCGCTTCCGCCTCTACATCATCGAAAGAAGCATATGTACGAGTTACTGTATCAAATAAGTCAAACAATACGAATGTACGTGTGTACTCTGGGTACTGTACTTTGTGTGGCGCTAACCATTCACCGAAGTATAATACATCTGGTAGCAGCTCATTAGGATTGATAGTCTTATCAGCCCACTCTACGAAGCCATTCAAACCGTATACATCCGTTAGCTCGTTGTTTCGAGAGAACTTTCGTAATCTATCAAGCTCTGTGTCATTACCAAACGATGCGTTACTACCATCAACCTTCTCTAAGATAACAATCTCTGTCTCAGGGGTTAATAACCCTGCTGTGCCTTTCTTTCCATAACGTAATACCTTTGTGTATTTCTTTTGTTCAAATCCTGTCATTTAACATTTCTCCTTTTCATTTGTAAGTTTTTGTAGTCCATGAATTTCGATGATTAACATTAATCAACCATCGTTCTTTTACTAACTTATTATTTTCATAGTATTCCTCAGCAATTATGTATTCAGAAGCAAGCTTAAACTCTCCATCTACAGGTATCCAGTAATGGTATTTTGAGTATGCAGAGAGTATAGTTACTGTTACTTTAACCCACTTACCTCCCATTTTACGTCTAACTTTAGGATTATCGTAGCGAGCTACTTTAAATGCGCTTCTCTTTCGAAATAACGGATAGGTGTTAAGACCTCCTAACGTGGTATTCACGACCAGTAAACATCTAACTTTCTTTATGTATGTAAGTATATTCATAGCAAACTCCTATGCGACTGGAACTGGTAGCGCTGGGTTAATCTCCCTAGCCTTGTCCCACATCATTTTAAGTATTTTACCTCTTGTCATGCCCTCGCCATCTAGTGTGAGAGTCATATTTGTTTTATGTACTTTATAGTAACCATGTAATCTACCATCTGGCTCTTCCGTTAATACTAGAGCAAACACATCTCCTATGTTGTAGGAGCGAACAGAATCGTCATATACATGACGTCTGTAGATAGCTTCATCTTCCTTCTCCCACTGGTCAAATAAACGCTCTCTATATGTCATAATGCACCTCCTACTCGTTAATAACGCTATCTTTATAGTGTACGAGATGCATATCGTGAATGAAATCAGTAACAGCATTTTCATAGTCTGTGTGTTCTCTGAATTTACCGTCTTTATAGAATTCTTCTAGCATCTCCATTAACTCTCGCATACCAGCAGCTAGTGCTAGTGTCTCTTTCATATTATGTACAGTTACACTATTCTCTTTTATGTATTGAAGAGAGTTATTAAATTTATCAATCTCTTTATTTATGTTTTTAAAGTCGTAATATGGTAAGTCCATTAGTTTGTTGTGGGTAGCTACTAGCTTGTCCACCTGTGGAAGTTTAACCCATTGCATTATTTTTTACCACCTTTTGCGTTGTATTTACGTAGAAAATGCTCATCAATGCAACCCTCAGTTTTAAAGTGCCACCACAGTAATCCCATACCTCCTAGCAGACCTAACATAAGCATCCCAATTGATAGAAAGATAGCTCCTGCGATAACGTTACCTGTTAGAATCATAGCCCAACCACCTACAAATAACGCTGTACCGCTCATAATAATTAAAGTGTTATGCATTAGTTAACATCCTCCTTATTAATCTTTCCTTCTAGTTTTTTGATTCTACTATCTAATTCGTAATTATCAATCGCATTAGCACCGATTTGTAGTCCTAACAGAGAATACAGCAACCCTAACGAATCTTTATTAACGGCGAACTGATAGAATCCTCCGATACCTAACGCTAATCCTAACACACCATCTATAACTCTACTTGTTTTTGATTTCATTTTCATTTCCTCCTATTGTTTAATTCCTAAGTCTCTTAATGTTTCTCTAGCTTCTTTTATATCGTGTGCAGATTTGCACATCCCGATTCCTACTATAAACACTGTGAATCCGATTAATAGGTTAGTGAGCAGCATTATGAATACCCCAGCCCACATGAACACAAACCCTATGAAACCTCTCATAATCTCTTTAAATCCTTATGTAACGTGTGCGCTATCGCAAAGCTTCCACCAGCCAAGAATGATATCACGAAGTTTAAAAGGTTCGGTGCTCCTGTGAAAGCCATGTATCCACTACATACGGCTAAAGCAGTACCTGTTGCAGCAAGCATCCCTCTGCCCCATTTCAAATCATGTTTTAGTTCCCAAATGCTCATATTATGTATTCCTCCTAATCTTTTAATAACTCATGCCAATCTATTACACTTTTAGTATAACACTTGTCCAACTCATCGTCAAGCATATTTTCGTAATCTTTCGACAATCTATTAAATACTTTATCAATCCTGATACAATAGTCAATCATCTCTGCTCGTGTTATTTCATCTACTAGTTTTATTGCAAATTTCATTGTTCAACCACTCTCCATTTTCCTTTATCTACTAGTTGCTGCTTTCTATCATAAAAGTAATTATACGCATGTGTAAGCCCTCTGTCTGTCCATGACTCGAACGGACTAGCAAACTCCATTTCAAACACACGAGCCATGATATAGCAGAAGTCAATCATCTGTTCTTTCGTTACGCCCAGCCTCGTGTATTGCCACGTCTTGTCCTTCTCTGTACCATGTGTCATAAGAAATCAATCCTCCCTTAGTTAGGTCTGTGTTTCTTAACATGTTTTGCAAACCCACCACACATAACTGTTTCATCGTAATGACAAGCCCAATTATGTCCAGTTTCTTCTTTCATTTTAATAATATCATACTCGCATGGTAGGCATCCATAGTTCTGTGCCTGTTCCGATTCTTCCGTCCAAGCGAACGGGCAAGTAATACATCCACCTGTCCCGTTATTCGCCATCTCACGGTTACACTTACTCATTGATTTCATCCATAATGTACTCGATTGATTTTACATAGTCTGTCATTCGTTTTAAGTCACTCTCTAATTCTAGTATTTCTAACGGGTCTAACAAAGGTTTAAGGAAATGCAGTTTGTCAAGTTGACCAACTAGAATAGATGCTGTCTCGTTAGCTTCCTTAACTAGTTTCTTCACCCCATCATACCATACAGCCCATTCATCCTCTGGAGTAGGCTTCATGTATAGTTTAATTTGCTTACCTTGATGCCATACCTCTTTATGGAAATCACAGTATGTAGACTCTTTTGCTGCTACATCTGCCGCATCCTCATCAAAACCTGCATACAATGTTACGCTGTCTTGGTTCTCCTCATCAAAACCAGTTACTACAAAAGTGATATTTACATTTCTTAATCCAGACATTATTGTTCCTCCTCTAATGTGATTCCTAAATTGTCTCTAGACCATTCATACATCCTCTCACATTGTTCATCACGGGCGTGAGAGAACGGAAAATCATTCGTAGCTAAAAGGTAGTCCCTTGTACATTCCTCTTCCACATCAGGACTCAAAACTTTATATTTCATAGTAAACCTCCTAGTCTGCTACTCTAATAGATTCTAAGCAATCACGTAATCTTTGAGCTTGTCCAAAAACTTCGCGAACGTCTGCTGTGAACTCTGGATATCCTGTTACAATACCGTCTGTTTCTTTACGCATCTGTTCGACTGTGTATACGCGTTCGTATAGCTCTCCAGCCTTTGTTAATGTTCTCTCCAAATCCTTCACAACGTTCGTTGTATAGTTTTTAAGTTCTCTCCATGTTTGTGCTTTATTATCGCGAATGAGTTCAAACATAAGCATGCCATCGAACCATAACTGTTTGATTAGGTAGTCGTTACCACTAGCATCAATGTTATTCGCTTCATCGTTATCTGCACCTACATACACATTTTCCAATCTTCTTTCAGAATAATCAAATTTTTGCACAACAATATTAAATGGGCTCTTTTCTGTTTTCATTTTCATTTCCGTTTCCTCCGCTTCTTTTATAACCTCAATATACTTATCTAAATCACCTATACATAATTCGTACCTATTCCCACGACCTTCGATGTATATATCCACTAACGTAACACTATTAGATGGCTTACGTTTAACACTAATAACACGACCTGTATCCCCTACATACCCTACTAAACTAGGATGAAATTTAGTTATTACAAATTCGTCTCCAACCTTGATGTTGTTGTTCTCAGCTACATTGAATAGTTTTTGCATCTCTTCCTCTGGGATACGCCATACATCCGTCCCACCATTGAAAACTATACCGTAGTAGTTTTTATAAGGTGGCATCTCTGCTGTAGATTTCCCGATAACCTTTGCATACTTGTAATTCACAGGATTTATTTCAGTACCAATACACACTCTTATAACTTCGTTTACATCTATCGCTACTAAGTCATCGTATACTTCGAATGTTTTACTCATTTTAATTACCTCCATTAGATTTATTATGTATTACGAATTCTCTGAAAATCTCGTAGCGTACATGACTCTCATTCTCTTTATTCATCATACGATAGTAAGTATGAATTTCTTCTTCTGGGAGATTCTTGAACATTTCGAATATGTCTTTTCCTGTTTCACGAGATGCATCCTCAAGACTTGCTATCTTGTCTTGTAGCTCATTCTGCGTTTTGATTAGCTTACCTAGAGTTAAATCTTTTTTATTAATGTCTTGTTCACCGATACGTTTAGCACCTCTAGGGAGTGCAGATACTGGGAACGGCTTATTTAGGTCTAGTGTACACCTAAGCTCTCCATTTAGGTTTACGAAGTAATAAGAGCCATCCATAGATACTTTTCGTTGTAACTCGTACACATCACCTATGTAGTTAACATAAACAACTTTTACAGTTCTCATACCAACTTACCTCCCATCATATCTTGTTCATGCGCTGTAACATATGTTCTAGCACCTAATAAGAAAACCTCACCAGCTCTCAGAGCCTTCACCTTAGGCAGCTTATCATTAATATCAAATAATACCATTGTCTCATTAAATAATGTTTCTAGAGCGTACCTCGCATTAGCGGACGTTACAACAATACGCCCTTCATGTTCAATCTCATATAACATTTGAATTATCCTCCCTATTTATCGTTACCGAATCGTAATAGTTTTTCCCACCATCTTAACTTATTCTTTTCTTTATCAACAATTTGTTCAAACGCATATCTAGGCTTACCCATAAGCGGCTGTTCTATGATACCAATCACTCGTACTAATCTAGTTCGATGCCAATCCCACCCTAGTGCAATTGTATCGCCAACTTGCACACCATCATTAAACTGAGGATATGCAAAGTATATTGTATTGTTCTCGCGGTCTACCCATCCGTCGTCAGGGTGAGCAGCTTTTACTCCTTGCGAGCGTAGTTTTGCTACCCATTCTCGTTCACTCTCTTCCATTTCCTTGCCAATTCTGTTCCAGTTATTAATAAACCCTGCGTTGTTACTTTTACAAAGACCATCATTACTTTCATAATCGTATGCCATATTCAATCACTCCTCTTCAACTATTGATTTTATTTTAGTGATTTCTTCTTCTAGTTTACTTAATTCTTCCTTCTTTTCTGTTAGTTCTCTCTGTAAAATACCTAACCTGTCAAGTACCAATTCCCATGTATGGATGTCTTTCTTTACGTACTTTTGGAGTTTAACTCCATCTCCCCACACTTCCATTTCTAATACGTGTAAGGTCTCATCGACAGTAAACGACTTAGCTTTCGCGCTATCATTACCTACATATAACGTTTCACGATACTCGTTTGCGTGAGAACCGCGCTTACCTACTACTAAATACGATTTGTTCCCCATATCCAATCACCTCTTGTTAAGATTTAACTTCCTTTAACTTGTCTTTATCTTATCATTCATTTTACTTTCTGTAAAGTACTTTTTTAATAAATTCTTGTAATTTCTTTTCCTTCGTAATCTTTAACGATTAACACGAGTTCTCCCTTAGCTGCACGTCCGTTGTAGAAGGTATTATTAAACTCTTGAAGGAATGCTTGCAGATTATCT